AGCCAAGCTCCGAACAGGAGAAGGTTCAACGGCCATTCCCGTTAAGGGAAGTAGGGTATAAGCGATTGATACCCGAAGTGGTGCGCCCCTGTATTCAGACAGGGTGAAGATATGGTCTATGCTCATGGGAAACCATGAGGTTGCTATGTGCAACAAGCACAGGGTAGCGCCTGTTTAGTTCGTCAAAATGTGGGTCAGTGTAGGGACTCACAACAGAAAAGAGGTTTAATGTCGAGGCAAATAACACACGAAGAATTTGTTGCCGCGAAGAGAATAACTCATCCGCACTTGAGGTTCTTGTCTGAATATCAAGGCATGCATCAGCCAATACTGACTGAGTGCTTGGATTGCCACTATGTCTGGAGTCCAGAAGCCCACTCTATTGCAAAATTGAAAAAGTGCCCTCGGTGTTCTGGAAAAGAGCGTCTTACAACGAAAACATTTAGAGTGTTGATGAGTGAGACACAGCCTTTCATCGAGGTACTTGGAGAGTATATTAATACCGACACACCTGTTTTGTGTGGGTGTAAAAAGTGTGGGTATGTGTGGAATCCGAGACCGCATCATCTATTACATGGTGTGGGTTGCCCTGAGTGTGCTGGAGTGACAAGAAAAACTCTTGAGAAAGCGCAAAAGGAAGTCTGGCAAGTGAATCCAGACATCGACATTGATGGAGAATACATAAACAACAAATCTCCAATAAACTGTACTTGCAGAAAATGCGGATGCAAATGGACTTCATCTGTTAATGCCCTATTGCGGCAAAGGGGCTGTCCGGGTTGTAACGAATCTCATGGAGAACGTGAGATTGGGCGAGTGCTTAGGAAATATGGGTTGGAGTATACGAGGCAGAAGAAATTCGATGATTGTGTCTACAAACGAAAGCTCCCATTTGATTTTTATATTAGCAAAATGAATATGGTTATTGAATTCGACGGGCAACAACACTTCTTCCCTGTCGATTTTGGTTGTGGTGATGCCGAAAAGGTTCAAAAACAATTCGAGCTGATAAAGAAGAGAGATAGTATCAAAAATGAATATTGTCGCAATAACGGCATTATGCTGATTAGAATCCCCTACACGGATTATGACAATATTGAAACAATAATTGACGAACTATTAGCTTAAATACAACAGAGAAACTGATATCACTTATGCGGAGCTGCGCCGCAATGGCTGGAAGACTGTTGCTCTGCTTACTGAGTATGGTATGGCGGCTCTGAAGAACAGCCTTTTCTTTGACATCTTTGGTGCCATTGATGCCGCTATTGCTTCTGGCGCTCCAAACTATATCAGTGAGTCCAGCAACCTGCCTACTCAGGCTTCTATGGATGCTATGGCTCTGTACCTGATGGAGAACTCTGATGGCGACAAGACCATCGTTGGCCTGACCAAGTACATCCAGGCTGCTTCCAAGCTGACTGGCTTTGTGTCTGAGGACATGAAGAACGAAGTGCATCGCACTGGCCTGCTTGGTTCTTATGACGGTTGCGATCTGTTCCCCATCAACTCCACCAAGAAGGTTGGTTCTCAGCTTCTGGTGCCTGACAATCGTCTGTTTGGCGTGGCCGGTAAGATTGGTACGCTGGATATGAAGGGCGACGTGCATGTCTATCAGGATGAGGATAACAACAAAGAGAAGATCCACATCATGATTAAGGACTTCACCTATGGCTTCTCCTATAACAACGATACTCTGGAGAAGGTCTGCAAGATGGTTATTGCCTAATTAAGGCTACCCTCCTCCCCGCTTCGGCGGGGAGGGTATTGGTGATGATTATGGAACACAAATACTTTTACTGTTATTCAGCTCGTCTGATGCGGGCGCTGAGAGCAAATGGCTTCCGATATATTTGTGTTGGTGTCAACACAAAATCCGATTCACGTTTTTACCTGTTTGAATCGACACCGGAGCTGAATGATTTTAAGAATAATACATACCCGAAAGTGAGGGATTTATTTTAAGATGCTTGACAAAACAAAAACGTATATGGTGCTGAATTATGATACCAGCCCCATTGCAATTACCACTCGCAATCATAACGAACTGATACCCGCTGGGAACGATGATGAACCCGCTATGTTGCCGCTGACCATTGATGAGATCATTTATATCAATAGCACTTCCAAGGTCTTTAAGATTGGCAAGCTGTTCTTCGAGCCAGAATACGAGAAGGACATCTATGATGAACTCCACATTAAGGATTGGAAGAATATTCTGCGCAATAGTGATATTTACGAAATTATCCTAAATCCGACGGTTGAAAATCTGGAGCGGATTTTGGAGATTACGGAGCCAATGTATTTTGACCGCATTTATGGCGCATATATCGGTTTGTCAAATGCCGGGGCTAGTGTGTCTGGCAATGTTGAGAATGTATTGAAGGCTCGTTATAAGGAGTTTGTCGCACACAAGCGCAAGACCGAGATCAAAGTCCGTCCGATTGAGGCGGAGAAGCAGTCCGCTGATGACGCACGGGTTGCGGACCTCCAGTCCCAACTGGAAGAGATGAAGGCAATGATTGCCAAGCTTACGGCGGCGCAAGCCACCGCCACGCAAGGCTCTGCTGTTGGAGAAGACCTCAATACCGTCAAACCAAAGACGACTCAGACAAGGCAAACAAAATCAACGAGTACCCAGCGGAAGAAAACTACGAGTTCCACTAAGTCACCCGCACCAAAAGAATAAGGAGGCGCTAAATGGCAACTTCAAGTTCTGATGTAATTAATGCGTTCCTGTTGCGTGTAGAGCTGGACAGGAAATTCTTCCACTACAGATGCGTGGATGAGGACGAGGGTTTGGAAGTTGCCAAGTTCCGTGCCAAAAGCTTCTTGCTTGAGGCATGCGGGCGCATGATGCTTGAGGGGATGCCATCCGTAAACTTTACCCCAAAGCAAGTTACGGTAATTTCCGAAGATGGCGATGAAACCACGGATCTTGTGTGGGATTTTGATATGACCGCTGGGGAAGTATATCTGTTGGCATCGCTTATGTGCGAGCAATATATGGCAAGAGATTTTGCTCATTTGAAGACTCTGAACGTGAACTTTACCGGTACAGAGCTTCGTGTATTTGATCCTTCGAATGCTCGAAAGACATTTCTATCAATGTATGAATCCGTCAAGGCGCGAAATGATTATTTGCTGGATGTATACAAAAATTCCGACCGACTTACCGGCAGATATTCTCAGATTAACTTTGCCTCTATGGATTGGGATCTTGGTGAGTTCTATGAATCTTGATCTTTGCTATTTTCGTACAGTGCAAAACACCTTAGATATCCACGACGAGCCGACGTATAAAGCTGTGAATGCACAGGAAATGCTTGCTGAAGAGTTTACAAGCTCAATTAACTATGTCGTGGATGCTAAAAGGAATGGCGTCGTGCAGCCAATGATCATTTCCGGCAGTGAAGTTAAATATAAATACAACATTACCACCATGCCAGGGGACGAGTTGTACCCCGGAGATATTATAGAGGCCAACGGAGAGCACTTTATCGTTGTCCAAACCAGATCGGAATCTCCGGTATATATTCTTGGCCTTGCGTGGATGTGTAACGTCACATTCCGCTTCCAAAATTGGAGTCCAACCATTATCGAGCGATATGGCGTTTTGGACTCTGGTGTATATTCTACCACCACAGGCACAGATGGCACGATTACGTATTTGAAGAGGCAGTTCAAAATCTACCTCCCAAGCGATGAAGATACAGACAAGATCTTTATCGACAAGCGGCTTGCGGTTGGAACTATGTATGACCAGCACGGAAACGAAATTTTGGAGGCGTATGTGATTACTGGTCGCACGAAATTCGGAAAGGGCGGATATGGCGAAGGTGCCCATCTGCTTGAGCTTAATGCCAAATCATCTGAGGAGGTACACAGCAAGGATAACGTGCAACTGATGATCTGCGATTATATCGAGCCTGATGAACTGGCACCAGCCGATGATACTGATGCCGTCTTAGAATGTGAAATCAGCGGGCGAAGCACTATTATGCTTGGCTCAACGCGCACATATAGCGGTGTGTTCTATGATGCAAACCACGATGTGTGTGTTGTCGAGAACCCGGTATGGACATATGAAGCACCGGAAGGTGTTTCTGTCCAAATCGACGGTGCTCAATGTATCGTTACTGTCCCAGACAGCGATGAACTATCTGGTGCAGAACTTGTGTTGCGTTTGGGCGATGGGAATGTTGATTATAAGAATACCATGATGGTTGTGGAGGTGTTTTAATTGCCAAAAATGACTGGTCTACGAGAGATCGTTGACTATCCATATACTGTTAGGTCTATGATTTTGCAGGATCAGAAGGCTATGGGATTGCTTGCTGACAATCCGGGATATGACCCAGATAGTGATGATGCAGAGATTTATGAGTCTCGCGTAAAGGGGCATGACTACGTCGATGAGACGTCATTAACAGCCAATGCCTACATTATTATCGAGACAGAGCTTGTGTCGCTCGACTCTCCAACCATGGCAACAATGTATTTGTATGTCAATGTGGTTTTATCTAAACAATTTATGGATCTGAATCCAAAGTTGTTTAAAGGGTATAAGGGCAATCGTAGGGATAATATAGCCATGAGGATTCACGAAATGCTCGAAGATAACAACGAATTTGGCATTGGTGGCCTAAATCTCATCTCTGCGACTATTGGGACTGTACCCACTGGATATACATCTAGGATTCTCACATATAAGGTGCCAACAATCGTATGACGGAATTGTCTTATGCCGACATGTTGTCTGGCGATTACGTTCCAATGACTGGTGTGGGGCACTTCAGGTCTCCGCAACTGAAAGAAATGATGCCGACATGTGGAATTGGATGGCAGACATATAATCTCTACATATATTTGTTAAAAGCGTCTGCGAGTGATATTGCAGAGTTTTTTGGTATTGCAGAAGAGAACCAAACCTTGTTCCATATTGTCGTGAATAACGAATCAATTCGAGAGTTGTATCGTATGGCTCTCGGGTTTTTTATGCTCGAAACAGTCGTGTTCTCAGAAGACCACGGCTGTTTTATTGTGGTTTCTGCAACACCAAATGAAGATGGAGAGACGTCACTATCTATTGTCGGATCAATTGACGAGGATAATTTTGATGATGTTCGCGAGGTCATCCTGCGCATGAATTACATCTCGCTCAAGCGGGCAGATGTAAACACAAAATTCTCATCTGCTGCGGCAGAAGCGGCATGGAAAAAAATACAGGAGTACCAGCGAAAAACAGCGCGGAGCGAAGACGACGACACAACTAATACCATCGGCAATTATATGTCCAAATTATGCGCAATACATCCCACTTACAATATGCTCAATATTCAAGAGCTTACTATATTTCAGTTTTATGACGCATTCTTCCAGAGTGCGTATCTAAAGTCTATCGCTTTCTCTGAGGCAATTGTCTCGAACCACGGAAGCGATAGCTTTAACTTTAATGACTGGATGAACCCAGTACAACAATAGAAAGGATTGATTCAACATGGCACTGAATAAGAATACCAAGTATGCCAACCGTTGGGGCCTTGACTTTAAAATCTATGCTTTCCCCAAGACGGAAAATGCCGAGCCCCTGATGACTGTTGACTATATCAACGAGTGCTCTCTGGAACTGAGCTCCGGTACCGTATGGGCCACCGGTGGCCGTTCTCACGCAAACCGCGTTCCCTTCAATGATCCTATGGAGGGCACCTTCACCATCAGCACTCAGCTGATGACCTCCGAGCTTATGGCTCTTGTTGCTGGCAAGGACATGAGTTCCTTCTCTGGCAACGAGGTTGTCTTTAATAACAACGACGCTAATAAGTTCTATGTTGTTGAGGGCGAGACTGTTTGGAAGGATGAGGATTCCACTCTGTACACCGAGTCTGTCAAGCTGTTCAAGGCTTCTCCCGAGAAGGCATTCAACATCACTTATACCGGCACCGGCGATCCCAACTCTGTGGATATCACCTTCAACCTGGCCGAGGACGATGACGGTAACGTCTACTCCAGCACCATCGCTACTCAGAGCAGCGAGTCCTAATTACAAGTATGTGGGAGGCAGGAAACTGCCTCCCATTTTTATGGAGATACAGAATGGCTACTATAGGAAAGCAATTTGAACAGGCTATAAAAGAAAATACACCAGATGAGTATCTGTATTATCGGCTAAAAGACCCAGCTGGTGCATTCGGGAATAATAGCAGTCTGCGGTTTAGTCAAAAGAACCCATTTGACGCGATGATTTTTGACCCTGTGTGCGGACTTTTGTATGCTCTCGAATTAAAGACCGTATCTGGAAAGTCTATATCATTTGAGAGGACGAAGGAGGAGCACGGGGAAATTCATGTGCATCAGATATGCGGGCTCCAGCAGTGGGGCAAATACGACAGAGTAATTTCCGGGTTTATTATTGAATTTCGCGGGTTAGAAAAAACTATTTTTTTAGACATAGATACGTTTACCGAGCTGTCAACTTCTATTGACAAGAAAAGCTTTAATCTAAAAGACTTGGATTCTCGTGGTTTGCGGTACACGATTATAGATCAACATAAGTTGAGAACCCGGTACAGATATGATATGGAGAAATTTCTTCTGGCGTCCCGGGACAATTATAAGGAAAAGGAGATTTTATATGAGTAAGGTTAAATTTACTGATTGGCAGAAGGTTGTCAAAGCAAAAGCCGAGGCTCCGGCTATCGTCGAATTTCAAGCCGGAGACGAGATAGTTACGGTAGAGGTAAAACGCCGCTTGCCGCTGTCGGAGCTTCTCTCGATTGTGAATACGGTGACTCAGGCTTGTTGCCCACTTCCTGAGTGGTATGAGTATGACGAGGAGACAACGACAGCGGCGACCGTAGACGCACATCGTAGGGTTGCCATTGAGTACATGGAACCTGTGCTTCGTGCTACCATTCTAGAATACTACACCAATTTGGATTTCTCCTCGAAGAGTGCCGGACTCGAAGCGATCTGGGAGCTGGCTGGGGATGATAGTTTTTATCGTCAGATCACCGATTGTATCCACGATGATTTATATGGGCTTCGGGCTGATATTGAGAGGAAACTCGAAGAAAAACAAGGGGGTCGCGAAGAGCTTGCGCGACGTGTTCTGAACATATTTGACCGCATTGAGGCTGTGATCCCAAGAAAAGCAGTTGAGGAGTTTCTGGATGTGTTGGAGCAGGCCGACCGGCTGGGTCTTAACAACACCGAGATTTTACATCTGCTGGGCGGAGATGATGCTGAGTGAGTTTAGACGATAAACTGAACGCTTGGGCTAAAGGACCCGGTAAAGCAAAGGTCTCTGAGGCCGCGATCAAAAAGGTGGACTTAAATGGGCTGACTAGTAGTCTTGTTTCGTGCATCCAAGCGGTCGTACCACCGGCTTTAGCTCCCGGGTTTTCGGCCTCCGCGTCCGTACAGAAGAATAATGATGGAACTGCAAGCATATCTCTGGAATTTCAGAACAAGACAAGAAGTTCTTTTACTGGAGCTGTGCATGATATTTATGGATTGTTCTCACAGGGATGGAGTTATGATTCTGCGAGAGCACCGTTCGGAGTTTGGCATGGACAACGGGTAAGAGCCAGAGCAAGCTATGTCGGACAGGCATTTGTGGAGTCCGGTGTGAACGCATGGAAGGATTCCCTTGGGGGCGGCATAGACGTACAAAGCGTGACCATTAATCCGCTGTACACATAAACGTAAGGAGCCGCTTCTCGCGGCTCCAATTCTTATAATTGAGGTGGTGAGAAGATGGCAGAAGACGTAAGAGTCATACTTGGTGTTGATCCCGCTACTGAATCAAATGTCCAAGGTTGGTTCAGCGGGAAAGAATTTAAAGTAAAGCTTACCCCTGAAGGGGAATTTGCAAAACAGCTTGAGGCCAGTTTACAAAGAGCCCAAGAAAATGCAAGTAAGAAAGCCGCAGAGAGCAGTGCAAAAAGCATGGCTACTGCACAACAAAAGGCATCCGACGATTGGGCCAAACAGCAGGCCAAACAAATCCAGCAACTCGCTAAAGAACAGGCAAGGGCTTTGAGTGATGCACAAAAACAAACCCTTTCAGCCACAAATGGCAAAACACTCTCAAATAATATGGCCAATTGGCTTAAAGAGAATACTCAGTATACAGAAAAATACGGGGCGGCACTCAATGACCTGCAAAGGAGACTCTCGGAGGCAATAAAGGCTGGAGATTCCGCCGCAATTAAACAAATAGGTGCTGAGTTTAGAGAGTTGCAATCTGAGGCCAAACTAACAAGCACGACTGTTTCCGACATGGGCAAAGCGTTAAAACAGGCCCTTGGAGGTACTGTACTTGGCGGACTGGCTAAAGCTGGCGTTGCTCTCGCGGCCAGAGAATTGCGAAAAGCCGCAAGAGAGATGGTAGAGAGTGCAATTGAAATCGAGAGTGCTCTGGCACAGCTTCAGGTTGTTACCGGGGCCAGCGGCAGTCAGTTAGATACGTTTTTTGAGCGAAGCGCAGAGAGCGCAAAACAGCTTGGTGTTGAAGTCAAGGATATGTTAGGGTCCGTTGAGACGTTTAGTCGTCTTGGATACAGCCTTAATGAGTCTCTTGACCTGTCTAAGTGGGCGACCGTGCTTGGTAATATAGCAGATATGGATGTGTCTTCCGCTACGACGGGCATCACATCAATCCTGAAGGGATGGGGCAAAGATGTATCTGAGGCGGAACACATCGCTGACGTAATCTCGATTATTGGCAAGAACTACGCTATTAGCAGCGAAGAGATCGTTACTGCATCAGAGAGATCTGGTGCGGCACTTATGGCTGCTGGTACGAGCATGGAGAAATCCATGGCTCTGTTTGCAGCCGCAAACGCGTCGGTAGAATTGTGCCGAGCCGCTTAGTAATAAGTGGAGAGGAACTGGCTCAAAACGGGGAAACTCCTACCAGAGGGACAATCCCGTGGGTAAGATTGTGATATTAGACCGTGTATTATAGGGAGGATTTTTTGAATAAACAAGGTTATTATACTAATGAGCAGATATATGACATTATAAGTAAAGGATACCCAACGCTTGAGTTGTTGACATATCCAAATGGGCCAAAAGAATATGTTACTGTTCGTTGCAAGAAGTGCGGGCACGAACATAGTTGCAAAGCACAAACACTATTATATGGGAGTAGCGGATGTCCCAAATGCGATCACCTAACAAAACCAGAGCTCAGAAAATTTAGAGAACAATTATACCTTATAAAAGTAAATGTGTTACATCCAAATGTGGAAGTATCTGGAGAGTATTACAATCAAAAATCTATAATGCATTTTAAGAACACTGATTGCGCACACGAGTGGGATACTTATGCGGATAGTATTTTGCATAACTCATGTTGCCCTATATGTGCAGTGGAGAGGCGCGGGATTTCTCAAAGGTTGTCTAACGATTCATTTGTTGATCGTATCAAAGGGAAAAGCCCAAATATTATGCTTCTTTCTGAATACAAGACAGCTAAAGATTATATTGATTGCGAATGCTTAGTGTGCCATCACAAATGGAAAGCAAGAGGTTATAATTTACATACTGGTTTTGGGTGCCCGAATTGCGCGAACAAGCGCGTTGGTGACAGTAGCAGAGCAACACAAGCATATTTTGAACGTCGTCTTAAAGAGGCAATCCCGACCGCAATCCCAGTCGGGAAATATATAAACTCAAAAACTCCGGTTGAGATTGAATGTGGCGAATGTCATAAGATATATAATGGAATTCCATTCAATTTATATAAGGGAGAGGGTTGCCCATATTGCAATATGCCACATGGTGAGCGAATGATTAGAAATTATTTAGATGCAAATAATATCTTATATACATTTGGGAAAAGATATGATGGGTTGTTTGGCCCTAGGGGCGGCAACTTATCATATGATTTTTATCTTAAAGAATATGATGCTTTAGTTGAATTTCAAGGAGAACAGCACGACCATCCTGTTGATAAATTTGGTGGGCAATCGCAATTTGAAATTCAGCAAGAACATGATAGATTAAAACGAGAATATGCATCACAATATAATATCCCGCTTTTAGAGATCTGGTATTACGAAATCAATCGTATACCGGATCTTTTGTCGTCATTTATATCTAATATCACAATCCCTGTATCGACCACAGCCCCGTAGGTAACTACGGGGCGTATGCCAGCCCCATGTAAATGGGTGAACGGATGGTCAGAACTGCGACTATATCTGGAATAATAAAATCGCAGAGAGAAGCCGAAAGACTTCTCCGCCATCATTTGATGGTCAGTAGGCAGCCATAGCCGAAAGTAACAGACCGGCAAAATGCACAGGTAGTGGGAACTGCCTTAAAAACAATCTCTGCACGTATTACAAAATCCACGTCTGACCTCGAAGAGCTTGGCGAGGATTATAGTGATCTGGCCGATGGTATGAGTAAGTATCGTGAAGAAATCAAAGCCATGTCCGGTGTGGATATCATGATAAATGATAACACATATAAGGACGTGTATGATATCTTCAAAGAACTCAGCCAAGTCTGGGATCAGTTGTCTCAAACTCAGCAAGCTCGTATCTCGGAGATACTTGGTGGCACTCGTGGTTTAACGGTTATCTCAAGTATTATGCAGAACTTTGGCGACGCAGAAAAGGCGCTTGCTGATGCGACAAATGCCGCCGGAACCGCCGCCAAAGCTAACGAAGTAGTCATGGACACTACCGAGAAGAAGATTGAGCAGCTCAAAACAAGTGCTCAAGTCTTGGCTCGTGATGTCCTTTCTTCTGACCTCACTAAAGGTATCGTAGACTTCGGCACAAAAGCCATCGAAGTCATTGATAATCTTGTGAACAAATTCGGAGCCCTCCCGGTAGCAATTGGCGCACTGACAGGGCTTGACCTAATTAAAAATCTTGGCAAAATAATTAAAGTATTAAAATCGTCTGAAATATTATCTGCATTGACAATGACAACTGGCGCGGCGACAGGAATCACAAGTCTCGGTGATGTTGCGGCTGCGACCAGTTTAAAATTCGAAGCAATGGCAGCATCTATCGGTGTCTCGACAACCGCATTAGCGACATTCCTTGGCGTTATTGGTGGCGTTGCGCTTGTAGTTGGTGCTGCCGCCATTGCTTATGACGCCTTAACAACCACCTTTGACGAAGCTGCCAAGTCCGCAGATGAGGCAAGGCAAAATTACGAGCAAACACAAAGTGAAATTCAGTCTATCCAAAACGAACTGCAATCAACAGGATCTCGTATTGACGAGTTGAATGCAAAGGGTGGTTTAACGCTCGTCGAGCAGAATGAACTGGACAAACTGTATGAGACAGAATCCAGCCTTGAGCGCCAGTTAGCGTACAAACAACAAATAGCCCAAGTTGAAGCTGAGGCCGCAGCAAACGCGGCTCGTTCTGCGTTGGAGAACGAGGGCTTCATGGCGTTTGGCGGTGGACAGACTGTAAAGCACGGGTTCTGGAATGACATCTTATATTCTGTTGGACAATCGATGGCAATGTCCACATCCGGGAAAATGGCCGCATTTGATGGCGGTAAAACCGCAGAACTTGTTAAGGAAAATCAAAGTGAAAGCGTTAATATAATCGAGGCAACTATTCGCAAGCAGGAAACACTCAATGATTTACAAGAGCGTCAGGGTGAAATAGTTGACCACAACTCCGAAGAATACAAGAATAATCAGGATCAGATTTCAGAGTTTGCGACACAGATTTCAGACAATTGGAGTCTTATTGACCAGTATAGACAATCCATTGTCGATGCTGGTTTGGCAGAAGCCAGTGGATTTAAAGAAATCATAGAGCAGATCAATCATCTTGAAAAGCTTAGGGCGGGCTATGAAGAACGCGGAGACGATGGTCAATGGGTTTTGACAGAACTCGGCAAACGGGCCGAGGCACTCGAAAAGGTGCAGAGTTTCCTGTCCAGGCCCACGCTGTCGGGGTCTTTTGATGCGCTACGCGAAGCGCTTTCCAACAAGCACGATTTGTCGTTATACGCCATCATGGCGCAGTTCCCCGAATTAACTGCTGCGGCTCAAGCCGCCGGTGTTAATATTATTGATGTCATCAATTCTATTAAAGCTGAGATGGGGTTGCTTGATTTTGACGAGGTCCGCAACCAGCTCAAGGGTGCGCTTGATGTAAGTGACTTCTCTTCTGACAGTCAGAAGTGGTTAAAAGATGGATGGAGTAATTGGATTGATTCTCTGTCTGGTGAAGAGATCGAGCTTCTCTACAGTATTAAGCAGTCGAATGACACCAGCGCATGGACTATGGATGACTGGATGTCTGCGTTGGATGCGGCGAAAACAACGTCTGCCGAAACATCTGAGGCGGTATCGGCTACGCTCGAGGAGATGCAGACCGGGTTTGAGGAAGCCTCAGAAGCCGCTTCTAAGTTCTATACTGCGCTGTCGGAGTCTGCTTCGGATACCGGGCTGTCAACTGATTCCATCCAGGCTATCAAGGATATGTTCTCAGATCTAGATGGTTATAACGCCTTTGATCTTTTTGAGAAAACAACGACCGGTGTGCGACTCAATACTCAGGCATTGCAAGAACTCAATGATGAGTACGAGAGGCATACAAAAACAGAAATGCAGAATGAGCTCGAGGCCCTTATTAATGAGTATAACACGGCCACAGAAGCTCTGTCAAATTATACCGCTGGAACAGAAGAGTATAATAACGCACTGGCTAATGTAAATGGGCTTGAAGCGCAAATCGAAAGTGCGCTGGAGCTACAGGCACAGTACGAAGGATTAACCTCTGCTTACAACAAGTTTGTACAGGCTCAGTCCAGCGGCGACAACAGAGATGCATACGCCAATATCGGCGATAGCTACGAAAATGTTAAAGAGCTTATTGATCTTGGATGGGTGTCTGATTCTGAAGTAACGGAGTATCTTGACCTAATGCTTGCGGCCAGCGCTCGTACCAGTGATGTCTATGCAGACTTCGATAGGCTGACACAAAAGATTGCCGGTACTGATTTCAGCATTATGGATTTCTTCCAATATGATGAAGACAGCGAAAAGCTTTCCTCGGATGGTCTTTACAATTTCCTCGACGCTGTAGACACATTGGATGACAGTCTGGTGCAAGTGGGTGACGATGGGTCGTATGCATTTGATTGGACTGCGTCCGATTTACAACGTGTATCCGAACTAACCGGCATGTCTGTTGAATCCATCCAACTCCTTGAGCAAGCCATGAAAGATGCTGGGATGAATGTCAATATTGACACTCCACTTTCGGCACTCCAGAGTTTCAAGGAAACAGCTCAAGAATCTGCCGACCAGCTCACACGCCTCGGTCTCACAGATATATCATTTGATATTGACTCGACAGACCTTGACAGTATTAACAGCCAAATAACAGAGGTGCAATCCATCCTTGATGGTATGCGAAATAGTGATGGTACTATCAACATGGAACTTGCTGGGGCTGAAGAGGCCGTCCAAGTTCTTGGTGCGCTTGAGGCCGAGAAGCTGAGTCTTGAGTACCCGACGCTGATGTCTGTTGATGTGAATTCCTCAACTGCCGAGGGAGATCTGAATATGCTCCTTGGCTTGTTGCAAAGCTTTGCGGCGGCAGATGCAACGGCAAAGCTTGGCATTGATGATGGGCAGGCACAGGCGGATGCGGATGCGCTTCTTGCGCAAATCCAAAGCATGGAAGCGGTTATTCCTGCCGACCTTAATTTGGATACAACGTCTGCTGATTCTCTGCTGGCAAGCTTGCAAAGTATGGATCCGTCTGTGTTCGTTACTTACTTTGCTGATACCGAAGACACAGACGCGGAAGATGCAAAATCAGATGGTGGTAACAGGACAACAACGTATACTCCAGAAACGGGGCTTATCGACGCTGTTAATGCTGTAACGTATGGCGGAACACGTACTGTAACATATACGCCGAATACTAGTAATCTCCCAACATATTTTTCTAGCATCACACGCTATGTGAATTATGTTGCTCGTGGTGATACTGGGCGTGGTGGTGCATATGGTACTGCACGATTCTCTGGAACCGCACACGCCAGAGGCACTGCAATGGCTCATGGCTACTGGGGAACCAAAAACAGTGGTGTTGCTCTTGGCGGAGAATTAGGAACTGAGCTCCTTGTACGTGATGGCCATTATTATACCATCGGTGAAAATGGTGCTGGCTTCTTTAATTACAAGAAGGGCGACATTATTTTCAATGCCGAACAAACTGAGCAGATATTTAAATACGGACGAATTAAGTATGGTAAGAATCGCGGAAATGCGTTGGCGACCGGAACCGCATTTGATTCTGGGTCTGGCGGTAAGAGACGCAGGAAGACATCATCAACTACTTCCCTAGGGTCTAGCTCGTCTTCTTCGAGCTCTTCTAACTCCTACAAATCTTCCTCTTCCTACAACGGTAACAAAACAGCCTCATCTAAGGCGTCTTCTTCTGCCGATGATTTCGCAGAAGATCTCGATTGGATTGAAGTCCTGCTTGATCGTATCGAGCGCAGAATCAAAAGCCTTGCTCGTATTGCTGGGTCTACGTTTAAGTCTCTCACAACCCGCACAAGTGCTCTTGGCGAAGAAATTGCCACAGTTGCGGATAAGATAGATTATCAACAGCAGGCGTATGATGAGTATATGCATGCCGCCGAGACCATCAGCCTAGATGAGTCCTATAAAGCACTGGTACGCGAGGGGAAGATCAACCTTGAAACCATTACTGACAAAGAGCTTAACGAAAAGATAAAGCAATACAAGGACCTTTATGACAAAGCCCTTGATGCCAGCGATGCTGTAGATGAGCTCCACGAGTCAATGGCGCAACTATATCAGGACAACTTTGACAATGTACAAGAGGAGTACAACAACCAGCTCAAACTGTATGAACACCTCACAAACACATATCAGAACGGAATCGAGCAGCTTGAGCAGAAGGGGTATCTCATCAGCACGGAGTATTATACCGCGCTATCTAATGTCGAAAAGCAAAACATCTCTATCTTGAATAAACAGCTTGACGATATGGTAGACGCCATGTCTGAGGCTATGAATAGCGGCGAGATAGAGATGTATAGTTCGGCGTGGTATTCAATGCAGGCCGAGATAAATGGTGTCAAAGAAGCTATTGATGAAGCCAACACAAGCCTTCTCGAATATGCCAAGACCATGCGTGAGGTTGAGTGGGGCTATTTTGACTTTGTACAGGACAGAATCTCCCAGCTCACGCAGGAGTCCAACTTCCTGATTGACCTCCTCGACCGCGACGAGCTCTTTGATGACGGCGGAAAACTCACAGATGCAGGTATGGCTACCTTGGGTCTGCGCGGCCAGAATTATAACATCCTCATGGCACAGGCGGATCAGTACCGCGACGAGATGCTCAAAGTCAATAAGCAACTGGCGGATGATCCGTATAACACCGAGATTCTAAAGCGGCGCGAAGAACTGCTCAAGCTTCAGCAGGAGTCTATCTCAGCCGCAGAGGATGAGCGCGATGCCATCATCGACCTTGTTCATAATGGCATTGACAAACAGCTTGATGCTCTCAAAACGCTGATAGATCAATACAACGACAGCCTCAGTAGCGCTAAGTCGCTCCACGATTATCAAGCCAAGATTGAAGAGCAGTCCAAGAATATCGCGTCTCTTGAGAAACAGTTGTCTGCCTATAGCGGTGACACATCAGAAGAGGGGCGGCTCAATGTCCAAAAACTTCGGTCTAGCCTAGATGATGCACGGTCTGACCTTGAGGAAACTCAGTATGACCGCTATATCAGCGATCAGAAGCAGTTGCTCGACGACCTCTATACAGACTATGAGCTTGCACTCAATGAGCGGTTTGATTGACCGATTGCCGCACACTCGTGACTTTAGTCATGAGTAAGGCAATCAGCAAGTCAGCATATACGGAAACGTGTATGTAGCGGCAGGTTTGGTTACACCTGCCCAATACTATTTGAATTGCTGGAAACCCCTAAAGCTATTCAAACTACAACGTGACGCCTCAAATGGTGTGTTCGTGAATGTTGCGAAAGCAGAAAAAATTGAATAGATGGCGCATGGTTAAATCCTAAACGCTATATAATGGGCAATCAGCAGCCAAGGCTGAAAGGCAAGGTTCAACGACTATTCCTCTTGAGGGAAGTAGGGCACAAGCTATTGGTGTCCGAAGTGGATAGGCCCTAACGGATAATGCCGAGGGATAAGATATAGTCTGTGCTTACATGAAAGTGTAAGAAGTTCATAAGAGAACTGCATAGGACTAGCGACCCTATGTGAACGACAACCTCTAATACGATTAAAGTGGGTCCTATGGCTCTACATATGTTATTAATAAAATGTAAATTATTGTTGAGATCACTTGTCATTTCTTTATACATATGTTATTATTACACTGAGGTGATTTCAGTGGATGTAACACATGGGCGCGGCTATGTATATTCGATCCAGTACCACATTGTCTGGTGCGTGAAATATAGGCGTAAGGTTTTGACCCCATCTGTTGAGTGTTCGTTGTTTGACATTCTCAACAACATTGCACAAGACAATGGGTTTAGGATACTTGAGTGTAATGGCGATTTAGACCATATCCATTTATTAATCGATTGCTCCCCGCAGCACTACATCCCGAATATGATCAAAGCCATGAAGGGTGTTTCGGCGAGATATTTATTCAAGATGTATGGAGATACGTTGCGGAGGCAATTGTGGAATGGTCACCTATGGAATCCAAGCTATTTCGTTGCCACAGTATCTGAGAAAACAGAATCGCAAATCATCGAATACGTACGTAGTCAAAAAGAAAAGTAGGTGAGCATATGGAAAAGGCATACAAGTTTCGAGCATATCCAAATAAGGAACAGCGAATGCTTATTGCTAAAACATTTGGATGTTCTCGCTTTGTATATAATTACTACCTTTCCAAACGCATTAAGCTATATGAAGACAGCAAAGAAACTTTGACTTACAATAAGTGTTGTGCGGATTTGACACAACTAAAGCGTGAATTAGAATGGCTAAAAGAGGTTGATAAGTTCGCATTGCAGAACTCTTTAAGAGATTTAGACAATGCTTATAAGAAATTTTTTATTGAGCATTCTGGTTACCCGAAGTTTAAGTCAAAGAAAATTCATAAACACTCATATAGGACATCTTTTACAAATAATAATATCGAATTCTTTGGAGATCATATTAAGCTTCCGAAGCTTGGTTTTGTAAAAATCAGAGACAAACAGATTCCAAATGGTAGGATACTCAATGCAACGATCTCGCAAATGCCTTCAGGGAAGTATTATATTTCCCTTTGCTGTGCAGATGTAGAGATGGAGCAACTGCCGTTGACTGGCTCTGTGGTCGGGATTGATCTTGGAATCAAAGAGTTCGCTATTACATCTGACGGCAAAAAATATGCAAACCCGAAGTATCTACAGCAGTCATTAGATAAACTTGCTAAATTGCAAAGAAGCCTGTCTCGAAAAACAAGAGGTGGGAAGAATTGGAATAAGGCGAGAATCAAAGTTGCTAGGCTTCAGGAGCATATCGCCAATCAGAGAAATGACTACTTGCAGAAATTATCTACAGAGCTAATTCGTGGGCATGACATTATTTGCGTTGAAGATTTGCAGGTAAAGAATATGATCCAAAATCATAGTCTTGCTCGTAATATCGCAGATGTCTCATGGAGCGAATTCACCAGACAGTTAGAATATAAGGCTAACTGGTATGGACGAGAAATCAAAAGAGTAGATAAGTGGTATGCAAGCAGTCAGACGTGTAGCGTGTGTGGTTACATCAACAAGGAGGCAAAGGATTTGTCTGTCAGAGAATGGACTTGCCCTTGTTGTGGAACACACCACGATAGAGATGTAAATGCTGCTAACAATATTTTAGTTCAAGGACTTGCGTCCTAATAACATATGTAGAACCGTAGGAACTACGGGGATAGCCCGGGGAATCTGGCTTCGTTGGGAGCCTTGACCGGGAACCCGCGACTTTAGTCGTGGGAGGTTCAGAACGTAGACACGCTTCTGAACGATGTGATCGCTGTCATCAATGCGTTTGCAATAGACAATGGCGGCGGCTTTGTATCTGTTAATGAGGCCATGGCGGCGCTTGGTGAGAACCTTGCCGCAGATCTTGTCGGTGGTGATACAAGCAGCATTCGGAATACACTGTTCACCACAGCAGATAGTGTTGGCTATAAGTTAACACAAGGCATGTCTGATATTTGGACTAAGATTGCTGGTGAAAACGGACCGATAGCTGTGATGAAGGCGTATGGAGATGGCTTTACTACTAGCTTTACGACCATCAATGAGGTATTGAGAAAAATTGCCGAAAAGATGGGAGCAATTAAGGCTCAGAGCGACGCCACTGCAAAGGCCAAGGTGTCGAGTACGACCACGACAACGGCGGCGAAGGCACCGGCAAAGACTACGACCACGAAAACCACAACCACAAAACCAGCGGCGGCTGTCACAAAGAATGATCAGGTGACGAGCGATACAATCGCCAAGATTGCAGAGGCAATCTGGATCTACGGCAGTAGCGCTACCGGATGGGGAACTGCCCCCGTTCGGGTCGGGCGTATTAACTCCAAGTATCCGGCTGGCACGGGCGAGAAGGTGCAGGATTATATCAACGCACATTATAACGAACTGTACGCGGCGTGGGTTAAGCGCGGTAAGCCAGCGCTGTCTGCGTATCCGACCTTTAACTCGCCGAAGTACAAGAACGGCGGTCTGATTGATTTTACGGGTCCTGCATGGGTTGACGGCTCTTCCTCTAGCCCCGAGTCTATTCTGAGCGCAGCCGACACCAAAAACTTTATCGATCTTCGCGACTCGCTTCGTGCAATCAGCAACCGCTCTCAGGTCTCGATTCCCTCCGCGCTGTCGGCGGCGATGGGCAAGTCTGCTTACACGCCAATACAAGGCGGGGATGTGTCCATTGGGCAGCTTAATATCCCAATTGAACATGTCGAGAACTACAATGACTTCGTTGCTCAGTTGCGGAAACAGATGCAGAGCCGCGAGTTCGAGAAGTTCATTCAGTCAATTACAATTGACCGCATGAATGGCGGAAGTTCATTATCAAAGTATACGTATATGTAAGTGACGGGAGGCGGGAAACCGCCTCCTTAATCACGTTTGGGGGTAATTATGATACGAGACAGACGGCTTGAGCGCCAGAAGCAAACGATTCAGCGCCAAGCGGAAACTATTAAATCATTGAATTCTGAGATGGCCAGTCTTGAAAGAGATATTGCCAGTGAGCGCAATGCGTTGAAACAGCGCGAAGCGGAACTGGAGGCGGCGAAGGCCGAGGTAGAAAAGGCCAAGATCGCCTACGCAGATGCACTGTCTGAGGCCGAAAAGTTATGCGCTCAGTATAAGCAGGCACTGGCAAATATGAAGCAAGAACGGGATGCGTATCGCGATAAGATGAACAAATTTTTGAAATCAATTAAAAGAATGCAATAACACTAAGGAGGTGAACATATGCGAGCGGAAGACTTTGAATATGATGGCAGGCTTCTTTCGGATATAGGCATGGAGATTGTCCAGTTTGATTCTGGTTCTGGATTGGAAGCGACAACCGCAGGGTCTGCCCTGTCGTTCGACACGATTTCTACTCGCAGTGGGAGAGCTTTCCCTCTGGTTGCCACACACTACGACGAGGTGTTCACCGCTAACATTAGTATCTGTAAACCAGATGGCGCTACGGTGACAACCGGCGAATACAGATATATCATGCATTGGTTGAACCAAAAACAATATAAAAAGCTTCGGATTCTGGCAGATGAATTAGTCGGGATCTGTTTTTATGGAACTTTCAACATCGAGAAGGTCGAGCATCTCGGGCGCATCGTGGGCTTCAATCTGGAATTTACCAGTAACGCCCCGTTTGGATATGGCAACCAAATTCAAGACTCTTTCTCTCTCACCGCCAACTCATCCCACATCATAGATGACAACTCCGATGAGTTTGGCGACATCCCGTTTGATTCTTTTGTGATTACATGTAACGCAGCTGGAACACTGTCTTTGGAAAACCACTATGACAACCGCGTGACGACATTCACAGATTGTCAGAACGGCGAGATCATCACCATCGATGGCAAGACCATGACCATTACATCATCTAGTGGTCGTGCGATTTATGACCACTTCAATTTTGTATACCCAAAGCTTGTATCTACTGCTAACATTGATGAGCTTGCGGGGATGACAGAAGAGACATCTATTGAGACTTTGCAGTCACAGGCCATTACCACACAAGGCGATGGTACCCTTCTGATTACTCGTGGAATCGCAAATATATATACCTCCACCCTCCCCTGTACGATTGCGGTTAAATATACACCCTGGCGGAAGGTGGTGTTCTGATGGTTTTGCAATTTGACCGGGATCATGTTGTTGCGGATCCCGAGCTTATTCTGATGACCAAGAGCGGCACCAAGCTTGGAAGACTATATGGCTTTGACAGAACACACTATGTTCGCAGCCTGAATAGCGCAGACGAGATCTCATTTCGTGTCCATAAAACAGTTGATGGGGAAACAAATCCATTATGGGGTTCTGTCGTTGATTTTAAGGTAGTTTGGTATAAGGATATCAATAAGACATTTGAGATCAGTGCCGAGGTTGACGAGTCTGATGAGACCGTAAAGAACGTAATTGGTAAGGCGTTGTCTGAATCGGAGTTGTCGCAGCTTGAACTGTACGGGGTTGAGATCAACACAGAAAGCGATATCGCGAGGGCGGACTATAAGAAGCCGACTGTGTTTTATAATGCAGACGCATCCATCTCGTTACTGGATAGGTTACTGTATAAGGCTCCGCACTACGAGATTGATCATGTAGACAGTTCACTGAAATCTATTCAAAGGACATTCTCATTTGACAACACAGCAGTCATAGATGCGTTTGTTGCTGTCGGAGAGGAAGTCGGGTGTCTGTTCGTGTACGGTTCCGGGCTGGACGATGATAACCAGATTGTGCGCACAATTAGTGCATACGACCTGATGAACCAATGCTCCTCTTGTGGCAGGAGGTTCGAGGGCGAGGTTTGTCCGAAGTGTGGGAGTACATCCTACACGCCAGGATACGGCAAGAGCACCGGAATTGTGATCGCAAAGGAGAATCTGGCTGACAATATCAATTATTCTACTAACGTAGATTCTGTGAAGAACTGCTTCCGGCTTGAGGCCGGGGACGAGGTTATGACGGCGGCGATCCGCTCTTGCAATCCAAACGGCTCATCTTATATTTGGCGAATCACAGACGAAATGAAAGCCGACATGTCCGACGCTCTTGTGGATCGGATTGACGCCTATGACCAGCTCTATCAGACTTACGCCGATGACCGAATTTTTGATATCGATTCCAGCGATTACAATACACTGGTCGATAAGTACAAGGGAGACAACAGCAGTCTCCAACACATTTATTCTGGCGGTACCACCGTTTCGGGAAATGACATTGAGCTCACTGGATCTGCGTCTCTTGTAGAGGCTGAGTACGCGGCACTTGATTTTAGTGGCTATTTGCAGACATCTATGATGCCGACCTATCAGTACGTGGTCCCCAGCGCGGCGGCTCAATGCGCCACAATTGTGTCTAACATCACGAGCGTGGCCGTCACGAACTTGAACACCGCCTCCGCTGCCACAGTTGCTCTGGCCATTAAGTCGCTGGCAAAGTTATATGTTCATACCGAGGTCTACAATGTTGATGTGAACACGACATCGTATAGCAAGCCAACTTGGCGTGGAACCATTACGCTGACCAACTGGAGTGATGAGTCGGATACAGCGACAACTAGCGCTATGACGGTCACAGCAACCGGTTCGTCTTCGTCTTATGCCGAAGAGCTGGTACAGAAGAAAATCGCAGAGTACGGCGCGAATCAGTATGACATCACAGGTCTGTTCGGCATGTCAATTGCAGATTTTGCACAGGCACTGACGCACTATAGCCTAGACTGTCTGGAATCGTTTGATGAATGTTGTCAGGCGTGTTTGGCTGTGCTGATCGACCAAGGTGCTGGTGCATCCGGTGCCGAGACACATAGTATCTATACTGGGTACTACAACAAGCTTCAGGCGATTGAGTCTGAAATAATACTCAGAACGCAGGAACTGGAGACCGTCGGAACTCTCGACAATCACAGAGGCATTCTTCAAACCATCGTTTCAATGATCAACGATGTTCACGATACGTTGGATTTTGAAGCTTATATAGGTGAAACACTTTGGAAGGAATTTGTCGCCTACAGGCGCGAAGATGAGTATTCCAATAACAATTACGTATCTGACGGATTGAACAACGCAGAAATCATTGAGAACGCGAAGAGATTTTACGAAGCAGCAAATACAGAACTTTATAAGTCAAGCACCTTGCAACATTCTATTTCTGCGAGTCTTGCCAATCTGCTTGCGATGAAAGAGTTCGAGAATCTGACGAATGCATTCGATGTTGGTAACTGGATCTATGTTATCGTAGACGGACGCGGATATAAGCTTCGTATGGTCTCCTTTGAGATAGACTTCGGAGATATTCAAAGCATCGATGTGGAGTTCTCGGATGTGTTGGCGATCCAGACTGGCGTGTCTGACATTGCCTCCGTTCTATCTGCGGCCCGGTCAATGGCAACGTCTTATGGCGCTGTCACAAGACAGGCATCCAAGGGTGAGGACGCAAATAAGAGTATGTCGGAGTGGTACAAGAATGGAATTGACGCGACAAAGACGCTGATCATGTCCAATGCAAATAACCAAGACATGAGCTTTGGAGACTTTGGTTTGCTTGGTAAGCGTTGGGATGATTCCATCGGATCTTATTCCCCAGAACAGGTCCGGCTCATTAACTCCACATTGGCTTTTACAGATGATTCTTGGGCAACCGTTAAAACAGCCATTGGAAAAATCGTTGTAAATGGTGAAGAAAAATATGGAGTGATTGCCGAAAATATTTATGGTGAATTTGGTCAGTATGCAATCTTGAACGCCGACACGGTGACCATCACCGGGAGGTTACAGGATGCAGCCGGACTCAACTATTGGGATATGGAGACAGGCGACTTCCATCTGTCCGCGTATGCCACCAAAGAAAGCACAATCACAGATGTGGATGTCGAATATGCCGTTGGCGGCACATCGAGCACAGCCCCCACGACGGGCTGGAGCACGAGCACCCCGACGTGGACAAGCGGCCAATATGTTTGGCAACGCACAAAGCTGACAGATGGCGAGGGAACGATCACCTACTCCTCCCCTGTTTGTATTCAGGGTGCAGCTGGCGTCAGCGTGACTGGCGTCACAGAATACTACGCCGTAAGTTCGTCTTCGAGTACGGCCCCGGCTGATGCATCGTTTGGCACAGACGTACCACTCATGGACGCCACGAATAAATATTTGTGGAATTATGAGGTAACGCTATATTCTGATGGCTCCACCGAAAGAACCACCAAGCATGTGATCGGCGTGTTCGGAGAAGACGGCGACGATGGTGACGATGGCGTTGGGATCAATTCTATTACGAATTACTATCTGGCCTCACCAAACGTCAGCGGAATCACCACGGGATCGACCGGGTGGACTACCACTGTACAGACGGTGACAAAGACGGATAAGTACCTTTGGAATTATGAGGTGGTTGGGTACACCAACAACACGTCTTATACTTCAACCCCGTGCATCATTGGCGTATATGGGGATACCGGCGCAAAGGGCGACACCGGCGTTGGAATCCAGAGTGTGACGGAGTATTACGCTGTGAGCACGTCCAAGACGAGTGCCCCGGCTGATATCGATTTCAGCACGACGGTTCCGACGTTAGATGCAACCAACCGTTACCTGTGGAACTACGAAGTGGTGACCTACACAGATAGCTCTACAGACACTGGCTCCAAGTGCGTGATCGGTGTGTGGGGCGACGCCGGTGTTGGTATCAGCAGTATTGTGGAATACTATCTGGCAACGAATTTGTCAACGGGAGTTACCACGGATCACACCACATATAACTGGACAACCACTGTACAGACCATCTCCAACTCCAATAAATATCTGTGGAATTACGAAGTAGTTACCTATACGGACGGCAACGCCTACACATCCACGCCTTGCATCATTGGCGCTTATGGCGACCAGGGTGATCGCGGCGTCCAGGGCGACGGCTATTTCGTTTATATCAGGTATTCCGCATCTGCGGATGGGTCCAATATGCATGCCGTGTGGCAGACCGGCGACGCCTATATTGGTATCTATTCCGGCACTGATGCAACGGCCCCTGCTACTGCCGCATCATACACATGGAGCAGATTCGCTGGTGAGGATGGCGCACAGGGCATCCCGGGGCAAGCTGGCGAGGATGGTGACACGTACTACGTTCACTTTGCCTATTCTGATAACTATCCCGCCGAGTTGGTTACAATCGCAGGCGACTCTCTTGTGACAAAGTCTGGAGACGTCCTGTCTACGGTGTACCGATTCAGCACGTCGGAATTTGATGGCGCTATGTGGATTGGTGTATATACGGATACTAACATCAACGACAGTTCCGATCCAAACGATTATACGTGGTCTCGCATACGCGGCAGAGAGACAAAAACCGTGGAGGATGAATACTATTTGTCAACGTCTTCCACGCAGTGCCGCAATGGCGGGTGGTCAACCAATCAGCCCGAATGGGAGGATGGACACTATCTGTGGACCCGGAGCAAGATTACATATCAGGACGGCGGCAGTATTAGTGTTGAGTATACTGATCCGATATTGGCTGCGGCGATCAACAGCGCCAATCAGGCAGTCACGGATCTGGATAACAGCCTTGATGTACAAGGGGTTTTTAACCGCCTGACAGATAATGGACGGCTCCAGGGTATCTATATGGATAATGGCAATCTCTACGTTAATGGAACATATATCAAGGCCGGTACAATTGACGCGTCAATTGTGACAGTCAGTAACATGGACGCAAGTAATATTACCACCGGGACCCTGAGTTCTTCGCTAATAGATGTCAACGACCTGTTCGCAAACAATATTACGGCCACTGGCAATATCTGGTTTGACAACGGTTATTATCAAATCACAGCCGACGCGAACAGCAACGTGAAAATATATTCCTTTAACAATTTAACCCTTGAGAGCCCCTTTTATATCAATATTACTGGACAGCGTGTCGATATTGACGGCGCCTATGTCAATGTGAGTGTCGATGCTGCGGATGGATTTACAGGTGAGCTTCATGACATCATCACCTTGAGCGGCACATCTGGCAACTGGATATACGAGAAAACGGCGAAGGGGCATGTTAGATTCTATGGTGTCCATTCGGTTACCCCTACATCATGGACCGCGAACGGGAGCCTGTACTATTCCAATGTGTTTGAGATTGCTGCGCCGTGGATATACTCGACCAATAGTAATTTTGTGGTTGCCGGAAGCACTGCAAACTGGCTGGCATATGTCGCAAATGCCGGATTCAGCAACAGCAAAGTGACGTTCCGTCTTGTGTCAACCACAAACCGTGGTACGTCTGAAGCTGTCAGTGTCATGCTTACGTGCTTCGGCACAATTTAATGGGAGTAATCGTAATGAGAGTAATTAACGAAGATGGCATTACCATCACAGAATATGATTTATCGCTTGGTGAACTGACCCAGGCAATTGTCATTAAAGAAGACGCTGTGCCGCCAGACAACATTGAGAAGTTTGCATGGGCAGATGACGACTACGAAGAGGTTAAAGTGTATCGCCCGTTCTATAAGGATGATACGCCGGTCGCGGATGTCAAAGCAGAAAAGATTGCACAGATGTCTGCGGCGTGTAATGAAGTAATTACGTCTGGTATTCAGATTGGCGATTACCACTACAGCCTAAACATTGAAGACCAGATTAACATGATGTCGCTTCAGGCATCTGTAATCGCCGGAGAACCATACGTTCCGTACCATGCAGATGGAGAGGATTGCAGATTCTATTCCGCCGAAGAGTTTTTGTCGATCTCCCGGGTTGCCACACATTGGAAGATTTACCATGAGAGTTATTTTAATAGTCTCCGAATTTACATTCAGGCGATGACAACTATACGGGAAGTAGAAGCTGTACAATATGGAATCTCCATACCGGAAGAGTATCAGACGGATGTGCTCAAGCAATTGCTGGCACAGATGGAGGAATCATGAGAAAGCGCTTTGATAAAACTCTATTTTTATTCTTCTGCGGAGGCATAGCATACGGTTTTATCGAGCTGTTGTGGCGTGGATATACACACTGGACTATGCTTGTACTTGGCGGTGTGCTATTTGTCCTGATCGGCGGAATTAACAATTATTTCACATGGGATATGTCGTTGGTGCTACAGTGTCTCCTTGGCTCCGCAATTGTTACCGGTGCTGAATTAGTCTCGGGTATCATTCTCAACATTTGGTTGGGACTTGGTATCTGGGACTATTCGCATATATGGGGCAATGTACTCGGACAAATATGCCCGCAGTTCACGCTTGTGTGGATTGTGCTGTCAGGCGTCGCAATATTCCTTGATGATTGCTTGCGCTATACCCTTTGGGGGGAGCCATATCCTCACTACATTTTATTTTAAAGGAGAATGAAATGGATACTACAACAATGCCCATCAGTCTACGGGTTGAAGATTTTAGGAACAAACTGACAGAGGTGGTCAACACCTCCGGCGTTCCGCTTATTCTCGTCGAGTCCGTGATTGCAGATCTGCACCGGAAAGTCAGCATGTTGCAACAGCAACAGCTCGAGGAGGACCGAAAACAATGGGCGGCACAAATGAATCAGAACGGAGATGATAAATAATGTCTACAACCACTATTAGTGATCTTGCAAATAAAACTCCATCTGGGAGCATGTATACCGTTATTGAAGACAGTGGTTCTACCGGAAAAACTACAATCAACAATCTCGTGTCGTCTGCGGATATTATTGGGTCCACTTCTATGGGAACCACGGCCACCACAATCACCGGGGCGATTGCGGAACATGAGGCAGACCTTACTGAACTAAATGGTAAGTTTTCATCGTATCTCCCTGCTGATACAAACATTGATAACTGGACTACCAGTGGTTTCTGGCTGTACGGTCGTGAATCTCCATACAGCCACACTGGCACGTTCCCGATATCTGACTCATATGGAACGCTCATCTGTGTGAAAGGCACGTCTGCCAACTTTGCTATGCAGATGATTCGCTCAAATTCAACGAGCAGAACAGAGGGAACGCTGTACATTCGATATCGCACAGCCGGAACATGGGGAAGTTGGATGACATATGAAGACAATAGTAATGCTGTGAACACCGTTTTCGCCTCATCAGATACGAGCAAGTACACGCTAAATGACGTCCGCCTCGTCAGACGTGGCAGTATTTATGTCTTGATGGGCGAAATCAAGTGCATCTCACCGTCAACAAGTAGCAATATTGGCATCGTCAGCAGTGGAATGCCGAGCGTTGTAAGCGGTCAGGTCTTCGTCCCTGCATGGGGTTCGGGTAACGCATCAAAAGATGCTATCGGTGTGTCGTTTGGGGACCAAGGCGTTTTCCTGACATACGGATCTGCCGGGTGTTATTACGAGTTGTGTATCCCTATGGTTGATTAACTGATCTACCAATGGTTAAGCAAGAAGCAATAGAAGAAATCGAAGCGTATTTGCGAGGTGCTGATAAGGCTACGTCCGAAGATGCGGAATACATTAGAGGATGGAAATCTGCCTTGCTCGTTGCGCTCGAAATTGTCACTCAGATTGATGACGTAAATGACCATTTAGCTGAATTGAAAAGCTCAAAAAAATATAAAGTTTAAGCGATATAACGGTCATAACTCGACTTCACAGATGCGTCAGACACAGAGACGTACATCATTGTGGTGTCGATTTTCTTATGTCCAGCCATCCGCTGGATTTCCTGAATCGGCATTCCCCTCTTGGCGGCATCTGTCAAAATAGTACGTCTAAACTTATGCGGGTGACAGTGAATGTTTGTGGCTGCTCCAATCTTTTTGAGCACGGCCTCTACTGATTCCTTTGTCATGCGGCGATGAGGAGCCCTCAGCGATACAAACAGAGGTTCTTCTTCATCGTCTCGTGACAAGATGTACTTCCTCAGATGGTATATCGCAACGTCTGTGAGATACACTCGGCGTTCTGCTTTGCCTTTCTGTCCCCATACAATGATTTCGCGACTGCGGAAATCTACATCATTCAGATTGATGGAGCAGAGTTCACCAACGCGGCATCCCGTTGCATACAGGACTTCCACTAGGGCGCGGTCACGGAACGTGTTGCATGCGTCTCGAATCTTTGCCAATTCTTCAGATGAGAACGGGTGCTTGATTACCTGGGGCGTTTTGATTTTGTCTAGTCTGGCGGCGGGATTCGTCTGGATCAGCCCCTCGGCATTACACCAGCCAAAGAAGGAACTGAAATACAGCCTGATGGTGTTCATATAACCCATGGACACCTTCCGGCGTTCCTGATACAGAGCCATGTAATACCTCAAATCATTGGTTGTGATGCTTTGAAGTGGTTTGTTTAGTTCTACAAACATCATACGCAGCGCTCTTTCATACTGCTGTATGGTTGAGTCAGCGCAGTTGGACAGTTTCTTGGTGGCGAGAAACAATTTTAGAGCAGAAGCCCACCCATCCTGACATGGTACAAGGCTCTCTGTCTCCGGTTCTTCTTTTGCAAGTTGTATTCTAATCACCATAGATAGCTTCTGAAGCTGTTCTGTGGTCAGGTCATCTTGCATAGCTAAAATTATACGATTAACAATATCCATTTTTACAATCCTTTCTACTGTGTTTTTTAACATTAATAATATTCTACAAGGAAATGGGGTGAGGCAATGGCAAATTGTAACTGCGCCACATTCATCAAGCAGGGCACCAATTACCTAATGCCCGTTAGATTCAACGGTCTCAATCTGGATGATGTGTCCACAATTGACTTCAAGATGCAACAGAACGGCATTACTTGGAAATTCACGTACCCGTCAGATTCCGCCTCCCGCAGAGCAGACTCAGACAATATTGTTGATGTAGTGTGGACTGAGGCTGACACTTGGAAATTCCACAAGAATCACGATGTTCTCATGGATACGAAGGTCCATCTCATTGATTCGTGGGTTAATCCTAAGACACCTATCGTTTCATTCCAGATAGGACGCACCCTGTTTGAGGAGGGAGAGACTGATGATTGAGATCGAATTGCTCTCTCCACAAGAGGTGGATGTAGACATAGAAAACGGTCAGTCCCTTGATGTTAATATTGCAGAAGGTGTAATCAAAGAAGGCAGCTATATTGCGGGTGATTACATTAGTATTGTAAACAACACAATTTCAGTTGTGCCAACTAACGTGGTTGAAGACGGCAACGGCGGGCCTGTATCATCGGACGCTGTTGCTAAGGCCATTGCAGAAGCGATTGGTGGCGCTCTGATTACGGGAGTCTCCGATGAGTTTGTTATCTCTGGAGAACAAATCCTCGAGCTCAATAGAGTACCGGTAGCCAAAGTTGATGGCATACAGGCTCTTATTGATGAAAGCATCGCCGGGATCGGCGTTGCCACACTATCAAACCCGGGGCTTGTGTTGTCGTCACTTGCGGATGATGGGATTTTGGTTGGCGCAAATGGAGCAATGACCGTTAACAGTTTGAATATCAGCAAATTATACCAAGACGCCGACACAGATATCGTGATGTGCGGCGGCGACAGCGAATATTAAGTGAGGTGAATTGAGTATGGCTGAGAAAACTTTTAATACGAGAATCCAGCTCAAATATGATACATATGCGAACTGGAATACAAACAACCCCGTTTTAAAAGCGGGCGAAATGGCTCTGGCTACGATCCAGGCCAACACCACCGGTGTGCAGTCTGCTCCGACCGTAGTCATCAAGGTCGGCGATGGTACACATACTTACACAGAACTCCCATTTGCGTCCGGCAAGGCCGCAGATGTGTACTCGTGGGCGAAGGCTGAAACAAAGCCTACATATGCCGCCACTGAGATCACCGGGCTTGATGATTATATCTCCGGCGAGATTCAGGACACCAATACAACCTATCAGATCGTGCAGGATGGCACAGACGGACATATCCTCTATGTTCAGCACAGAAATGTCGGTGACTCCGGGTGGACAACGGATGCCACCATCACGACACCAGACGACAGCTATGATGACACCGCTCTGGCTGGCCGCGTATCTGCTTTGGAGACATTGGTTGGGAGCACGTCTGTCGCAACACAGATCTCTAATGCGATTACAAATATTGGACTGTCTGATGTGGCTACATCCGGTGCGGCTTCTGACGTGTCCATTGCTGACACAGGCAATAAATTTACTGCGACTACGGTAGAGGGTGCTCTGGCCGAGATTGCCACCGCTCTCGATTCTGCTGGCGCTGTGACCATGACTACAGATTCCAGCCCGTCAGACACTTCCCTGCTCAAGCGGTACACGCTGAGTCAGAACGGCTCGAACATTGGCACAATTGATATCCCGAAGGATCTTGTGGCTGTGTCCGGCCAAATTGTGAATCAGGACGGCTCTGGCAATCCCGGTACGTTCATTGAGCTGACCATTGACAATGGCAATCCCATTTACATCAACGTAGCTGATCTGATTGAGTATAACTCCGTGGCGGACACAGACGAAATCGACTTGACCGAGTCCGCTTCCCATCAGATCAGCGCCACCATTAAGACTGGTAGCATTGCTCTTGGTAAGCTGGCCTCTTCTGTGCAGACTTCCATTGGCAAGGCCGATACGGCTGTGCAGTCTGTGACCACGGGCACCACCAACGGCACCATCAAGGTGGACGGCACCCCAGTGTCCGTGTATGGTCTGGGTTCTGCGGCGTATGCGGACACGACGGACTTCGAAGCGGCGGGAGCGGCATCTTCTGCCGTTGCTGCCTTGGACAGCTCTGTTACCGCTACGGCGGCTTCCGGCAATCAGTATTCTGTGCTCACCGGGGTCACTCAGACTGACGGTATACTGACCGCAAAGACTGAGGTGCAGCTCGCGGCCATTGCGAAGACTGGCAACGTCAACGATCTTGTGCAGACTAGTGGCGACGTAATGGTATTTTACTGCGGCTCTTCGAGCGCACTGGTGTAATGTTGTGGGGGGAGGGGTACCCCCCCCCACTATATCCTGATCTTATATCCGTCTTCGGACGGGTATTGTTGTATCTCAAGGGAGGTTGGATGAATGGCGACAAAGACATTCAATACTCGCGTTCGGCATAAGCGGGACTCAAGTTCTAACTGGACGACAAACAACCCTGTATTGCTGGATGGCGAGATCATTCTGGTAGATACCGCAGATGGAACGCTCCGGTTCAAGGTGGGCGACGGTGTAAAAACTTACACGCAGTTGCCATTCACCGACGAGCCTTTGCGAAATTTAATCTCGAATCTGCCTGACCCCGGCACCACTGTGACGCTTAACACCTGGATAGCATCATGAGGTGATCGGGATGAGTTTATATATTGGTAATAACAAAATTGGGAAAGTAATTGTGGGTACACAAGAATCTGGTGGTGGGATCAATACAGATGATGCTACCCTGACATCCGGTGCGCAAATGCTGTCCCCATATACATCATACTCTAAAGGTACGAAATATACAGGTACCATTCCAACGAGGACAGATTCAAATATGACCGTCTCTGGCAATACGGTAACTGCGGCTGCCGGGTATTATGCGGACGCGGCGTCCAAATCGATTCCAACGGTATCTTTGGCAGATCCAACGATCAATGTAAACGCAAGTGGCCTGATTACCGCATCTGTGTCGCAAACGGCGGGGTATGTGGCAACATCTCAGTCTAGCAACACACGCCAATTGGGTACGCAGGCAGCCAAGACGGTGACGCCAGGAGATAGTGCGCAAACTGCCGTACAGGCCGGGTTGTTCACTACTGGGAATGTGACAGTGGCGGCTGTTAACGCAGACGAAACCACGATTACTGCAAATGGTACATATACACCAGAAACCGGTTCTTATTTTAACTCTGTCGTTGTAAATGTCCCGACCGGTGGTGGGTCTGTTTCTCTACAAAGCAAATCTGCAACTCCGACAGAATCCTCCCAGACCATCGTTGCCGATTCTGGATTTGACGGCCTTAGCTCCGTAGAAGTCGGGGCAATCAGTTCGACCTACGTTGGATCTGGTGTTTCAAGACAAGCTGCGGCGACCATAACCCCATCGTCTTCTTCGCAGGTCGCGGTTGCACAGGGAAAGTATACAACCGGTGCGGTTACGGTGTCTGCCGTTCCAACGGAGACTAAAAGTATCACTGCTAATGGGACATATACGCCAACTTCTGGCAATTATTTTTCCAGCGTTACGGTCAATGTTGAAGGCGATACATTCAGCACACAAGCAAAAAGCGCAAGCCCAACTGAGTCTGAGGTTGTTGTAACACCAGACAGTGGATACGACGGTCTTAGCTCTGTGACGGTATCTCCAATCAGCTCGACATATGTTGGCTCTGGTATTACCAGGCGTGATGGAACAGACCTGTCCGTGGACGATGAAATCGTGCTGGTGGCGGCTGGATATTATGAAGAAAGTTGTTATGCGTCTGTCGGGCGTGGTATCGAGGGAACGCCAACGGCAACAAAGGGGGCCGTGAGTAACCACAGCATCTCAATAACCCCGAGTGTGACGAACACAACGGGCTGGATCGCTGGTAACACACAAACGGGAACAGCCGTGAGTGTATCTGCATCAGAGCTGGTAAGCGGTACGCTGAACGTGACAGGCTCTGGGACACAGGATGTTACCAATTACGCTTCGGCGTCCATCCCTGCTGGCACTGCCACTGCGCCATCTACTATCTCTGGGAGTAGCGCCACCGTAAACACGGGAACAAACACGCTAACTCTTAGTAAGACGGTGAGCGTCACACCAAACGTATCCACCGCTGGATATATTAGTTCGGGCACGGCGGGAAACTCATCGGTTTCTTTGACTGCTAGTGTTACCACTAAGGCAGCGGCTACTTACTATCCGTCTACTTCGGACCAAACGATCAGCGCATCGCAGTATCTGACCGGGGCGCAGACCATCAAGGGCGTTACTGTATCCGGCCTGAGCGCGGATAAGATTCTGAGCGGTACGACTGTTAAGATTGGCGACAGTGCGGACGACGACCGCATCACAAGCGTAATGGGAACTGTCGTGATCCAGCATTACTATACTGGCTCTTCTACACCGTCATCTTCGTTGGGATCTGATGGTGACATCTATCTACGGGTGGTGAGCTGATGGCAACAATAAGACTCATACCGAGTACATACTATCTGTCAAATAGCTCATATCTGTCCGTTTCAAACGCGTCCAATATGTATGCGAATACCGACAGCACAACGTATGCGACAATTACCAACTCAAGGACATCGACAACTTCATACTATGCGTACATCAGAGGGTTCAACTTCGATGATATTCCGAGTGGCGCAACAATTAATTCGTTTACTGTTAAGGTCAAGTGTAACTATAGTGGCGGTTATTCACAGGCGATGTATCTGTATGATGGAACGAGTACATCAATGGGTAGTTCAGATTCCATCTCGTCAACAGTCACTACACATACATTCACTTGCAATTATTCGTGGGAGGATGTGGTAAATGCCGGTTCTGACGTCGGTATCCGCATAAACTGTAGGCGGTCCAGCCGTAACACAACGGCGCATGTCTATATCTACGGTGCTGAGATCCTTGTCGATTATACGATGCCTGTTGCAGCTACAGTCACATCGACGCTCACAGGTAACGGTACAATCAGCCCCAGCGGTGCGTACAGTACCTATGAGGACACAGAGTACACCCTGACCATCACGCCAACGAACACGAGCGATACCGTCACAGCGACAAAGGACGGCGTGGATATCACGAGTTCCCTCGTGGCGCATTATGCTGGCGGTGGTACCCTTGATGCGGATCTGGGCGAATACACGCTCGTGTCGGGCAGTTTCAACGGATCTGGTGCAACCTATTTCAGCGGCCTTGTCGGGAACGGCAGTGACGCAACGCAGACCACATCGAACTACTACTCTGGCGGGTCTGGGACGATAGCGGTCTTCACATATGACATGGGCATCACAGTGCCGTCTAACGCCACAATTGAGCGGGTGTGGTGCGAGGTCAGCGGACACGCTGAATCCACATCCAACTCGTCAGAGTATATGTGCGCCATGCTGATCAGCGGAAGCGCGGAGCTGACAGAGGAACTGAACTTCAAGGACGTCGGCACGAGCAACAGCACCCAGACGCTTGAGTGCGAGACGTTACCGACTGTGGCACAGCTGGCGAGCATGAAACTCCAGTGCCGTTTGGGCTACTATGGCGGTGCGATCAACGGTGCGACGGTTTATGTGACCTACTCAACTCCCAGCAGTGGTGTGGAGTACTACACATACACCTATACAGTTGACGGAGATGCCACGATTGCTGTCACCATTGGCAGTAGCGGGTCGTCGGATGTGATCTATTTTAAGGCTAACGGCGGCTGGACTTCGGCGACAGCTGTATACAAAAGGATAAGTGGCAGTTGGGTGTTACAAAGCGACCTGACAGCCGTTTTTGATGAGAATACCAATTATGTTCGGGGGTGAATAATAAATGGCAACAAAATCTAGTTCACAAGATTTATCTAGTCTTGTAATCAACAAGGTTGCTTCTCCGGAAGTATACGCAAGCATGGTGAGCGGAGGCCAAATCAACGCAGATGAATTGTATCTTGTCGCTGGTGATGAAACCGTTACGTACACCCTCGCACAAAGCGGAGACACAATTACTCTGACCGGCTCAGACGGATCGACATCGAGTGTGTCTGCCGATGCTTCCGGGGCGGCAAGCGCTGCTGTATCTGCACACAACTCCAGTGCGACTGCCCACTCCGATATTCGGAATGCAATCCCCACGGCCACTAGCCAATTAACAAATGATTCTGGGTTTATCACCACTGGAGATATCCCGGAAGGAGCGGCGGCTTCTACCACGCTTCCTGCTATGGATGGAACTGCCGCGACTGGTATAGAGCTTGCGTTTGCAAGGGGCGACCATGTCCACCCAACTGATACCAGCAGAGCGCCAACTAGTCACGCCTCGACCGGTACTACATACGGCAAGGGTACGTCGTCCAATTATGGTCACGTAAAACTATCAGATGCCACCGATGGCACGAGTGCCGCTGCCAGCGGCGGAGTTGCTGCGACACCAAAGGCGGTTTCCGATGCTCTTACATCTGCCAAAAGCTATGCGGATGGTATCAGCGCAAATGACTTTACGGATACGCTCAAAAGCAAATTGGAGGGAATTGAATCTGGGGCGCAAGTCAATACGGTAACCAGTGTTAATTCAAAAACAGGAGCGGTGAGCCTAACATATTCAGATGTCGGGGCCGCCGCTTCTAGTCATGGTACTCATGTGACATTCACTACGACAAAGCCCGTTATGGATGGGACGGCGGCAGTCGGAACGGCTACGACGGTAAGTCGTTCTGACCATGTGCATCCAACGGATACGAGTAGGGCTGCTGCCAACGACTTGTCTTCTCATACGGGTAATACCACTATTCACATCACCGCTTCCGAGCGCACGGCTTGGAACGCCAAAGCTGATGCAGACGATATTCCGACAAAGACAAGTGAACTCACCAATGATTCAGGATTTATTACAACGAGCGATATTCCTGAGGGTGCCTCCGCTTCCACTACATCTCCAAAGATGGATGGAACTGCAACCGCAGGTACTGAGCTTGCCTTTGCCCGTGGCGATCACGTTCACCCGACAGACACCTCTCGTGCGCCGACAAGCCATGCCTCCTCTGCGACCACCTACGGTACTGGCACATCCTCGAATTATGGACACCTCAAATTGTCTGACTCTACATCATCAACCTCATCTACCAATGGTGGTATCGCGGCGACACCTGCGGCAGTGAAGGCGGCATATGATCTTGCAAACAGCAAGACCGCAAATACCGGTACGGTGACAAGCGTTGCAACGGGAAATGGACTAACTGGCGGGACGATCACCACAAGTGGCACCATTTCTGTTTCATTTGGAACGACTACTCCTGCGTCCAACGGAACTGGCTCGGCTGGATCTGCGGCAACCGTTGCGAGATCAGATCATGTGCATCCTACAGACACAAGCAGGGCACCAACATCTCACGCGTCTACGGGTACCACATATGGGACAGGAACATCATCTAATTATGGGCATGTCAAATTGTCTGATTCCACAACTGCGACTACAGCGGCGGCGAGCGGAGGTACTGCTGCTACCCCTAAAGCAGTAAGTGATGCTTTGGCATCAGCAAAGAGTTATGCAGATGGTTTAACATATTCTGATGTTGGCGCTGCGTCTAGCAGTCACACCCACTCTGCGGCAACCTCGAGTGCAAACGGGTTTATGAGTTCTACGGACAAAACAAATCTTGATCAGCTTGTGGATGATATTGGTGACATCGATCTGTATATTCAGACAATCGCACAAGAAGAGATTCTGTCATATGACGGATCTAACATCATTGCACAAGACTCCTTTAAGAAACGGTTTATTGCGTACAATGATTATCTAATTGATATCATAGAAGACCTGTCTGCCCAGATCTCCAGTGTAAATACTGCACTTGGAAGTCGCATTAGCGCTATCGAAAGCACACTGGCCAATAACACATTCCTCACGGTCACACAGATTACAAGTGGCTCATCTGACAGTCCGTTGCTTGGATAATGACAATTAAACAATTGACACAAACCACGGATTGTCCGTGGATTTTTTGTTTTTATGAGGTGATTTATATGAACATGAAAGTAAAACCCGAAACTATTATCCGCACTATCATTCTTGCCCTGGCTCTGGTCAACCAGATCCTTGTAGCGACCGGGCACTCCCCTCTCCCCTTCGAGAACGAGACCGTGGCGGAACTGGTTTCCACGATCTTCACCCTTGTGGCATCCACATGGGCGTGGTGGAAGAACAACTCCTTCACTCAGGCGGCGCTTCATGCCGACGAAGTGATGGCGGAGCTCAAGTCGCTGCCGAAAGAATAATACAGCATTTGAGATAAAACAAGGAGGCGATGCTATGGGAGCACAACAAAGAGCTGTTGAAGAGGCCGAGAAGTGGGAGGGCTACCTCGAGAAAGCCACCAACTCACAACTCGACAGTTTTACAGGCAACGCAGGCAGAAACAACTACACCATCTTTGCACAGCATCTGTTCGAAAATGCCCCGAATCTGCTGAACGGCAACAAAAATGGGTGAATTTATGCCCCACCGCTTAGTGATAAGCGGAAGAAACCAACTCAAAACGGGGAAACTCCAGAGGTGGACAACCCCGTGGGTAAGACTCGCAAGAGATCCCGTAACGATCACAGCCACATAGGTAACTATGGGCGTATGTTGGCCCCCGGACAGGGGTGAAGGTATGATCTGAACTGCGGCTATAACCTAATCATGAAACCGCAGAGATAGGCCGAGAGACCTATCCGCCGCCGCATTGGCGGTCAACAAGCAACAGAATGATGAATGGTGTACAAGCTACTACCTTGATGTGTTCGTCCGGTGCTTCGGCGCAGAACGCACACAGAAGGCACTCTACCTCCCGTCCAAGTCTCTTGCGGCGGGATGTATTTATGCCGTGAGATATTATCAGGCGGCTGGGAAGTATGACAAGAACCCGGAGATCGGTGCCCAGATCTTCTTCTCCGACAGCTATGGCGATCCGAGTCATACTGGCATGGTGATCGGCTATGACAGCACCTATGTCTATACCATTGAGGGCAACACGAGCTCAACATCTTCGGAAACCATTATCAGCAATGGTGGCGGTGTTTTTCGGCGCAAATATTCTAGAAGCTACAGCCGCATCCACGGTTACGGGCACCCCGACTGGGCGTATCTGGATCAGGCGTATACCGAGGGATGGCAGAAGTCCAATGGTAAGTGGTGGTACAGATACACGGATGGCTCGTGGCCCAAGAGCGAGTGGAAGGTAATCGGTGGATACTGGTATTACTTCGACGCCGAGGGATACGTCGTCACTGATACAACTTGGACGTATAACGGCGTAACCTATACGGCGGATTCTGATGGCCATGTGACCAGTTCGTCCGGTGAGGTGGCCGAGACCCAGGCTGAGACTAAGCCCGAACAGGAGACTACTCCTGCAACTACTGAAGAAAAGGAGGAGTTCAACGTGGCAAAAACCTACAAGAACGGTTCCACCGAAGAGCCGATTTTTGCCGATACCACACTCAAACTGAAGACTGGATCTCTCAACCCGTGGGAGCAGTGTGAATGTCTGGCGATTGTGAACGGCAGATACCTTGTGAAGTATAAGGTGGACGGCACGACATCGACCTACAAGACCGGCTTTGCCGAGTATGACGGCGGTGTGAAATAAGGAGGCGCTCATGGCGACAAAAGTATTTGGAATTGATGTCTCCGCATGGCAGGGATCTTTCGACTTTGCCAAAGCAGCTAAAGAGGGCGTGAAATTTGTCATCCTCAAAGGCGGCGGAGCTGACGACGGATATTATAAGGACAGTAAATTTGAGACCAACTACAAGAACGCCAAGGCTGCGGGACTGTATGTTGGCGCTTATTTTTTCTCCAAGGCGCTGAACATCGACATGGCAAAAGCCGAGGCAAAATACTTCTACGAGCAGTGCCTCAAAGGGAAGCAATTCGAACTTCCCGTCTATCTGGATGTGGAAAACAAAACTCAGCTCGGCATTGGAAAGAACCTTCTGACGCTGGTGATCCAGACATGGTGTGATGCGATTAAAGCATACGGGTATCTCCCCGGCATTTATTCCTCTCTGGCCATGTTTTCCACTTACATGAATGACAGTTGGCTCAAGGACTACGAGCACTGGGTTGCGCAGTGGTCTACCGAGCTCCAGTACAGCGGCGCTGGCATGTGGCAGTTCGGCGGCGAGACCAATTACATCAGATCCAACAAGATCAACGGGCAGACCGTAGATCAGAACTATATGCTGAAGGACTATCCCTCGATCATTAAGAATGGCGGCTATAACGGCTATTCCAAGAAGACCTATACGGAGGGTTGGAAACAATCCAACGGCAAGTGGTGGTATCAATACTCAGACGGTACGTGGCCCGCTGCTACATGGAAGAAAATCGGCGGGAAGTATTACTATTTTGATAAGGAGGGATATGCGGTGACCAACCAATGGCAAGTCTATGACGGAAAGGCATATTATCTTGGCGCTGACGGCACTGTCGTGACGAACAAGACGCTGAAGATCAATGAGAACGGTGAGATTGTCCCAGCTGGAAACTTCTATCCGAAGCTGAAGGATATCACTTATAGTGTGTACAAGAAATCTGTCGAGAAAGCCATCGCCAAGGGCTTCGTGAAGGGCGAGGGAGGCGAAGGCGAAGAGAGAATTCTGAATCTCCCCGAGGAGTCTGTCCGTATGCTGGTGTTCCTTGACCGCGCCGGAGTCTTCGGCGAGTAAGGTCATGGTGATTTCATTGGAAGGACTGATGGAAATGACTGTTGGCCAACTCATTGGTAGGTTGGCCGGACTTATTGCGTTAGTTTCGATCTTTATTGAGTTTACTCCAATCAAGGTCAACCCAATCTCTCGCATCCTGTCGTGGGTTGGAAAGCGAACGACCAAAGAAGTGGTGGATCAATTCAATGTACTGGAAGATAAAGTACAGGACCTGTCCGATCAATTCGACGCGATGTCATATCTAATGGGCGAGCGTAATGCTATTGCCTGCCGATGGAGAATCTTGCAATTTGGAGATGAGTGTCGTCGGAACAGGCAGCACTCCAAAGAGATGTTTGACCAGGTACTCGAAGATATTGACATATATGAGAAATTCTGTGCGGATCACGAGGAATTTCGAAACAATAAGACAGTGTTAACCACAGAGAGAATCAAGGAGGCATATGCGAAGTGCCTCAAGGATGACACATTCCTGTAACATAGATGAAACCCAAGTTTCAGATTTGTTATGGCGTAGTATTTTGCGTCTTCAACACGCAATGGTGTTTGCAAACATAGTAGCCGATTACGTTTACTACGACAGATATATGGACGCTGGTCACAAAATCGAATCGCTCGGTTAGGCCGGGTGGTTAACAAAAAAATAGGGAACAAAGATTGGCAACTTGCCTTTCAGTGTTCCCTATTTTTTTTGCGCCTGTTTTTGAGATTAAAAATGTCAAACCAATTAGGCCAATGGCAAACAAACACTCGCCTAATTTGTTTGAAAACCGAAGTCCTTTTCTTCAAATGATGAAAAAGTGATGAAAAATACATTTTTATCAGTTATTTGAAATTGCTCTAATCGCGAAAAGCGTTGCGCCGCAACGGAATTTTAGCTACCATTTATTCCCATTACCAAAATCCTTCTATTAAGTTATATAACTTAGGGTTATAGTCTGTACCCACAACTTTTTTGCTCTAAAACAGCTGTATTACCGCAATTTTATAGCAAATCCCGAACTTTTTTGCGCATTTTCCAAGCACCAGAGCATTGGCAAATTTCACGTATTCTCACATATTCTCACGCATTCTTCATGTCAAATGATGAAAAAAGTGATGAAAAATCAGACAGCGTCTTTTGAGGCCGCGTTGGCATGCTTTCGATACAATCTTGCTGCCTCTGCCGCCGCGTGATTTTGTTGAGTGTGCAGGTAACGACTTGTCGTAGACATGTCCGTATGCCCCATCATATATTGCAATGCCATCATGTCCATTCCAGACTGGGCCTGATCTGTGCAATATGTGTGTCGGAGCATGTGTGGAATAATATGGGGAAGCTCTTTTCCTGTTTTTCGATGGTATCGATTGACGATTGACCTTAGCATATCCCTAACACCAATATCTTTCCTTGGGTTTCCATTTCTGTCAAGGATGAAAAACTTTGATGTGTTTCCACACGTAAACCCAGATCGTTTTGGGCCAGCTGCCTCAATCAGTCGCCTCGCAGACGCCTCAACATCATCGCTGATAAACACCACTCGGTTTCCAGCTTCCGACTTTGGTGTGAGCCACTCTCGGTTCGGTGTTAAATTTTGGAGCTGATGGTCAATCACAATGCAGTGGTTCTCGAAATCCACATTGTCTTCTGTGAGTCCTACAAACTCTGAGATCCGAAGCCCGGTTCCAAGCAACAGATTAATTTCATCAAAATGTTTGCGCGATACATTATCGCTCTTGATGAAACGGATGAACTCTTCCTTGTCTTGTTCGGACAGCGAACCCCTCTTATTTGGCGTCTCTTTTATGACGCTGTTCAGCTTGAACTCTGTTGGATTCTTAGTGAGTAAATGCAGTTCTTCACCCGCGAAGACAAACACGCTTGACAGACGCCCTTTGTAATTCATGATTGTCGTAACAGAGTAATTGTCTTTGTATAGAGCTCGACAAAACCACTTTACGTCTTTCACCTCTACGTCGTTTATCTGCATGTGAGAAAGCTTATACTTTCCAAGCACCTTATTAAACGTATTGATACCAATCATAGACTGTGGTTTCAGGCCAATTCTGGATTCTTTATACTTCAGAGCGGCCTCCATCACAGTACACCGGACAGAAAGATCTAGCTTTGACTTTATCTGTTTGGTCAATTCTTCTTCCTGTTCTCTAAGCGGTATACAGTCTCGCTTACCCTTTGGTAATGGATCTGTCGGGACAAGCCTCCAACTGGTCAGCGTTGTCCGGTTGCCATATTTGTCTGTGGCCTGATAGTAATACAGACCGTTTGCTCTTTGGCCCTCCCCTGTTCTTAGGTTCCGACCCTTACAATCCTTTCGCTTCGACATAATACCTCCTTCTTGAAGGAAAGGACTTCGGTTTATGTAATTGTACCATAAATGCTACAGGTGTTCAACCGAAGTCAATATCCTAAATTTCATTATGTTCTTCTATGTATCGCTCTAAGGCAGTTCGTTTGATTCGAGAATGTGCCCCATTCCGAAGCATTAACGATGGATTGTTACTGCATAAGGCGCGTAATTTATTCTGGCCTATCCCGGTATAAAGTGATGCCTCCTCGAACGAGAGCGTGACCTTTTTCCACAGCGGAATCTCTGGTTGCAATTGGCTTATATTGATACCCCCTTATGAATCATATCTTTTATGGGGCGGAGCGGCCCATATCCCACAATCAGAACCATACGATTTACCATCGCGATCTCGGCATCGTATGCTATCCGCTGAGTACGACTGTGTGGAGTAGCCGCTCCGCTGGTCCGAGCAGGGCGACTCGAACGCCCGACCTCCTGAACCCAAATCAGGAGCGCTACCAGCTGCGCTATGCCCGGATATGGCGCGGAGACTAGGGCCATCACTCCGCAGGTGCCCTCACCCTTTCGGCACTTTGATGGTTCAGATTCAATCTCGTCCGAATTGAAACCATAAACTAAAGGGACGTGGCGCTGACGGTAGGACTCGAACCCACAGTACCTTTCGGTATCACCGATTTTCAAGACCGGCTCCTTGCCAATTAGGATACGTCAGCATATGGGGCGTACTTTCTCTCGACAGCTACGCCAGACTGCCACACCCCTAGCTGAGAATAGGGTGATTTTGTGTGAGGAATAGGATATCACCTCACCATACCGTCCCGTCTCTCCGGCTTCTGGCTTCTTTACACCCCAGCGAGATACCAAGCCTCTATCTAGCTCGCTGCCGCTATTTCCCGGTAGCGATCCGGGGCGGTCTTTTCGCCGTACACACGACGGAGGCAGACCACAAGGCCAAAATTCGGGGCGGCGCAGTTGGTTTTGGACAGAACCGTCCGCGCACTACACCCCTAACACAACAACCTCGAACTAAACCCAGTCTAAAGGTGTCCATCTCCAGCGACTGGTTTTTACAAACGGATGGATTTCCCCGCTTTCAAATTACCCAACATGGGCCACTTACTGTGCTACGCATAGGTGTGTTGGGCCATGGTGAGAGGTGGCTTCATAGGTATTCATGCATCACCATTTTCTCCGCCAATATCGCATAGCGCTTCTGCGCATATCGGCAGATTCCCTACCTCTCTGGCAGCGCAGGTAGGATTCGAACCCACAATAATCGGAACCAAAATCCGATGCCTTAACCAATTTGGCGACTGCGCTATGTAGATTTTGCCTTTCTCATTCCCTCCGACACCAAGGGCGAGCTTTCACGACACTGGTTCCTGTAAACTTGGCCATAAGCAGACGGGAAACATCAACTTATTTATGTGCTTGGTTTAGCGCACCTGTGCCAGTCCTGACAGACGCATCTGTCGGTGTCATACCAGTCCTCAGACTGTAGTGGGCGGTGTAATTTGGGCTAACGCCCGTTAATAAAATCCTGATGTGAAGATGGCGCTTTATTCTCCTTTCGTAAGAATTGGCTACAGATCACTCCGCTGGAATCGGAGTTGGAGCTGGCAGTCGGCTCTGCCCCGACGACCCATTCCTTACAGGGGAATTGCTCTACTAACTGAGCTATGCCAGCGTGTTGGCGGATATTATTGTGCGCCGCCCCGCACCATTCTTCATCTAGGGCACATGAGATTTCCTACCGAAAAAGAACAACTCACCGCCTGCGCCATTATCATAGCACATAATTCTAGATTTGTCAATAGGTTGAATGAGATTTATTTTCCCGTAATTAGCTGCGACAAAGGGAGGGTCTCTACCCAGTCGCAGAACACATGCCAGTCGGGCAATCTGTGGTCGCGCCGCTGTGCATAGATGTTTTTCAAACAACGATAATTCGTTGTCATGCCAGCAGTAACTTCGAAAGCCGCCGGCAAGTTGTACAGGAGCATGCGGTATGCTTCTAGTTTTAATTCATGCGTTGCTGATGGCTCATTCGCAATCTGTTCGTATTTGTGCTGCCAGTATTCTGCCTCCTCAATGGCATTATACGATGCATAGCTATTACAACAGTCAGCAATATTCATTTTTGCAATTCTATGCATTGTGCTAAAGCTGGAAATGAAGTTCAAAAATGTGTATCGTTCTGCTTCAACCCAAGCTTTATTACTGAAGGTCATGTCAAAGTTCACCGTGATGCCTGTCAAGAACTGATCGTGTCCGCCGCCCTTCGCCGTGGCCAGCTTAATGGCTCTTTTGATGTGTGGGTTGTCACAATCGCCGCTCTCGATGCACTGCTGAATCTGATCTACGGCCTCATCAAACTCGTCTTTGGTTGGCGCTCTATCCATCATAGGATATCCGCTTCTGTAGATAGATGACGCCAGTCCGTTTACTTCTACGTTCTCAATCTTCGCCATTTTATTCCTCCTATATGTAATCCCAGTCGCCGCCGATGGCTTCCAGTTTCTCTGATATAAGTAAATTACTGAACTCTTCCTGTAAGACATTATTCAAACAGTCTTCACAGTAGTCACTGCCCTCGTATCTATAATCGGCATAACAGCCACATTTATCACAGTAAATAACTGGGACATTCTTGTTCGGGCAGGATGGGCCTAAACACCCAATCTCTCGTGGGCACCCCACACAATAATCTTCAAATGCTATCATCGTTCCCTCGGCTTAGACATCTCGGCGGTGATTTGGATGAACTCTTTCCCGGGCTTAAATGCCGGGAGATTGCGTTCTGGGATTGGCACCGCTTCTTTGGTGCTTGGATTGCGGCCCAAACGTGCATTGCGGTGATCACGGTAAAAGGTGCCGAAGTCATTAATCCTGACATCCTCCCCAATAGAGACATGGTCCACAATGGTAGACATGATTGCTTCGAGCGCCTTCTTCATCGCGGCCTGGGTGAAGTTGGCTCTGACCGCAGCTGTTTGAATTAGTTCGAACTTATTCGTAAGCATTCCTCCTACTCTATAACTTTGTATTTATATAGAACCCAGTACTGACCCTTGTCGAGCGAGAGCCATTCTTCTTTGACCTCAATGACACTCCCCTTCTCTATAGGATTTCTCTGGACCAATACTGGAGACAAACTTAGTGAGGCTTCCTTGCCGGAGCCAATCGATCTGGTTTTAATGCGCACCTTCCACACGCCCTTGCCGCCCCACTTGTTCATAATCTCATAGTAGTCCATGATGTAGAGTTTACGGCGGTCTTCCTCGCGGCCAGTGACCAGATCTATATATCCGAGATACTCCTGCTGATTCTCGGCCTTCACTTTGAAGGAAACATCAGGGATTCCGAGCGAAAGAATCACTTGCTCAGCCTCTCGCAGGAATGCTATGACGGCATCTTTGGACTCAAACTTGTATGAGCTTCCGGGGGTGCCGTCCTTTTTTAGGTTGCTGGCGTACTTTTCGATGAACTTTAGGCGTTCGCCAACTTTGTCGCATTTGTAGGACTTGGTCTCGCCAAATTTGAATTCCTCCACCATGCTGTAGATTCTTGATAGCTCGGAAATATTACCAAAGTCTGAGAAATAGCCGACTGAAATAAGAGCGTCCATGCGACGTTTGTTCATATCGCGGATGCCATTTGTGGAATCCAGAATCACATCCACGAATGCCCGTTGCTTTCCATCGTGGGCCATCTTATATAAGGCAAGCGCAACCTTTTTGCCGACATATTTGATGTCTGCGGCCCCTTTTGCAATTTCTTTGGTGTCCTTGTTGAACACATATGTGTCTGAGGAGACGCCGTACTTCGGTGGAAGGATTTTGATATGGAGCTGAGAGGCAAGCGATTTGGCATTTGCCACATCTGATTCATTGGCTGCATTATTGAGCAATGCCACGATGAATTCATATGGATAATATGTCCGAAGCATCGTACACAAATAGCCAATCATGCTATAGCCGACGCTATGGTTATAACCAAATGAGTATCCAGATGCATCACGCAGGACTTGTACGAAATCCTTGACCTCTTCCTCAGCTTCTGCTCTAGGTTTGTCCGACAGCTCACAGTATCCATCAATCACATCCTGCATCATGGACTCCAATTTAGCAGGATCTTTATCTGCAATTGCACGACGCACTGTGTCGGCTTTGGAACCTGGGAACCCACAAGCCTGTTGAAGGAACGCAATAACCTGCTCCTGATAGACGCAGTATCCAAGGCTGTCCTTAAAAATCTCATCAATAAGCGGCGTTGGGTTCTTGTTCATCTTGTGCTCCATGACCTGATCCCTGTATGACGCACCTGACGGTCTGATACTCGCGGTTACAAGGGACATATCATAGATGGAGTGTGGCTTATACTTCTTCAGGCACTGGAATGCGTAATCTCCCTCCATCTGGAATACCCCAACCGGGCTTTGAATCATGTTCTCCCAGACCTTTTCGTCATCCCAGTTGACCTCATGGCTCTTTGGGTATGGGATCCCCGCCAATTTACAAGTATCGAAGATGATATCGATGTTTCGGAGCACAAGCATGTCGAATTTCACCAATTCGATCTCGTGGCTCCAGAGCATATCCAGATTCAGAACCACTTCTCCATCTTTGATGAATGTCCCATAGTGATCTGGTAACGTGATTGGTGAGATGATAACGCCTGCCGGGTGGAATGACTGTGATATATATGTACCGACTAAACCGTCGAAGTAATAGAATATATCCGGGTGCGCTGTGCGGCAACTATCAGGGTCTGCCTCGTATTCTTTTATTATAGACTCTGCATACTTGAGCGTATATTTGCCCTCATCTTCAGCCTCGTGTTCTATTTTCCAACGCTTTCCCAACGCTCCGACAATCAACTTAATTGTCCCCTTGTCTTGAAGGGTCCCAAATGAACTGACTCGCGCCACTTTGTCGCGCCCGAATTTTTCAATGATGTGTTGAAAGATTTTAGGGCGGTCTTTTTCACGACAATCCACATCGATATCACCAGCCACGATACGGTCGGAATTCGCAAAACGAGCGAAGTTTGTGTTCCACCTTACGGGGTCCAGATCGATGATGTCTGTCAGATAGGCACAGCGGCTTCCGGCCACAGATCCACGGGACGGACCAATGGGCATTCCCTGTTCCTTACACCAGGAGATGATTTCAGATTCGGCCTGCATGAAGCCTGCCATTCCTATTTTTGAGAACACCTCCAGTTCGTAAGCGGCGTCCTCTCTATACTGGGCTTCCTCTTCTTTGGGGATGATGCCCTTTCTCAGCTTATCATCAAGGCCGGACCAGACGTTTTTGCGATACGCCTCCTCATCTGCTTCCGGACTCCCGTATAAGATGGGGTATTTCATAGAGAAGTCCAGTCCGAAGTCCTCCACTGAATCCGCAATATCATTGGTGTTCTCAATAGCCTCCATCCACAGTTTCTCTGGGAGTGCATCTTGCACACGGAAGGCTTCTACCATCTGGTCATAGCTTTTGAATACGAGATCCAACTCGTCTTCGGACTCATAGTGCTGACCTTTATATAGCATCAGAATGTCCCGGCACTCATTCTTATAGTAATCAGAGCTGTGGGAATCTGTTGTGGCAACTAGGGGCTTGTGATACTTCTGAGCGAGACTCGCAAGCCATATATTGTAATCTGCCTGAGACTGGCAGTTGTGAGGCTGGATCTCCAAATAGTCCATGCGCTTTAGGATAGGCAGGAACATTTCGTCATCTGGGTCCAGCTTGTTGAGAGGGCCAGCCAGACAGGCTGACAAAGCGATTATGTTATCAGAGAGATTGATGAATTCCTGCCCGCTGATTCTCGGCGCGAAATAAAAGTGATCATCATCGCAAGCTGTGCTGATAAGCTGATTGAGTTCCAATACTCCGTCATAGTTCTTGGCAAGAAGAATACAGTGCATATTGTCACGGACTTTCTTCATCTCGCCGTCCACAGGCTGAAGCAATGTCTTCGTGATGTACGTTTCCACACCGTGGATGTACTTGATTCCAGCTTTGTCACAGAGGATTTTGTTCTCGACCCAGTTCTTGAGGTATCCATGATTAGTGATGGCGAGAGCGGTCTGTCCATATTCGAGACACTTTGCTATGTAGTCGGAAGTTTTAGTAGCAGAGTCGAGAAGACTGATGTCTGTATGGTTGTGAAGTTGTACGATATTAGGCATCAAGCACCCCCTTGCTCTGGCCCCAACACATCATTGGTGTCGGCGTGTGGCCAATCCAGTGGTTCATCATATTTCTTCTTATCCCACGAATATACTCGATCATATTCTTCTGGGCTGCTATAGAACCTCCGGCTCCAAGTATCGTACCAGACCCCTATAGAGCCCACCTTACCTCTCATGCGGTCTTTTGAACACGAAATCTGAACATCATATTTAAGTAACTCCTTGGGTGTATGAGAATATTCAGCTTCGCCGCTTTTTTCTTCATCCGTGATCCTTGCCAACGTGATATTTCGGTGGCACAGATTGCCCAATTTCGCAGTTCCGCTAATGTCATCGAGCGTAATCTGTTGTCCCTTTGCGACTTTACGGAGATGGCACACCAATAGAATCGCCACGTTATATTTTGTAGCAAAAGCTACGGTTTTGACCATGATGTTTTTCTGAGATTCCAGTTCCTCATCGCTAGAATCCATGATTGTCATAAGATTGTCTAATACAAGAACCTTACAATCATATCTCCGAACCACATCCTCCGCAGATTTGAGCAGCGAATCAATGTCAGATGTTTGACCATCTTTATAGATAAAGCATCGACCCCTATAGGCTTTGCTTATTTTATTTGACACACCTGGGTTAATCTGATAATAATCAGAGCCGTCAGGAGCGTTGCTTTGACTCACATTTCTCGGGCCAGCAAATATGTAATCAATCCAGTTACGGTTTGTTTGTTCATTCAATTCTCCAGAATAAATCCACGAGTTTATTCCTGCGTCCATAGCATTACAGAGAATTGTGCTGACTAAACTAGATTTACCGGATGCGGCCTTTCCAGAGACCAAAGTGACGGTCCCATAATAAAGTTTGCCAAGCATCTTATCTAACGGTTTGATGCCAGTAGTAACTCCATCAAGCTCTTGCAAATCCACTGGTTTGACATCCATGATGTCTACAACTGACGCAATAGGTGTCTCACGAGCATTATGGATCATATCCATGACGGCATCTTTCCCAAAATAGAAAAGCACCTCATTGATATCCTTGATATCTCTGTCGAGCTGCGCGATGTGACCCATATACTTATCTGGGATTTCCATGGTCTTACAACGCCATGCTCCAAGTCTGGTCGTCGCTTCTTTGTTGAATTTCTGACCAGCTTCATCCATGTCTCCGGCGAGAATAATCTCTTTGTACATATCCAGCCAATCATAACAACGGTCTATAAACGTCATGGATTGCGCCCCAAAGGGGATACTTACAACATTTTTCCACCCTGCTTCATACACGGATAGGCAATCAATTTCCCCTTCGCAGATCACGAGAGGATAATCTGGATTGCACCTATTCATATTGAATAGGATCGGAGTTGTGTCTGTGTCTTTCTGCACCCAGCTTTTTTGTTCTCCGTTATCCTTATTAACCTTCCGTGCAGGACGGTATTTCATGGTGAGAAGTTGGTTATTTTCATCACGATAAGGAAACGCGATATTGCCTTTGCCATCGGACTGAATCCCACATTTTCGTATTGTATCTTCGGAGATCTTTCGCCAACCCAAATAATCAATGACATCCTCTGCTGGTTCCTGCTCCTCGTGTGGGTACCTATATTTCCTATCCACATGAACCTTGTCCCACAGCACATCCATCTCAGCCATCTCAAATAGCTTTTTAGCCGCGTCAACGAAACTCAGGTTTTGACCATCCATCAGGGCGCGAATAACATCCGTAGACTCTCCACAGCTGAAACAATGAGCGGAATAGTCTTTCCTGTTATAACTAAAACTGGGATGTGATTCATTATGGAATGGGCACAACCCATTCAGTTTATTTGGATTCCACTGAGCGACGCCGTAGGACTCGGCAATAATCTCAGCATTCTGGTCTCCAAGCTTCTCCTTGGCCCTCAAGATCAACTCTCTCAATTTCGCCTTATCCGTAGGCATTTCCCCCTTTAATTATCCAAATATACCCATCCAACAAATCCGGTTCCATTGCCGCCCGTATGGACTTCTGGTTTCAGCGCAGTATCTCGCATATTTATTTGCCGCATTTCTAGGAACTCCAATTCCCATCAGCTTCTTTATAAATCGCTTGCGAGAAAATTTCGGATATGTAATGGTCATTGTGAATCCACCAGACAATTCATTTAGTCCTGAGATATAATCGCTTGGAACTGTCTGCGTCTCGCAAGTAATGTCTGGACAACTCGCCAAATCAAATCCCATCACTCGTTCTCCCGTCTCGCTGTCATAAGCCACAACAGACAACGGGGTTGCATTCTCAAAACCCATCTAATCTTCCACCTCGAATCCTATTGCTTGTAGCTTTTCTACAAGATTAATCCAAGCATGCTCTCTGCATTCTTCACATAGGTGCCTTTTCTTGTATACATACCACGTCTTCCCGATGCATATCTTCGCTTCGAAACCAGAAGGCTCAGGAGTCCATCCGTCATCATATTCGAGCTGGTGTTGTATAAATTCTCCGCACTCGTCACAATAAAACATGTGCATTCGTTCCTGCTTAGTGACGGTGATAACTTTAACTTTGTCCATTTTGCCTCCCATCAAATTCGGGTTTTATATCTGTGGTTGTGCAACGCGTATCGATCCGCGAAGTGTTACAGTATGCGCACACGGGTCTTCGTAGGTTTCAAATCTCACATAATTCTCCAGATCATCTGTTATTTTTCTCATAACGCTCTCTCGGGCAAACCTACTAACTGTATCCTCGCCATACCGATCCATGTCCTCTATAGCAAAAGCCGATTCAGCCATAAGCGTAACCACAGGTGCTTCCTGTATCTCAACAAAATGTGTGCGTTCCAGCATGTCTGTCGTGCTTTGCTTTTGTTTTTGGATAATCCAGAAAACAGAGCACAAACCCCCTCCAACTAATATCCCAGCGATAAAGGCTACTGCCATTACTTCACCTCCGGCGGATCTGGCAATCTATCGTCAACATTGATCCACTTAGTTGTCTGCATAGATAGCAATCACCTTCTTCCAATACGGCCCGTACCTCTCCTTCTCTTCTTTTAGCCGCGCCTGAAACTCATCCTCGCTTGGCTCTGCATCAGAGATGCCGCGATCTCTCAGTTCTGTGGCCATCTCATCCCAGAGCCACTCCTCGAAGTCCTCCTCGAAGCTATCTCTGTCTGAACATACGCAGTCACTATATGGGGTCTCGCAATCCAGGATTTCTGTAATACGAAAGCTAATGCTGGAGCAATACATCCAATAGTAATCTCCTCCGCAGTTGGCCTCTTCACCTGCCAGCACCACGATGGGCAGATCTGGGTTGTTGAGAATGAGTTGCCGCAGCTCCTCGGTTTTCTGAGTCAGATCAAAAGGAATTATATTTCTCATTTATGTACCTCCAATTCTGGTTACTGTAGCCATTATATTTGTGTCTGGTGCAGCAACCGCATGGAACGAAATGTCCGTGGTCACATCTGGGGGACCACCAAACACCATCTTCCTCTGCCCGGACCAATCACAGTAAACAGGACTATGACTGATTGTCATCTCCCCCATCTCTGGCACAACGAATTGGGTGATCTCGCACCCATCCACACGGATCTTCAGCCAGAATGGCTCATGATGATCGAAGTCAATCACAGACATATCAAAGTAGATCGTCCCGCAGTATGGACACTTGCTCAGAGCCGGGTCATATGGAGCCGCACAGTTCGGGCAATTCTTATGTTTTGCCATAGTTCACCTCACCAAACTGGTCTTTTATTCCGGCTCATAACAAGCACCACGCTCGAAGGCCTCTGCAATCACATCGTCCAACAGTTCGACGCAATCATCACCCAAGTATTCTTGGATGATTCGCCGTAGGCTGCGCTCCGCATCGATTTCTCCAAACACCGTCCAGCTCTCACCGTCTGGCAGATAAATTGTTTTCGCCATCAGGCACCTCCTCTAGTTTCTCGCCGCACTGTTCACACAGCCCCTGCGTTACCGAGCAGGAGGGGCAAACCCTCCCACCCGGTGTATGCGGGGTCACAATTTTGTAACCGCAGACCTTGCATTTAGTTACTGCAAATCCGTCAAGATAAACACCGCCATCGCATCTATCACAAATCACTATCGTTGCCCTCCAAGAAGTCTACAATGCAGCTCACGCGGAACGAAAACTTTTCAGCACACTCATGCATGGTCTTCCCCGTAAATGTGTTTGAGATATTGAGGGCGTCTTCCAGAGTGATTTTATATGTAACGTCAGGCTCCGCCGCATTTACATATTTCCACAGCGCAACTTCCATGTTGTCCAGCCAGCGGATGATGGACTTTTTATTCTCGAAGTCGTAGAGGGTCTCCACCCACAACTCATACATATCAGTGTCTTTGTCATAAGTCAGCTCAATATCATTCAGCCCGCCGCTGATGTTGTATCTCTCAGTGACACCATCCTGATCGAGCGACCAGACAGGAACAAATTCATCCCAATCTGTTTCCTGATTATCATCCTGAGCAATATTGCAATTCTGCTTCTCATATTCCCGCTCAGTGAGTTCCATGAGGCTGTAGTTGGCAAGATCTCGAAGAGTGTCGCAGATACTCTCATCTTTTATCTGTGCCTCATATCCCGGCTTCATCAACTGCTCTAGCCGCGATAGCTTGTCCTCAAGTCTGATGCAGATGCTCTCAGGATATTTAGCCCGGAGTTTGGCATAGCTGTCACCATAGTCCGCATTCTTCGCGGCATACAAATCAGAAAGCCCATCGCAGAACTGCTTGTGTATTTCAACTCTTGTCACTGGGCACCTCCAGTACTTCCGAACCCGCCGTTGCGAACGCCGGTGGCGTTATCATCTTTCGTGATTCCATACGGCAGGAAGATTGCCTGAGCAATAGCGTCGCCGCGATTGATCTCCAGTGTTCTATTCTCGCGATCTTCATGACCGTTATAGGTCATCATGCACCAGATATGCCCCTCGTTGTCGGAATAAAAATAATCCTCATCCACAACTCCAACAAGGTTGTCCGGCACAAATCTATGCTTTGTTCCAAGTCCGCTTCTTGGATAGATCGTCAGCACCCAACCTTCGTCCATCTCACAGCGAATGCCGGTCGGGATTTTGATAGATTCTCCACACTCCAGACTTACCCAAATCGGAGAGTATATATCATAACCGGCGCTTCCTGCCGTTGCTCGCTGAGGCAACTTAATCTGGTGATACAGGTCGAGAATTGCATCCTCGGTAATGGCGTCGGTCTGCGATCTAATCGCCGCCGCCCACTGATCGTATGAAACTTTGCTAAACTTTCCAACTCGATTCACTTGCATTCCTCCTAGCACAGGATATATTTCTCTGGGTGATCATAAATATAGGTGGCCTGAGCTTCGTCCGTGACTTCTTCGCAACCATAAATGTCAAGCCATGTTATACGGTTCTTAAACTTACGCTTCGCATCACTCTTGGATTTTGCCAGCACATAATAGCGCGGCTTGTCCTGATTGTTCGGGCGGTAGTCCGCTTCGATTTCAAAGAGTCTCATTATCTCTCCTTAAAAATAGTTTAGACTGGACCGGTGGTCCCACAGGTATTCGCAGAACTGATTCCAGTTCATCCTAACTTGCTGATATACATCGATCTTTTCCCCGTCTCCGTCTGAATACGGAGGCCAATGCTGTAATACGATCTCCCACTCTGACTTGCTCCAATAGTAATACATTAAGCTCTGGCGGATTTCTTCGAGGAACGACCCCTTGTCGGGGTTCCTTCCTTTGCCGTATTTGTTATATATCTTGCGGCAGTCTTCCGAAAACCCGCCATGATCGAAAATGTTATGCGGTTCAACGGTCTTGCGATTCCAGTTCCCCACCCAAACATTCCACTCAAGTCCCATATACATACGCCTCGTAATAGTCACGGCAAACACGAACGACGATATCCCCACCATCCCAACTTGCCATAACGAATGTGTCACCGGATCCAACATATGTATAATCTGTCTCGCCGTTACGCAACTTGCGTATGCATTCGTCAACATATCGCTGAATTTCCTGGTCGGTAAGATGAACCCCGTCTCCGAAGTGATAAAAGGCTTCCGGCCACTCATCCTGTGCCATTTCTTTGACCAAGATAATACTGCCACACTTCGGGCATTCTAGTCCCTGCCCGGTCTTTCCATAGTCGTCTTTTGCCATACATATATCGTCATCCGTATATCCAATCGTGCTGCCGCATTTCTGGCAGAGACACTCATTCATACTCTTTTCTTTCAAAATTATAGCCATATCTGACCTCCTTTTATGTAATAGTCGGTGTCCCAAGAATACAATGACAGTTCCCAGAGCCGCCATTCTTCGGATTTGATCCGCAGGTCGCACACGGAGGCGTTGATACATTTAGGCTAGATATCGCTGTAGGAGCCTCCATATAAGGAACACCTGGTTCTCTGAATGGTACTCTCATCACCCGTTCCCTCACACCTTCCCAAAACCAGCCGCATTTTGGGCAGGACTTTCTCGGGACCGGAGGGTATGTTGCAATTACCTCGTCTCGTAAATCTCCACCACACCTTGGGCACGTCTCAATAATAATCATGTTTCTTCCTCCACAGTCCAGTTAGAGTGAATCCAGTAAATCAGATCGACTGGTCCGCAAAAAGGATACTCATGTTTCATAACGCATTCATCCATGCGGTAATCATCTCCGTCAAGCGGGATCAACCTCTCCCCGTCCCACTGGCAGTAACCAAACAACATGTCACCGCCATTATGGTCGTTAGTGCGGACCATTATGAGATCGATTGGGGGCGTTCCGGTGAGAATGTCGGCTACCGTATAAGACGGATGGCGCTCATATTTGCCCGAACAAATGGTCATTTATAACCTCCTCGCATACTGATTATCTGACGAAAGCTCAACGCCGAGAACTTCGTCATAGATATGTGGTCTGTTAGGAATAAAGCGCCCAAACTTCACGATGATATTGTCATATTTAGACAGTAGGAGGAGCTCTGAGCTAATTTCATACTCGTTGTATCCTGTATAAATCACAATATCATCATGGCAGTTATAATGCTTGCGCATTGCCCAGACCAGAGACATTACATCTCCAATGCTGTCAAGCGGCTCAAGCCCCTGTAAACAGATTGCACTTGTTATATCGTTGGAGAGATACGCCTCGCAAATATCGTGAACGTCAAACTCTCGCGTTGGCGCGGAGGCCAGTTCACTGTTCTGGCAAACTGGCACCCCTGCCTCCTTGTCGCATTTGAATGAGCAGTTTGGGAACTCAAGGGTCATGCATGGCTTTTTGTAGTTGACGAAGTCCTCAAAAATAATGCCCTTTAATTTCATTCGATCTTCTCCGCAGTCGCGTTGATCTCCTCCCAGCGACGGAGCTTGTATTCGTCAGCTCTCTCGCTGGACCATGTGCTAACTCTGGTGTAAACTTTAATACCGTCGCTTTCACGATATTTTGGATAATACATATTGTTTGATTTCACTTACCTGACATAGAGGCAGAACGTCAACTGCCTGCGCTTTTGGATTTCGCCTAATCATTTCAAGACCGAAGTAATCTTCCAAAACACCTCGGCAGCAGACGGCTTCGGCCAATGTGTCCCATGGCTTAAAGTAATACCGTTTATTATTATGAGAAAAATCCACCGTGTATTTACCACGCCCATCCGGCGCAATACCTCTGATTCCAATCTGGTTATCGATTCGTTGAGACACATTTTGTATGTTCTCAAGCCTCGTTACAACCCGAAGATTTTCTCGGCGGTTATTCAGCGAATTCCCATCAATGTGATCAACTTCGTGCCCAGACAGGATTTCCTTATCTCGTAGGATAAATCTGTGCAGATAGATGACATCGTCTTTGTATTTGGAGCCACTGAGCAAATAATATTTGTTCTTCTTTTTGCTTACCCGCCACATACGATTTGAAACATCCTCATAATCTTCTTTACTGACGTATCCGGTCACGACGCCATCTTTATAAGTAACATTGACAGCCGCATAATCGTCATACAATGTCCAAGTATTTGTGGAAGACTGAATTGTCGTACTGGTATTCCGAATATTGGAGCAAAAACAACACCTTTTTGGAGGGCGCTCAAAGAGGTTTTTCATAAGCACTGGAACTTTTGCGCCGCAGTTCAGGCATTCTGACAATCTGTACTTGCGGATATCATTCGGTATCGGCTTTCCAATATTAATCCAATCTTCTTCAACACAATAATTACGAATTACTTTTCTTTTGCCAAATATCTGTCCTGTGAAATCTTCTCTATTAGTCATATGTATTTCTCCTTATTTCTAATCGGAATAGACTATACCTTCGTCCGTGATCGGACGCCTCTTGGTAGTCGTTGGGGCCATCGCATTTCAGCTATGCCTGCGGATTTCCCAATACTTCAACTTATTACTGTCCCGGAGTGATTAGTTCCGCCGCCACTCGGTTTCCCTGTGGGTTAGTATTGAAGTCTCTAAGGGGGTCCCCGCATATTCGAGGTTTCTTGTTTTAGATCGCGTTACCTTGTTGCCAAAGCATTGGGCAGTACACCACTTTACCCTACGATCCTCGTGAACTCCGCATCTACAGGTTTCCCGCACACTGGGCAAGTATCTCCGTAGAACGCATGGTTGTCTTCGCACGACTGAATTTTGGTATTGAATGCGAAATACGTTACACCGGCATCAGCGATGTAGTTTACCATCTTCCACGCCTTCTCAAAACTGTCAAACGGCGCGTCGATATTGGCATGGAGGATCGAGCCTCCGTTGCAGTAGCCGTCGAACTCGGCGGCGATCCGCACACGTTCCTGTAACGTGGTCTGGATCCCCAGCGGAATGAACTGGTTTCCATACAACGGCAAATCGTAGATGTTGGCGTCAGGATAGAAGAACTTGTCCTTTTTCATCAGCTTCGCAGCCGCTGATTCGCCTGGGATCTGTTCGGTGTTGATTTGGTAATCCACCGTGGGATCTGCTGCGATAAAATCGTCTGCTGCTTTCCGCATCGTCTGGAAAATCTTCTGACCGAAAGTAGACGCCAGCGGCGTGTAGTATGTATTTCCAAACGGATCGACCTTGGTATATCCGAATTTCTTCATTGTCTCATAGATACCCAGGAAGCCCACTGTATTATAAAGGTGCTCGAAATCAATGAGGCCCTTGGAGAAATTCGGGAGGAGCCCCTTCCTGACATTACTGCGGATGATGCTCCTGACCACATCCAGAGCGCGGAGGCAGACAGTCGTCCTGTGATAAAGCTCGTCCAGATATTCCTCTTCAGTTGTGCAATCCAGCGCGATTCTTGCGAGATTCACAGTATTCACCTTTACAGAACCGACCTTGAGCGCCGTTCCGCCAATACTGTTGAAATAGCCGAGGTCTTGGATATTGGACTTGAGTCTACAGCAGTTACTCAAACTGTTAACAGAACTGTCCACAAAGAGATTTGAATCAGACCATTCCATATTGTGTCGCACAGCATATTTGGCAAATTCCTCATCTACAAATTTCCCGTTCTGCCGGAGAAGACTGATAGAATTAACAGGGAACGTGAACATGTTTTCCGAATGGATTGCCGCCATTTCTTCCAGATACCATTTTTGGAATTCAATGATCTCCTCCTCGTAGTCGATCATGAATGATCCGTCTGGAAATACTGCCCCGCCGAACAGCGCTTCAAAATAAGGATGGTCGAAAATCGAAGTATTCGTAAAGGCCGATTGCGAACCATCGCGGCAGTGGCTTTGATTGACTGCATAGATGAATCTCTGGATATTGCTTTTTGCGTACCGCTCCCCCATCTCTTCCGTCAGTCCCATATATCCTTCTGTAATATCCTTCTTCCAGAAGTAGAACATATAGGGAATGAGATTCGGGAGTCCCACGGCTCCGCTTGTACGGTTGGATGTGAAGCTGACAAATTCTTTCACAAAATCCACAAATGTGATCAAGTGCTGTGCCGGTTTTGCGTTCCGACCTTCTTCGAAGTACATTCCCTTCTCAGCAAGATCCTTCAAATCATAGGCAAAACAATAGCTCTTGAGGGTGCTGGTACTGGCATCATGCAGATACAGAGCGCCGATCCACTCCAGTCGCAACCACTCATTAGCGGCTTTGAATCCGTATTTGTCCTGGATCTCCTGATAGATTTTACTGAACGCAATCAGCTTTTCGTGAGGCTTGGACATTTCTCGTTCCAGCGTGACGATGTCCTTATGTGATACATTGGAATTCCCGTCAATGCTCGCATCTGCAACAACATCCTTAGCCGCAAAATTATCTATGAAATCCGTATAGGAAAGCTGCCCGTCATCAAACCCATTAATCGCCGCTATCTCTGTACCGAACTCAGCCTGTAGTTTGTTGTACTGCGTTGTAAAATTCTTATTCAACCGGATATTAACTTCCATCTCATTCCTCCTTACTGGGCATTAACCCATTTAATCGCTTCGGAGAACTCCATATAATTGCCGTCCACTTCGAGGATCGGTGCAGCCAAAAAGCCAAGTTCCATCATCTTGTCCGTATCAGAGCAAACCTCGTACTGGACGCCACTTTCATCAAGTTTCTGCTTTAGGACATTACACTTAGGGCACCCAGTCGAAAACAACGTCACTGCCAATAGCAATCATCTCCTTTATCAAATAAGTCTTTTATTATTCATCTTCATCTGAGCAGATGGATTTGAACTCCATCTCGGCATTCGGAGAATCGTAATTAAAATAGAATCTACGGTGGAAGCTTGGGAATATATGTAGTTCTGGGCGTTCCAGCTCTAACTCGGGTTTCACTGGCATCGTCTTATACTCCCACCATTCAGATCCGTCATATTCATGGCGTTCAAGCCACCAATCATCGCCGCACACGATTAGGTTTTCGTTCACCTCAGCACCGCCATAACCATTGTCATAGAACTGGTCAGCAACCCGACGAAATACCTCCCACGGGATGCGGTACAAACCAATTCCAACCCAGCTAACATCCTTGAGATCAAGGTTGTACTCGGCCAGCGTTGCTTTTGTTTCTTCGAGAAGATTCGTCCTCAAATTACCACCCACCAAACATCGTTTTCATACTTACCACTCCATCCATGCGTTATGATCATCTATGTATACATCCGCATAAATCTTTCTTGGGTTGTTACCGTATAGTTCCTGCTGTTCCTGGAGGTTGTCGTTCACGGCGTCGAATTCCAGCCCGTATTCCATGCACCATTCAACTGCTTCTTCCAGCAATTGACCCTCCCGCATGGTCCAGAGAATCACCTTATCTCCAAGCTCTCTGGCTAGAATTAAATCGGAAATCAATGCCAGATTTGGGCTCCCGATGATAGGCCACATCTTTGAACAAAGCGTCCCGTCAAAATCCACGGCATAGATGATATTTTCTTTCCATCTATTGATTGGCGGGAGCGTAACTTTGATATCATTCAATCCAATCACCGCCATCATCATTCGTTTCAGAATACAGTTTGTGCGCAATAATTCCAAAAATCACCCCGAGTATGAAGAAAAAGAGCGTTGCAGTTCCGCTATACATCATTTCCCTCCTTTACTACAATCAAATCGCTAGTGTGCCATAACCACTTCACCGGAGTCTTGTCCTCGGTAAGTACCACCATGGCATTATTTGCTTTCGGGTCATCCCGACTCACATGGAATACCTCTCCCCGATGCTCCTTGACATATGTCAAGTAGTTGGTCAGCTTATTTCCGTGGTTCGCTAGGATTCTGGCGGCGTCAATCTTAACCGCCGTTCCATCTGGGATCTCTGGGGCATTGGCTTTATCTCGCAGCTCAGAAAGATACACTAGTTTCTTGGCTGTGCTACGAGAAATGTTCTGCTCTTTCATGGTTTTCCTCTCGATAGCACGTCTCTGTTCTCTATTTATTTTTCATCCACCTCCAATACTTTCCGTAGGGACATTCGCCACGGACATTGCATAAATTCAAGCAGAAAAATTGCGATGGCGTCTTGTTAAACTCCCATTCATTCCGTATCTTCGCCACCATATCAATTGCCCACTGGATAGCCTCGCAATAATCTTCCATACAGAACGGAATCTCCAAGACGTGGTTTTTTCTGAAGCAGAAGAACTCGATCTTGTCTGGGAACCTCCCGTATTTCTCCTTGACGTAGGCAGAATATATGTAGAGTTGCCGAGCGTAGTGCTGTTGCTCCGTCTTCTTAATCTCGCCCTTGGATTTGTAGTCCCGGATGATCAGTTTGGAGTCTCTTTCGTATACAAGGTCAAGGAATCCTGTCATATCGAAATCGGCTATCTGAATCGTGAACTCCTCTTCCACTCCGAGGATGTGGTAGGAGTCGTCATACCCCTCCCACTCCTCAAAGAATTTCTTCCCGGCGTTGTAGTAGCTAGATTCAAGGTCAACAAAACGATTGTTAGGCCATTTGCATGTAATGGCATCCGAGTATCCGAACTCATAGATATCAGCTAAACTGTCGAGCTCATATTCTCCTTTGGCATAGGCTTCAAACAGTGAATGACAATACGATCCAAATTCGGCGAAGCTGTTGTTCTGACTTGGTTTATGTCCTATATATCTTTCGTAGTATCCATATGGGCAATTTTCGAAAGACGAAAGGCGACTAAACGAATAACATTCTTTTGTATTATTCATCCGATTCACCATCTTTTGACTTTCTCCCAGGCGTTCTTACAGCTTCGTCAATAGTCCACCCTCGTTTGAGCCTGTTTCGAATAGTATGGCGGTCTACATTACTGATCTTACTCCACTCAGTAACCGTGTGGGATTCTCCGTCCGACGTAGTGAGGACGTGCGTTGTGGGTTGCACAGGAGTTGTAAGCGCAATTTCAAGGCTGGTCCCTTTGCGCAATCTGCTCCAAAGTGTCTGTGGATTCATTCCCACAGCTCTAGCCCATGCTGACACCTGTTTTTCCTGCCCGCCGTATTCAACCTCTTGTTTGAACATTGGAGGAGTCTCGATGATAGCATCATCGCTCCACCCCAGTAACATTCTACCCCTCAATGTTGTTGGGGAGATTCCAATTTCTTTCCCCCAAGCTTCGGCAGACATTGTTTTGCCACGATACGTTATATCTGTGTGTTGAGGTGTGGTTGTCAAAGCTTTTTCAACGCTCCAACCATTATCTAGCCTAAAAGCTATAGTTCCTGGATCTACGCCTACTATTTCGCTCCACTGAGACATCGTCTTGGTTTCACCTAAATATGTGATGTATCGATTATTAGTTTTGTTATTTGCCTGTTCTTTAAACGTGGCCCACCTACAGTTTTCTGGGCAATAATCGCCATTTGCATCTATACGATCTATTGTTAACCCTTCGTGATATCCGTTCGATTTAGCCCATTCAGCAAATGGCAAATATTCTCTCCACTCCTCACATACGGATATACCCCTTCCTCCGTAGTGCGCATAAGCAGTGGAATTTGGGTTATGACACCTCATGATCATTGAATTCCATACATTGTGGAGCTTTGTTTTTGATTCTCCGTGTCTCACCATGGCACATCTTCTGTGGAAACTTCCGGTTCTACATTCACGGGCTTGCTTGCGGGCTTGGCAGCAGTGCTCTGAGAGTTGTTATTGATCGCCGCGACAAACTCCTTTGCGCCGAGATTGAACCTCTCGTCATCCGATGTGGCGAAGCTGTATACCTTATAATTTGTATAGGTAACCTTCTTTTCTTTATTGTAGGTTGTGGTCACATCCACATCACCAAGCCGAATACGATCCTGCTTCTGAAGCTGCGCTGCCTTCTTCGCCGCGCCGGTTCCATTGGCATACACAAATCCAGAGAAGTCCTGTTCGTATTCGCCGTCCTTATTCTTCCGACTGATCGAAATCTGCAACTTCGTGCTAAATTCCTTCTCAGGAGTCACCTCCCAAACTGTTGCATAAGCTCCTGTACGAAAACCCATTTGCATTCCTCCTTTATCTTTGATTCTGTATAGGCTATATGAGGTTTCCTGCGTATAATATATCACATCTTTCGTGTTTCGTCAATAGGTCAAATGAGATATAAATGTAAACAAACTGTGACATTATCTCTCCTCTGGCGGTTCTGGTAATGGCATCCACCAGATTGGCTCGCAATCACAATCTGCTGTCCAACCATCATCAGTGACTGCTCTCCAGTATGACCAGTACTCATCCCGTTCAAATACAAACGCTACGGCCATATCTCCTGCGTCAAACATCACTAGTACATGTTTGCCCATCTCGGGGAGCTGGTCTTCCACTCTAACCCACCCTGGATTCTCCCACCAGCCAACGGAAACTTCCCCCGTGGCCGAGTTCGAAAGTATCTGAACTGTGCAATTTGTATGTAGCTCTTCTTTATCAAAGATATTAGTCTTGATGTCTATGTTCACACCTCCTCGAATCTGCTTGGCTTCGGGAATCTCTCTCTGATGTACTCGCCGACTTTCCCATATAGGAAACTTGCGTCTGTCGTGGAGAGAAACGGCGTGTCTGTGGGCGGCATCTCGTCTCGGCTATAGATTTTACAGTCCTTCATGTACTCCACCGGCTTATTGTGATGGTTGCCATACAAAGACCGCCACATCTCGCCGTCGGGAAATTTCTTGAACGTCTCTTGCATCTCACGGCGATTGATAATCATCGGAATATGCATGGCATAGTTCTCAGTAGGAAGCTGTTCCCGCATCAGCATCTTCTTTGTGAGTTGCAATCTGGTTGTATAGACTGAACCAGTTGGATGATGAGACCATAGTTCTCTAATCCTGTCCTCCAGCGGCCCGTCAGAGTAGTATGACAAAGAATTCACTGGCCTCATCGCGAAGAAATCGTCATTGAACAGCACAAAGTTCTCAGAGATTCCTTCGTTGGCACAAGCGTTTCTCAAGAGCCCAGATGTGTTTCCCCATTTGCTTCTGGCGTTCTGTTTGATATGGGCCCATCTGTCTGGCTGTAAATCATCGGGGCATCCGCCGTAGAACCATACCCTCCGGTGCGGGAAGTTCTTTTCTACAGACCTTAGAGAGTATCGCAGTTCTTCGTTGATTGGTTCTTCTTTAACGAAGTAAACAATATCCATCTGGCTCAGATTGCTCGATTTTTCGCTATAACAACTCCAGAACGGATCGTCAGGGTTGCACTGGGTGCATGGCTTCCCATTTGCTGAACTCGGCGGGTAATAAATACAAGATTCGCAAACCCATTTACTGATGTTCATCACCTCCTCTGACTTTTGATACCTTATAGTTTGTCGTCGTGACGGAATTAAGCAGTATGATTATCAAGAACCAAAGCAGTCTCCATTTTTCAAAATGAATAGCTGCACAAGTTATACAGATGGCGATAGCGACATTCTCCAATGCGTTTGCTAAAAATACTTTCCATGTGTTCATCTTCCTACGCCTCCATCAAACATCTGTTTTGTATTTTTTATAAAGCCGCATCCAAACTGAGCCAATAACAATCCACGCGACTGCAAAGATAAAACCATACTGGAATTCATCAGCTACGACCTGCAGGATTCCCAACCCAATATACATCAATGCGACTATGTATCCGGCAATTGCCAACCAGAGATTACTTTTGTTCATCCTCGCCACCTCCAACAACGTCTTGTATAGGACTCAAGATGAAGAACTCCGTGTGACTCCCTACGTCGAACCACTTTCGCCCGTCTTCTTCCGTCCACATTCTTGTGTAGTAGATTTTAAAGTCTCGCTCCTCGCAGAAAGCGTGGATATATTCTGTTGCTTTGCCCTCATTTTCCACTTGCGCTATCATACGCTCAGAACCGTCGCTGGATCTGAATAACAGCTCATACATTGGTATCACCTCCCAGCGCCGCTTCGGCCTCCTCGATTCGCTTCCAAACATCCTCTGCCGGAGAGAAGTTCGTTATCTCAAGCACGTCGAACGCTTCCTCTCCGGCCTCCATCCATCGGTGGCTCAAATAGTCTCCATTAGCATCATCGACCTTGCAATACTGGTAAACCATTGAGAGCAACGCAAGCTCCAATCGCCTAACTCTATCCGGCTCCAGTCCAATATCTTCGTATTCTGCGAGGCGAGCTAGGCATGGCCCAATCGTCCCCAATGACATATCGTTATAATCCCAGTTAGGAATTGTAAGCCTGTCTATCGCAACCACCTCCTGCAAATATCTCTTTCATCGTCAGTTCAGGGCTGTTTCTCATTGCCCTGCCGCAATCGGAGCAGTATTGCGGATAGTACGGTTCTCCAACTATGTTGAACGGATTTGCGCCGCCGCATTTTGAGCACACCTTGACAAAAATTCTTCTTCCGTCTCTGTATGTGCTGCCGTGTGGATCATCTATCCACTCAGCCTCCCTCAAATCGGGCATATTCTTTGGTTTTGGTTTAAACATCGCATAACCTCCAAGCGGTCCACAATCATTGTGCTCGACGATTCCTTCTGCCGAAATATACCCATAGCCATGTGTTGCAAACGCCTCGACTTGTCCGTATCCTTCTGTTCTTGCACAGTCTACGTACCTTGGGCAATCGTAGCTTACACATACCACAATGGACACCTCACCATACGAATTCTGGGTGGTCGGCTAAGAACGGCTTTATGATGTCGTTAATGGCTGACTCTGCAATTTGCTTAGAACCGAAATAAACAATCCCAGGAATCTTGGCGCTCCAAACGTTCGTATATAATAGCCCACCAGTTGAAGGACAATATATATACCAATGGTATGCTTCCCCGTCCCACTCAGGATCTCCACCATGCTCCTCCGAATACCGCCACAGCAGACGGTTCAGAGTTTCATGTAGTGCGCGTTGCTTCATCATGGATCTGTCTGTGCAGTAGTTGGCAACCTTGAGTGCTTCGTCTTCGTACTCTGTTTCATTGTCATACTCTTGGTTTACAGCTCCATTGCCACCTATATTCCAATAATGCTCCCCAATAGCTCGCTCAAACGGGCTTTTCTTCTCCGGCTCCACAACCTTTTTCTCCAGCCGATCCAGTCCCTTATCATCAAACACCAGACTGGAGAAGTCATTCATCCGGTAGACGGTCTTGCCATCCTCTCCGGTCATGACATCTGTGATTTCAATGGTGAACTTGTCACCCTTTTTATATTGCATCTGCATCCTCCTCGTATGGTTTAATCCATTCTTCAACCTGTGCTTTGCATTGCTCGAAAGCTTCACCCCAACTCCTGCCGTCCCAGTCATAATGTCTATACGGGCCAAGGACGTAACAGTGAAGGGAGATTCTATAGAATTCAGGCTGGGCAGTTCCTGTCTTGTCATCAAAGTAGCTGGGATATCCGACAAGCAATTCCCATGTGCCCTCGTAAGATTTGCAATACGGGTCTTCTGCAAGCGTGGATTTAATTGCCTTAGCCAGCCTCTGCCGCAGCATTCCAAACTCTATGAAAAATTCTTCTTTTGTCATTACACACCTCTAACTACGTCAATCCCATAGACATCCCCAGTATTCCGAGAGCCGCTCAAGTCCTTCTTTACGCAAACCCGCAGCTTTATCATGTTCTGCTTTGACTTGCTCAAATTCAACAGAGTATGAATCTTCTTCAATTTTATTAGCTTCTTCAAATTTGTTTGCGGTCTCTCGGAGCCAGGCTGTCCATTCGTCCGGACTGTCTTTGAAACTGTAAGGCACTCCGAAGTGGTGGTCGGCAAGATGGTTTAAAGTGCCAATGATGACACCAGAAAGATAACAATCGAGATTGAACACATCAACATCTGCAAACCCACGAGTAATTCTCTGGTAACTCCATCTAATTGACCGTGGGATTTGCCTGATGTTTTCCAACCAATTAGACGGATACCTCCACCGGAGAAACATCCCCTTCCACACATTCATCATCGCTGTTCTCCTGATTTATAATTTGCCATATCCAATTTCCCCCGCTGTACAACTGCTTTGAGAAACTCAAGCTCTTGTTGGCTGTATTCATCAAGGCAATCATCTGGGATCTGGAACGTGTCGGCTTCCTCGTATGCGATTTTCAGCACTGCATCAAACGAATGCATATGCACCAGTCCTAATGGCCCGATTCCAGCAACCATAAAATGATAAACCAAGCCGCCCTGCGTAATCTCTCCCAAAACATACTCAATATAGCCATCTTCAGACGGGTTTACCGTGGCGACATGTGTGTGATACCGCCTGTCGTATTGAATCGACGGCGGCTGTTTGGCATACTTCCGCATGTGCCGATCACGTAGCAACCACCAAATTCTCCAATACAGGTTCATTACTCCACCTCACCAAAGTTACGTTTTATCTAAGACTCCATCGTAGTATTTTTCGATGAAATCACCCGTGAACACAGCCTCCTGTGCATCCCCTGGATTGCTTTTGAATGCGGCGATTGCTCTCGCAAGTCTGATCTGCATCACCCAGTCACCTTCATCGTGTGCCTCAGTATATACATCCTCAAGAAATTCAATAACGGCCATTTCTTCTGAATTCATTATGTCCTCCACCAAAATTATGTTTCATCAGATTGTGTTGTCTGCAAATAGTCTTCCTTCACGCAGGCAGCCCCTTGCCTTAATAGAGATCTCGACAATTTCATCGATCAGGCTCTTTAGGCCCTCTGGCGTCGTTTGGAATTAGTTGCATACCATCCTCCTATCAAAAGACTATTTCATGTTAAGACTTTTTCTAAGATCACGAATCCATTTATTCTTAGACTCATAGTTCTTTCGCTCTTCTTCGATTCTCTCCTCGTAGTACGGAATATCTCTTGAATACATATCGATGCGCTGAGTGATCCACTCATCATCTGAAATACGTTCAATATTCTCTTGTCTCGGTCTAAAATCAGGCATGCACATATCAATCTGTTCTAGTGCGAATTTTTTAAGCCCATCGTGGTCAGCCGTTGGAGGCACCCATCGCTCAACTTCGTCACGGACGCTTTGATATTTGGAGAACATCTCCGCATATTTCTCTTGACGAGCTTTCTCTTGCTCTACTCGCTTCTGGTATTCAGCCTCGTTTTGCTCATGTATTTCGGTCGGAGTCATAGCTTTATATTCTGCGAGTTTTCTCTGGGCACGAAGCAGACTTTCTGCGTAATAGCCACTAGGCTGAAACTTGTCAGGGATGGGCTTAGACAGCGGTTCGTCCCTCATATCAATACAAGCTCCAAAACCCCTAGCACATAGCATAAGAAACTCAGCCCCGGAAGTAATCTTCCCTTCTTCAATTCCCGCTGTATATCCAGTCGGCATTATCGCTCCTCCTTATAATCAAATTTAGGTTTTATCCATCTTTGCTCCGCAGTTTGGGCAGTAGTTAGATAACTTCTTTTTCGGTGTCATCACTTTATGAATGAGTTTGTGGCAGGCAGAACAGTATAGTCCGCTATTTGAGCAGTCCTCGAACCATAGCCACTCCCCATGCACCACCTCCACCACATCGGCGGCGGGGATGGCCTCGATATCTCGTTTGAAAACAACAGGGATGTCGTCAGCGTCGCCTTCCTCATACCCTTCACTGTCTACTTCTATGTACTCGATGTACACGATTTTCGAGGCGTCCAGCACGTCAGATCTTTTTACATACTCAGCCATTTTCAGCACCTCCATTTGTCCCCGACATTGATGTCGGTCTCATCTTCGCACCGCAGTTGGGGCAGTAGTTGTCTTGCAATACCCACGCATACGCATAGTTGTTTCCGGCTTTGCACACAGAGCATCGCCATTTACCTTGTTTGTCTTGCCTCCACTTCCCATGTACCACCTCGACAACGTCAGCGGCGGGAATCAGATCAATGGCGCACTCAATATAAGAATCTCGATTTCTATTAAACCCACCATCCCACTTGTCCGCGCCATCTTGAGCAGCTTTAACCGCCGCTTCCCGGCTTATGTAGTCAGTCACTGCTGTCACCTCCATCCATCTTCGCTCCGCACGAAGGGCAGAAATCGGAAAGTATAAGGCTCCCCTCGCCATCATATCCCGCGTTTTTACCGCACATAGAACACTCCGCATAATAATCTGTTGCTTCGGCAAGCCGATCAACCCACATATCTTCTAGTCCGACATCGGGATCTCCGTACATATACTCTTTTGTGATCCAGTTACCATGTACCACTGGAACGGCATCGATGGTGGGAGCATCTGCCACGTCATACTTGAACGCCGTCCGCTCGGTCAGAATTGTTTGCCAACGTTGCCATTCGGCATTGTCCTCCTGTACCTTTAGCGTTTCCATCGCAAGCGACTCCCACTCTGCCGTCTTTTCGTACAGGGCGTTGCCATCAATCAGCCGCATTGTTCGCACCTCCACTTGTCCCCGACATTGATGTCGGGGACATCTTCGCCCCGCACTTCCAACAATATGGGACTACTTGATTTTCGGCATGTAACTCTCCGGCCCCACAAACAGAGCACCAACATTGCACATTCCCATCCGCATCAGGAGGTTGCATATCAATCCATTCCCCATGTATCACTGGTGCTACATCGGAGGTAGGGAGGGTCTTAAATATTTCAACGAATAGTTTTCTGGCTCTGTTCATTCCGTTACACTCTTCAACTGACACGCACATTGACATTGTAAACGGAGCCTCTTCGGTCGTTTTGATCAAGGCGTCTTTGTCGATATATCCAGGCATGTCTTCACCTCCTCACACCAAACTTAGTTTTCATTCACTCTTTTGGTTTTGACAACCGCGAACATATCTTTGATATCATCCAGCATAGCGTGTCTCGTAGAGCTTGTTGAGTTCTTAGAGAACTGCCGGTTTACCGCATCAACGTACATGGTGAACTGACCATCGTCGCCCATATAGAATTTAGCCCACTCGGAATCGCCCATCCGGTCTTTGAGATTCAAATGACGGATCGCCAGATTGTCGAAGCTGACTGCCGCAAACTCCCCATCGTTCACAATTTCTCCGATGTATTCATCATTCCACCGCGTCTGATTCAGTGCAATGCTTGGATCGTTTAAATACAAGGCGCCGCCGCGACGGAAGGTTTTGTATCCAAGAATCAAGATCTTTACACCGGTTCCATAAAGTTTCCTTATTTCTTCGATTGGAGTGTATCCTTCAATGACGTGGACCACAGCATTCGGAAACTCAGCCAGAGCTTCTATCAGGTCAGAACTTCCTTCGGTCAGGGAGACACCAATACCGTAAAGCAAACCGTTATGAACAAAATCGTGCAGCCGCTTCTGATTCTCTGGCATCATGAAATGCTTTTGATTCACGGTCATGTTGGCAATTAACCGTCTATCCCGCAACGAGACAAGGAATTCATTCAAGTCAGGATGCTCCAGAGGGTTGCCGCCGCCGATGGCGATTTCAGTATGAGGAAGCATCGTGTCAAGGAACGGAAGATTCAGGATATCTCCGTGCTTCCCGTCCGGTCTGGCATCCTCATGACACATAGGACACCCGAGGTCACAGGATTTTGTAATCAGAAGGTCAATACTCTCGGGGTGTGTCGGGCGGAATTCGTCTACATCCGCAAAGCGAATCTTGGTGCCGTCAGAACAGATCATTACACTATAATTCCCATTCCTGTATACTCCAAGAATGCCGTCTGTAACAACGCCTTTAGTCGTGACCATAGTACCCAAATGCTACCACCTTTTCTCCGCCAGGAGTTGTATAACTCTCTTCAAAACCTTCGAACCATTCTGTATCACAGTAATCTTCCAGCGTCTTGATATCTCTGTATGACTCAAGAAGCTCTCCAATAGACAGCCTGTATGGATCTGGCCCTGTGTAGTATTTATCTTTCGCGGCAATGTCTCTTGCCTGATCCGGGGTTACGAAGTCTTGATCTGCATATTCAGAACTCGATCCCCACGGGTCAACAACGATCAGTAATTCTTCTTCTTTAAGACGTTCGTATTCGTCACCCGTACACATAATCAGACTGTGAACCGAGCTAGAATTTGTTTCAAACACCTTGGGTCTGATCTGGATCATTTTGTCGCCTCCTTAGTTTCCTTTGTAGAAATAGTCGTAGTGTTCGGGGTCATGATTTGGATTTGGTACTTTTCCATAGTCTGTCCACAGGTATTCATCTGCACAATTACACATATCATCCTCGGCATAAGAGTTGTCATTGCCTGTATATACCGTTGCGTCGCCGCAGAAAGCCCGAATCAGTAGATCATCATTCGAAAGCACGGCCTCAACCAGGTCAGCGAGTTCATATCCATGGTCTACATACCCGCTGTCGAAGTACTCACCACCACTGTATTGGGTGTATTTCGGAGGCTCAAACACACAGGCAACACCGTGTTGGCTGAGGACTTTCTCAATATGGCGGCATGCCTCTTCGGCTTCTTCTCTGGACAACACCTCATAAATTGCTGTGTACAGATAATCCGGTAGGCTATAATTGTCAAACTCCCACCCATATTCTCCAAACTTCAAGTAAAGCGTCGTCGGAAACCGGGTCACCGGCTCCTTTGAAATTACGATGCTGTGGGTAGAACTGGAGTTTGTTTCGAACACATTTGATCGAATCTGATACATTGAATTCCTCCTATCTATTAAATCTAGTTTTCATCTTTTACATCCGACCAGTCTAATACCTGCCCACAGTGTCGGCAGATTGACGGTTTAACTCTAACTCTTTCCTCATTGAAATCCATAAAAGAGTCCACTACATTCTTGCATCTCGGACAAGTACAATATCGTGGCAGAGTAGCTTCATGTGTGACACTCAAAGGGATACGCCACATCAAGGCTTTGACAGCCGTTCTCAGCGCCTCAATCAATTCTGTGTGTTGTCCCAGCGAAGTTGATGGCCAGTTCTTATTGATTACTTCAATTGCCTCTCGTGGGGTCATCTAAATTTGCTCCTCATCAAATCGTAGTTTGTTATCTGTCTTTGTTTGCTTCATAAAACGCCCAAGCGAAACCGGGCGGTGTCATGGCTCGGAACTCGGCATCTGTCTCCGGCTTGTGCCACTGGAGCTGTGGGACATTCTCCCATGCGCTTTTATGTAGGTAAGCAAAATTTGGTTTCCCTCTGCCGGGTCTTGTATAGAGCGGCAACTTGTCGGGAACCTCTTCCCACTTCTCATACTTCTTGCGTTCACAATTTCCATACCAGAATCAAAGTCTCGGTGTCGGTTCTCCGCAATGCAGTTCAGTACACTAAACTCCGTGCATGGGGGGGGGCAGCGAGTATGCCGTAGACGTTGTCAGGCGGCTCGTAGGTGAGCACATCATAGTCTGGCAGTGTGATATTCCGCACATCATACCCGGCAAGCTTCCATGGCCGGGACCAACTTCCTGTTCCTCCGCAGAGGTCCAGGATGATCTTGTTGCTGTTGTCCATTCAGTACAGGAGGAACCATGGTATTGTGAGCGCTCAACCTCATCCTCCTTCTATATTATTAAGCTGGCCCAGCAAGCTGGGTAGCAAGTGCTTTTGCAAAGCCGGGGTAAGTTTTACTCCTGCGGCTACCATGCTGGGTGTTAAATCCAACACCGTAGTCGGCGGAGAATGTAAGCTGTTTACCATCGCCGCTGGTGTAATGGACCAGCTTCGGCTCCACCATATTGGTTGGTTCCAGAAGCGGCAGACCCTTGAGCCACAAATTTGTGGTCTTCTTATATGGATCTCCAAACCAGTATGGCTGGACAGTCTGTGATGGTGGCACCGGAAGATGATGCTTCTCGACCAAATCCGGGAACCACCTCATGACATACTCGCCATTGATAATGTTGATTGGATTTTCAACGCAGATCTTCTCGCAATCAGCTTCGAGGAAGCGGCAGAAGAATTCGATTGCCAACCTCTGCCGCCCATCCTCGCGCTTCTTCTCAAAATGTCTCGCGCCGCTGACTGCGATGTGTGTACACGGCGGGAATGCAAAGATCATGTCCCACGGACCATCTATACTATGCAGTCGTTCTACCCCCCCCCACTGTCAAGAAATGGCAATTCCCATTCAACAGCGGGAGAACATTCGCGTGAATGTGCCGATCTGGTCTACTACCGGAGCATGGTTGAATATCGCAAGAAAAGGCATTATGGCCAAGGGCCAACAGCTCAATACATACCGCTTGACTTTCTTCACAAGCAACGAGAATATTCATGTGGTATCACCAACCTCTGCATAAAGATCACCGCGCTTAATTGCAGAAATCGTGGATCTTGCAACGTCGTATTGACTGGCTATCTTTTTTAATGGAACGCCTTGCTGTATTAAATTTTTGATTTCCTTAGCCTTTTCTCGGTTTAGTTTTTGAGTTTTGCAGAAATACCCATAATGTTTATAATTATCAAGATTGTTCTCGCTTCGTGTACCATATTCAAGATTATCTACGTTATTATTACTTTTGTTCCCATCTTTGTGCCTTACGTCCATTCCATCCGGTCTTTCGCCAAGAAATGCCAGCGCCACTAACACATGAACCTTCTTAGAGTTGCCATTGCCTAAGTTCACATAAGGATACCCATTGACTGTATTTTGACGTAAAACTCTTTCTCTGATAGTGGATACCACGCCATTGGATTTTAGTATTTTTCTTTCTAAGCTTTTAACATTCCCTAAATTGCTAACTTGATATTCTCCAACGTATCCAGGAATATCTTTCCATACTTCTGTTGTCCAGATATCTATTGCACATTCCTCCTTGAAAGCATCGTTTGGGTTACCTATACTCTTTCTTTGTCTTGACAATGGTTATCACCGCAACAATAACGGCCACCAGAACGACCAGCGCCAGAGAAATCCATAGCGGGGACAGCACCCATAACCAGCTCCAAGAGATCTTCCCAAGGAGCTTTAGCACAATGAACACAATGGTCAAAAGACCAAAGAATCCGATGCCGCCAGATGTTGTGGATGAGTTGTTGTTACTTTTCATCGGATACCTCCTCTTTCTTCTTTGGCGGCGCCTTCAACTTCTTAATGGCCGCAATGACAGCTTCTGCCGTTTCGACATCCTCGATATCGCCTGGAGCACCGCCCGCCGGGTTCAAACTAGTGATCAGCTCGCGCAGTTTCGGGCCGGTGATTTTCTTTTTGCCAATGGCATCCTTGCCCAGCTCGGTAATCTCTTTGCGCTTGGCTTCCAATTCCTGAGCCGCAGCCGCCTCTTGCTTCTGGGCTTCCAAGGCATCCTCCGGGAGGCTGTCCTTCTTATAGATGTACATGCCGAGACCAAATGCCGCAAAGTTTTTGACCAGGCAACGCATCAGGGATTTATTGATCTCGTACCATGTGGGATTCTTTAGGATCTGGTTTCTGTAATCCAGAACCGGGAGCCACATAATTTTGGTTTTCCCTTCGATAGTGACAGTGGTGAAAACCATATATCCAAGCCCTTCGCGATACAGATAGGGATCCCCGTCGAACCAAAGAATGTTATATTCCATGTCAGGGTAACGCTTGTACACTTCGGTCATTGCGTCTGACCACGGAAGATAGGTTAGATTGTTCTTGGTTTCGGTGTAATCGCTAACGTCTACTTTGTAGAGTTCATCCCAAACCTCGGCAAGTTTCTTCTTCTGCTCCTCGGTTGCAGGGGCAGAAAGTGGGATTGCACCCACATCGAGTGACCCCATAATCACGTCCATTCCTGTTACAAAATCACCATCGTATGTAGCAGTTGTTGTTACTGTATCTGCCATTTGCATTCCTCCTTAAATTTATAGATGGTAGGGCGGACGGGATTCGAACCCGCACTGAACGGATTTTAAGTCCGCTTCCTGCTTCCAGTTGGGATACCGCCCCTATTAACAAAACTGTTATTTTATCCGTGGTCCGGGAGCTGCATGTCAGGTAGCTTTTCGCTCTGAAACTCTCTCATAGCCCGGAGATATGCTTCCTTCTGGATTTCGATTTCCCGTTCGCGGGCTTCGCGCTTCTTGCGAGCCTTTTCCTGTCTGGCTTTCTGCTTGGCCTCATTTGCTTCCCGCTTCTTCTCCTCGGCAAGAGCAGTTGCGTAAGCCCTAGCTTCCATGTCTTTGCGGATCTTGTGAATCGCGTTGTTATACTGGTGGCTACCACCCATGAGCTTCTTACAAAGGCAGATGGTGATGCCGAAATCCAGATTGAAGTTCGGGCGGTCGCCTTCCTCACAGATGGCTTTCTCTGCCGTGCCGTCCGTGAAGTAGACCTTGACGCCAACGGGCTGTCCTTCGTGATAGATGGTTTTCACATTGGACACTTTCGTATTAACCGGCTTGCTGTCTTTCGTGGCGTTTGTGCTGAGTTCACTGACCTTTGGGTAATTGTAGGCACAAATAAGTTCCTCAACCGGCAAATTATCAAACCAACGATTGTACAATTTAAATTTTCCCCTTTCTCTTGCGTTTTGGTTTATTTTCAGAGGCGGGGTCCCAATATGGGGCCAGCACCTCGTCTAACTTGATTGGTGTGGCGGCGGTTTTTAGTTTGGTCACCCCTTCTTCGTCCTGCCTCCACAGCGTGTATTTACTTCGTATCTTATCTGATGTGATAAGGAAGGTTCCGTTTGGAGTGTTGTCTGTTTTCCATAAGATTTCGGACTTAGGAATCTTCATTCGTGTTCCTCCTATAGGCTGTATGAGATTTTCTTCTCAAGGAGAAGGTGCGCAGTAGCGCACCGTTCCCTTTTATAGACCGAATGCCTTCCGATAGGACTCAAACGACTTCTGAAAGATAGCCCGCATAGCTTTGCTCTTGCTAGACACGCCATAGAAATCCATAAGCGTTTCAATCTCTTTCTGTGTGGCGCCCTGCTCTTGCAGTTCAATCACCCTGTGATACAACCCAGACAATCTGACAGAAGCGTAATCATAAGGGCGAGCGGAACCATAGATACTATGCTTCTTATACCACTGGAGGCGACTAGAAGCGTCAATAGAGGTGACTGTTTTCTTCACCTTCACGCTATCCTCGGACACTTTGTTGTAGAAGAACAACTCCGTATCCGGCTTGTGCCATGTCACCATGGAGTTCTCCGCTCGGTATTCTGTAAAAGCATCATAATCCCTCAGCGTGTGAGCTACAACAGAATCCTCGATTGTATAGCGTATCCCGTCAAATGTCAGCGTCACTCGATCTTTGCCGATTTCCACTTCAGTTTTCTTTAGCTTCAGAAAATCCTTCGGTGCAAATCCATACCAGATCAGGACGAGATATGGCTGGATATAGTCTCCGTTGATGGGGTCGCATTGGCTCCAATCCTCTCCAATCTGCGTGATGTCACGGATGTAATCACGCCGATAGGTTTCAGTCAGGTCCACATCGTCCCACGAAAACTCCGTCGTGCTTCTGCGGACCGGAGCAACCGCCTCGTCATACCACAGGAGATACTGCCTTGCAAATACGGACTGTACCTGAATCGTAGAATAGGAGCTGCCGATAAACTGGAGCCCACCAATGATTTCCTCTTTGGTCATCTGGCCAAGATCCTTGCCGAGCTTTTCCTCATACGGCGCAATCTTGTTAAAGAAGACTGTCTGACGGTTTCTGCCCTTGTGATTGTCAGCTTCCTTGGCAGACAGATACTTCTCCTTGGTTTCTTCGTTGTACATATGAAGCACCTCCATGCATATTATTCTATCATATGTACAACGTTCAGTCAACAGGCTCTATGAGGTTTTTTGTTTCAACTTGTAAGGCCAACTGAAACCATCAGGGCCTTATCAACACTGGTCATATCCTCAATGGAACCCACATACTCACACAGATCGGTTTTATCCATAGCCTGGACCTGTTCGAGGAGGGCAACGCTGTCCCGCCTTAAACCATTTACCTCATCCGCCCGAATGAATGCATGTGTTGGAAGATTCCGCTTTTTCATTTTGGATGTCAGCGGAGCGATGATTGTGGTCGGCGAATGGCGATTACCCACGTTGTTCTGAATGATAATCACCGGTCGGCGTCCACACTGCACCGAGCTGTCTTCTTTGCTGCCAGACAGATTGGCGAAGAAAATATCCCCTCGTTTTACATTAATGACGTTCGTATCGTCGCACCTCCTTTCGTCTGTGTCTACAATATATCACATAATTTGGAATCTGTCAATAGGTTAAATGAGATAATTGTAAATATTTTTTAAACAGGCGTGATCATGATGTCTGCTCCGTGATCGAAAATGTGATCGCAAAACGTGTACAGGATCAGCTGGGCATCCTCAGAATCCCACGTTCCGAGGTATGCCTCATCCTGCAAGTGGTCGCTGATCACCGTGACGTCGGGGAACATGGAAATCAGATTGTGATACATGATATCCCGCGCCAAAGAAAGCTGTTTATTCCCCATAGTGTCCCTCCAAGTATGCAAAGATGTGGTTGTGCAGAGTGGTGTCCAACATGACCTCATCTTCGATGTCCTCCCAATTTAACAATCCCTCCTCCACAAGGTATTCTCGCTCTTTATCTACAAGCATTCCACTCGGTGCCACACGCCCAACAAGCAGTTCGAAACCGGAATCCATCGGAACCGTAGCCAGATTCTCGTCCAACAGCCACGCATTTTCCAAATCCAAATCACTCAACTCCACACGTACATTGAACCTTCCATGACTAAAGTCACGGGATTCCTGCTCAATCGCGGAAACCCGCGAAGTATCAGACAGGCTATCCCCGTGGTCCCCACGGTTCTTGGTTTCGTTATACATATACAAGATTTAATCCTGCCTCTCTTATATTGATTGCGGCGTTCAGATCTCTGTTAATTTCGTTTCCGCAACTCGGACAGGTCCAAACGCGATTTCCCAAAGTCAATTCCGAATTCACATATCCGCAGTAACGACAGGTCTTAGAGGATGGAAACCACTTGTCTATCGTGACCACCATCTTCCCACGCCATGCCATCTTATACTTGAGGAATTCTCGGAACTGACCGAATCCATTATCATTTGTAGCTTTGGCAAGGTGTAATCCCTGCGCCATGTTTTGCAAATTGATATCTTCTAAACAGATAATGTCGTGTTCATCTGCTAGTTTGGTACTCAACTTGTGTTGCCAATCCTTCCGCTGATTACGAATTTTCTCATACGCTACAGCCACTTTTCGTTTTTGCTTGTACCAGTTGTTGCTACCCTTGACCATCTTAGACAACTTTCTCTGTTCTCTTGCCAGCTTCTGCTCCGCAATCCGGTAGAAGTGTGGCATATCGGCAATCACTCCGTTGCTATCCACATAGAAATGCGGTGAACTGTAGTCTAAACCAAGCGCGGTGTCTGGATTCAACTCAATCTCAGGCAGATCATACTCAAACTCGGTCAGAAGCGAGGCATAATATTTCCCGCTCGGCTCTTGGCTGATCGTCGCAGAAATAATTCTGTATCCGTCTGGAATCGTTCTGCTGATTTTTGCTTTGACGAATCCCAATTTCGGCAATCGAATTCGGTTGCCGTCAAACCTGATACCATCGCCGTTATTATTAGCAGTCGAATAAGACTTCTTACTATGCTTCTTGCTCTTGAACCTCGGGAACCCAGGTGGGCCACCTTGCTTCACTCTGCGGAAGAAGTTCTGATAGGCTTGGTTCAGATCTCGCAACGCACATTGGAGGGCATTCTTATCTGGCTCTTGAAGCCACTCATATTCTTTCTTGAGATCAGTAAGAGATTTGTTCTGTTTAAAGAATGTCGTTCCCGTTTTCGTTTTCTCATATAATTGAATCCGCTCTGCTAAAAAGTGATTGTATACAAACCGTACGCATCCGAATGTTTTCTGAATAAGGATTTCCTGTTCTCGATTTGGATAGATTCGATATTTGAATGCCTTATTTATATTCTCACCTCCTCGCCGCCTAACTCATGACTGAAGTCACGAGAGTGCGGCGGCATTTCTTCACTTCGCGGACTCTGCAAAGTGTATCTCCGCTACCGCTAAGGCATGGTCGCGAATCTCCTCCATAACGGAATCGCCCCACTTTGGTTTCAAACCGTACTTATCACAGAATTCCTGCTGCGTATTCCTCCCTTCGAAGTATTCAAGTACAACATCCATGGCAGCTCGAAACCCATGCATGTATTCTGAACTTAACATGGCATCGCCCTCCTTTCGTATTTGATGACGCGGATTTTAAGATTGTACTTCTCAGCATTCTCAATCATGTTCTTCGTGCCGCGACTCTTGCCATCCCAAAACGCAACTAAGGCATCTGCATTCTGCGCCATCTGTTCATTACGCAGCATTCCAGCCTTCTTTCCATAATAATCCCAATTTGCTGGGTAATAACGGACTTCGTAGCCACGCTCTTTGGCGTAGAGTTGTCCAAGACTGTCTGCCCCTCGGGCCTGTCCGCAGACAACCTGAATCGGCTCCACAGTTTCTGATAACAGGTGATCCATTTTGCGTTTTAGAAGATCGTAGTTGTCGAAGTCTCTCCCGCCAGCGATGATCACTCGAAACATTTTCTGTAATACCTCCCATATAGTTACATTTTAATATTCTGAAAGAATATTTTCCATGCAAAATACTTTCCTGTGCAGGAATGATTTTCCTATTTGTGTCCATGTAATGGTACATTAAAATAGTTATTATTCTCTTGCAAAAAGTTCTTGACATTCTCGCTCCAATATGCTAACCTACGATTAGATGTTACCGTCTTTTATGTTGCTACCGTCGCAAAAGTATAATAGCATCTTTTCAGTTAGTAGTCAAGCCCTACAGCACTAGAGGAGATGCACAAATTTGGGAGTGAAAATTATGCAATTTTACGAAAGGCTTCAAGAACTGATGCGAAAAGAAAGCTTGACAAAGTATCGTCTTGCAAGAAACCTGGGAATCAGCGATGCTGTTGTTGGCCGCTGGGCAAACGGTGTTGCAGTTCCTCGCGGAGAAAACCTTGAAAGGTTGGCTTCTCATTTTGGTGTGTCGGTAGATTATTTGCTGGGGAATACCGATTCGCCTGAAGTTGCCACCGTGGATCCTGATGAAATCCTGGATTCCATCACGGTTGGCGGTGTACATCTGTCCATCACAAATCGCGACATCTCAAATGATGATTTGATGGAGGTGATGGACTTTCTCCGTGAGCAGCAAAGGAGAAATGGACATTGAAAAAGTATTATCTTGGAGTAGACTACTATATCAATATGCTCGATTTCCCGCACATGGGCGTAGCCGGAGCAATTTTCTGGAATATAGACTGCACAGCTGATATTTACATCAATACGCTATACGATTTCCATTTACAGGAGAAGGCCATACGGCACGAGCTTCGTCATTTCGTTTATGACCACGCCTATTGCGATCACAAGGATCGGCAGTCCAGAGAAGCAGAGGCCGACAATGATGATGACCCGAATGTTGTGTTTGCGGATGATTTCAGTTGGGTCATCATAAAGAATGAGTCGCTCGCGTGGGCTTCTTAGATGACTCTCCCTCCCCGTTTGGGGAGGGATTTCTTTTGCCAAAGTCCTGTTTTATTTCATTTACATCGCAATTATCGCGTAGCCGCCCAGAACAGCAACGACACAAATAGCAACAATGTATGCAGACGCGGCTGCGATATTGTCATCCTTGGAATACCCGATTACAAAAAGCCCCATGACCCATATTTGCAAAGCAATTACAATTGCTGCGATAATTTTGAGTATCATTTACACTTCCTCCCAAAAGTTATTGTGACGGGAATTATCAAAAGGCAATCGCGTTGGCATTACAACATTGTCGAAAATTGCGCCACATTCCATGCATTGATATGGCTCAATACAATAATGACGGGTGCTGAAACGATCCACCGTTTCTGAAAATGTCTTGCAGTCAATGTGATCCCAAATCACAGTCCCACACTTTTCACACGTCGGCCTAAAAAGAATAGAACTCATAATAAATCTCCCCTATCAAAGAGTAACTTCATTTTTCCAACGGGATTATAATATCCGGGTTCATTACCACGATACTTTCACAGTCCCATCCGTATAAAGGGTAATAAAGTTGATCTATATCTATAACCTCCACAGCGTCTATACCATCGGCCAGTAGCTTTTCAAAGTCGGGAAAATACCACTGGTAAGCCGGTCTTGAATCTCTTTGCAATGGAAGGTTAAGCAAGTCGTTTTCTGTTTTTAGATACAGGATATTGGCTGTATCAGAAACAATGAACCGAAATGAATTCTCTTCTACAATCGTTCCGTAATCATTGTCTTTGCACCAGTCGCGCCAACCATACTCAGCGTTATCTCTGGATGCCCACAAGCCACCATGAGGTTTACTGAATGAATTGATGTTGCGTATTGGCTGGAATATCTCAGGGTCATATTTTTGACTGCCGTAATGTACATATGTTTCCGACAAGTAATCAACACCTCCATAAAAGAACTATTTTATTTACCGGAATCCATTTTGATTCCCACGAACGGACGCATCTCCTCTTCCGGTTCAATTTCCACAGCCATGGGCTGTGTCACCACATCGCAGTCCACGACAGGCTCGGATTCTGGATCTGTTTCCAATTCCATCTCCAGCAATTCGATTTTGGACATCTCGGCACGGAGATCCGCCTCCTGATTCCTCACAGCGTGAGATTCCAGCGGATCAGTGATGATGACAGGATACATATCATCATCCAGAGAGAATGTGCGGCGGGCTTTGGCATAGAACTTGCCGCGAGTGGTGCTGTGGATCAGCATCTTAGTATCTTTTTCAATAATCATATAAAATAATCTCCTTTCAAATTAGCAGTCGGACAGACCGATCAGTTCCTCTTTAAACTCTCTAATCGATTCACATGTGCAATAAAACTCACCGTTCACATACAAAAAGTAGTGTCCGCGTTCCCTGTACAGCTCCCAGTCCTTCCCATCTACGGTTCCCCATTCATGCAGTGTGCGTTTTGCCATGTCAAATTCCTCCTTCCGCCATAGCCAAATTCAGATTTCGAATTTCCATTTGCCGGACACGGGATTCCCGTTCCAGATAGGCGCCCAGTTCCTCACCGTACTCCAGAGTTTTGACGCGGTAACCAATGGAACTGTAGTACTTGGCGTAATGAGCGGCATCCTTACGGTCGCAGCTCGTAGATGTCACACTTAGGCGGGTGTGTGGGTCCAAAGCAAGAACGCAAACTGCATCGTCCGGGTTTTTGATTTTCGTTTTATTCACCATGGAGGTCCTCCTCTTCATAAATGATCATCGCAGTGTAAATACCTTCGGCCCCATTCCACCCAGCGCTGTAATGGATAGAGCGAATCTTGCCATATGATTCCAAAACAGAATTGAGAAACCGGGAAACCCGGTACTCAAAATCTGTCTGTCTTTTTGAAGTAATAATCTTGACCGAACTCATGTTTCATCTCTCCTCTTCCGAACAATGTGCTGGCCGTCGGTATAGTAATCGTCCGTGATCCATATGAGGGCGGTGATGTCACCATGGAAGTCCTGCATTAGCACTGCTTCATGCAGACATTCCGATTCGGAATCTCCGTAGAAGTAAAACCCAGAACCGAATTTGAATTCGGCATACAGTTTCCACGGTGACTGATATGCCCATAAGTTTTTTGTTAATACCACAAAGCACCTCCTCAGCAAGCATCTTCGTCATCGTCATCCGCGAACACTTCCAGATAGACCACGTCGTCCTCGTTGATTTCATTTTTGCCGGAAAGGATCTCCGAGGTATGAACATCCATGGCTTCGCCGCCAAGATTCATATTCAGAACCACGTCTTGAATCTCATCATCCGTGATACCGGCATAGCGCAGGGTGGTAAGCTGACTGGAGTGGCCCATGCAGATCTGAAGATATTCGACCGCCCGATTTCGTTCCGGGGCACTCATAATGAAGTGATAGGCGAAAGTCTTGCGGAGCATATGGGTGCTGGCATGCACAGGGCGGGAGAGTTTGGACGCCAGGACACCGGGCTTTTTCTTTTTCCGATTCCAACTTAATAGCTTTGTAAAAATGTCGTACACCGCGTCATAGCTCAATGGCTTTCCATCTTTTTGTCCCGGAAACAGGAAGTCGTTCAGATCGATTTCCCTCCCGGCACAGTAGAGCATCAGGGCCTGACGGACAGAATCCGTGACGAACACCTTCCTCGGGTCCTTCAGCTTGTATTTGATCTCGCCGCTCTCCAAAACCGTTTTTGCATTCGCCCCGCGCTTACGCTCGGTTTTGATCTCCCGGATCCAAATCGCATCCTTTACGCTGCCGTCCGGGCGAAGCAGGTGTCCGAAGCGAAGCTGGGTCAGGTCGGAGCATCGAAGGCCAAAGTTGATCCCACACACAAACATCAGGTTGTTGCGTATGGCCTTTTCGTCTCCGCGGAGGCCGCGATCCAGCAGATAATTGCTGACCATGGCAATGTCGTCCTTGCTCTTGATTGGGGTAGCTTTCTGAGATTTCCATTCCAGCGGCTCTACGTCCATTTTGGTGGAAACGATTTTGAAATTGGGTTCCTGCATGGCGCTGTTTTTGATTTTGAAATTGGAATTGAAATCGGGATACAGGACATTGGTCATAGTAATTCTCCTTTCAGCCTTCCAGTGGCGGAAGCTTGTCAAGCGTCTGAATCATCCGTCTGCATTCCCTCTCTGGGATCTCAAAGTCCACATGAAAACCGCCAGCCAGAGCGGTTTCTGCCAGAGACATGATTTCCTTATTGGTTTTGGCGTTCTCCCGGCGGTCCAGATTGTAGAGTTCATTCTTCTCCAATGATTCCAGACCGCATAGGAGATACATGGCTCCGCCAAATACAGTGTTATCCGCCCTGCCGGTTTTGATCATGTACCCGGCCAAACCACGGCGGGCTTTGGAACCGGAGGCAATGCGGTAAAGCTCGGGGATTGTATAATAGGTTTGCTGGACGATAATGTTTTTCATATGTAAAAGCCCTCCTTTGGATTATGCATTTTTGTTTTGCGATTCCGTTTGTAGGTTCGATTAGATTTTCTATCAGCAATATAACACGGATTTCAAAATCTGTCAATAGGTCGGATGATATTTATTTCTTATTAAGCAAACCGCCAGAGTTAGGCGGTCGGCCTTATTGAGATCTTCTTTCCATGTCCAAATATTCATCATAGCGGCTCTGTTCAAATCCGAGCCTAGAAATATAAGTCATGGGGTTCTGCCCAACTTGCACGGCCCAGTCATTTCCGTCTGGAATCGGGAATGCAGCCGATGTTCCATGGGTCAGGCAGACAGGTGCTTTCCCCTGCTGGGCTGTCCGCAGACGGGCTGCGGCTGTGATCACGGAATCCATCAGGAGTTCGGGGTCCCGGTAATACTGATTTGAGATTTTAGATCGCACATCAGGCCAGGAATTCAGCTCAGACAAAACACGCTCTCTGAAGTCCGGCTTTTCCGTGAGGTCGCGGTACTTTTTATACAATTCCCAAGCGATCATATACTCCGTGGCGGCACCGCAGGGGCGCTTTGATTTCTGATAATTATCAGATTTCTTCCACTTTGTGAAGCTGTCTAGGCTGGCACAGACAGCGGCAAACAGCAGTAATAGCAGACCGAATATCAGATGCATATATAATCTCCTTTCAAATTTGATATTGGAACGCCGCCCCACCCGGGCGGCGATTTTAGTTTTGGACTTCCGGTGTCATGTCATCCTGGCAGTTTATTATTTGTGCAGTAATAATCCCAAAGTGTATCACTGTAGTTTGCAAGTTCAAGTTCATCTGCGTCTGGGTTGTCGGCCATAAACTTATCAATCATCTCATTCGCGGCGTCGATAATTTCGTTGGCGTTTTCGGGCGGGTAATCTACGCCCCAGCTTTCCAGCGTCCAATAAGCATTCTCCATGATAATTCTCCCTTCAATCTTGTTAATGGTTCACTCACACTTCAGGACGATCCAGACTGTATCCGGCCAGCTCAAATTCATCTTCATTCACTTCTTTGTAGACAGGCCAAACCTCCATGCCGTCCGCATCGTAATATTCACCATTCCAATATTCAGTTCCATAAGTGGAAAACCACTCGCCTAGCGCATTAATATCGGCTTTCTTGCCGGACTTTGCGGCGTTTCTCAGTTCCTCGTAGCTATAACGATTCATAATAATTCTCCTTTCACTTTTTGTTTCAGTATATCACAGTTTTTGGTATTTTGAAATCCTTTTGCGTTTAAATTCTCTCATATGTAATGTCCCATAAAAGGGATTTTAGACACGGTCGTAATCCAGGATTAGTTCGTTCGCATTTGGGTCGCATTCGCTGTAGTCGCAGATCTCACCCTGAATATGGGCATTCATGCAGCGAACTTCCTCTGCCCACCACTCGGCGATCTCCATATAGTCCTCGGCTGGCATAATCCAGGCGTCGCCGCCCTCCTCTTTCGTGTAGTCAATCGTAAGATTATCTTCCAGATCACTGAAGCAATCCGGCCCGTAACCACTGCCGGGAATCCACGGGCGGCACGTGATCTCGACGTACTTGTTCAGGTCAGTCAGATAGAATTTCATTTTACATTTTCCTTTCCATATGTATTGGATGTTGGGTTTGGATTTCACTTAAAGATAACATACAGGCACAGAATGATCATCGCCAATTTCATCACCACCATTTTGCAACACTCCTTTCCAAATTCGCATTTTATTTACATATCGTCCATAGTCAGAAGAAACCTTTTCACATCGTGTTCTTCCAGAATGTATCCATGTTCACGCCGGTGTTCGTCGGCCTCCTCTTCGGTAAGCCACTGAGCCGTCCATGTTTTGCCTCCATCTGCGCTTATATCAAACAGGTACATCTTAGGAAATCCTGTAATCCATTTGTGTTTTTCCATATGTCGAACCTCCAAAATCAGATTTGTATTATTAGTACATACATGGGTTGAGTGGTGTGTCAAACTCGTCTGCGAAGCAATCATAGTAATCCACTATTGCTTCTTTAGCGGCCTCCCCAATCGTTCGTCCCTGCCCCATAATCTCAATGCCTCCACGAGCATTACGAATTTCATAAACGAATTTCCCGTCCGCGTCTGGACGTGTGTCAATGATGATTTTCATATCTCAACTTCCTTTCCAAATTAAAGTTTGGTTACATCGCTAACCTCGAAGGCGTGATATGTCTCCTTAAAACGATATTCTGATTGCGAAGAGTTCCAAGGTTGTACTTCAATACGCCCATCATCATATGCAAACACCGTCATAACATAGGCAATTTGAATATCGCCATGCAGATGGGCAAATGTTCCATCCTCATTCTTGGGAAGTTCCAGACCTTTAATAAAAATACCCAATCAAATTCCTCCTTGTTGTTCAAATCCAAGTTTCATTTACCACATACTCACATACCAAAATCCGGTTCGACTGTCTGTTTGTCCGTGTTTGGCATCATACTCTGGATCGTAATACCCACACGTTGCTATCTGTGGTTCCCCTGCCATCGCGCCAAGGAAATCACAAATAGCATACGCCGCCTCCTTATTTGGACAAAGGATTTCTTCTTCGTCGGGGGTCCAAATTCTGCCCTCTTGAGGTTCATGCGGTAAGTTCTCACAAATTGTTTGGAATATATACCCGTAATCCATTTTCAATTCTCCTTTCAAAACAGATCCATATATTTTTTGTCGTGCGGTTGCCATCTCTCATAGTGGAGTGGCATCAGGCTGTCTAGGTAATCCAGCCTACACCGAAGCACTCTGCCCCGGTCATCAATTCTGTAACGGTACTTCTTCGTGTCGTAGGTCCCTCCATTGCGGATGATTTTGTTATAGAGATCCGTGTTGATCATGATTTGAATTCTCCTTTCCAAATTAAAGTTTCATTCAACGCGAAATCGCCTGTTGATTTCGTCTGCGACCTCACTCACCGCATTATAGAACACATCCACGTCGTGTTGCCTAGTCACCTTCCACGCCGGATTCAGTTCAATGAATCTGTTAGCTCGTTCGTGCTCCGCCTTCAAGACATCGTCTATGATGTCGATGATTTCGTTATAGGTTTCACGATCCATGTACATAGGAATCTCCTTTCCAAATGGGCGTTTCATATCATCCACGGTTCTCTGTCGAACCATTCAGCAATTACCTGCCATCTCTTAATCGAATGGTCGCTTGTAACTCGCCGTGTCATCTTCCTGATTTCGTCATACAAGTTCGATTTGTTGATCTTCCCGGCGGCAATTTCATCAATGATTTTGTCCACCTTTTTGCAGTCGGCATTGGAGTAACAAATTAGATACGCTCTTTTGCGTAGCCATTCGCATTCCCGTTCCAGAATGGTCATCCGTCCCATATTGATTTCCCCTTTCAAATCCGTATTTGATTATCTCTTTTCCACAGCCCGGAATTCATCCCCATAAAAGTCTCGGAGCGAATTCAAAAGCCGCGTTACGATTTCGTCGTTCTTGTGTACGATCTTGGTTTCACTGTAGTAGTAATCCAAGTCCATTTCGTCATAGCACTCAAATGTTGTGCCGTGCCCCGTGAAGTACAGCGGAACATAAGCGATTCTTCCCGGAAACGCCTGGTCATCAGGGAACACAGCCAGATACTTTTCCATTTTCATATACGGGTCGTACTCCGTTCTAAAAATCACTCGCTCCATCGTGATTTCCTCCTATCAAATTCAGTTTTGGTTTTCAGTTTTCAGTCTAAGAAGAACTGATCTCCGTCTTCGTCTTCGATGAAAAACAGGTCATCATCATCCTGCCGCCACGATTCGGATTCCCAAAGCTCCGCAGCTTCCTCCGCGCTGTCGGCCTCGATTTCCTCCTCGGCCAGAATCGTCTTCAGATACTTCACTGTGAACCATGCCATACCGCATTCTCCTTTCAAGTTTCCGCAATCTCGGTTAGGGTGTCTATCGCTTCCTGAATGGAATCATACGCTTCATCCATCTGGCTGACGTATTCCTCCATCTGTTCGCCACGCTCGCTGTACTGGATTCCCTCCGGCAGATTGTCGAAGGCCTCCTGTTCTTCGTCCTTGACGGTTTCCAGTCTGGAGTTCGCATCCTCCAGGATTTCAATGATGGATTTGAGTTCCGATCTCTTGCGCTTATTCATGTGTATTCTCCTTTCGCATTTCATCGAACACATCCTCGACCGCATCAATGTACCGATCCAGTTCATCACAGAGCGCAGACCGGCCCTCGCGGGTCATGTCCCCGCCAAGCTGACGAAGCATATTGACTACGTTGTGCCACTGCTCTCTCTGGGTATCGCCCAACACGTTTATGGTTTTCATTTTGCGATTCGCTCCCCTCTCTCATTGACTTTGCCTTCTTTGTAATCATCTATCACGTTCCAAATTGCTTCGTAGATGTGATCAGAATTCCACTGGTTATCCTCATATCTTCGTTTGCGGTTTGCCATTCCATCTGCGTTATACACGTTGCCCCTATACTCCCCGTCATGTGGGTAGAAGCAGCAATCCGCATAGGCAATCTTTTCACCCTTGTACCACAAATCGATTTTCATCTTCACTCACCCCATTCCGCATTTTTGTATTCAGGTTTTGACCTTGCAATATGTCCGGCCAGAATGTCAGCCAGCTTATCCAGCGCCCTATACAGAGGGCATCCATAAACCGGGTCCTCAGCACACTGGTACAGGAAACAGTCAAGCCGTTTCAGCATCCGTTCTTCCCATCCTTCATTTGCAAGGCATCCATACAGCAATCCGTGTTGGCGGTTAGGTTTGTATGCCTCGAAAGTTTCGGTTTCCTCTTCCACTTCGGGATGATTCTCCAGATACCGCCCACGATAGGCGGCAATGTTCAGAGCGTATAGGATGTTATAGATTTCGGTTTCGTCAAAGCGTCCCGCAACAACGCAGATTTGCAATTCGTTTTTTAACTCGTCCGGCGCGTCCATTTGGAATGCATTCCACCCACGGTTCAGCAGATCGGCGATATAGTCGGCCAAAGCAGCAACAGGTTTCGCATCCATAACAAAGCAACTCATGATTTGAAATTCTCCTTTCAGTTTGTATGTAGGTCAGATGAGATTATAACATGATTAAAATTCACCTGTCAATAGGCTGAATGAGATTTTATGCACAGATTTCAAGCCAGGTCTGAATCAGGTCGTGCATATGGTTTTCGATTTCGATTTCTGTTTTCAGTGCTTTCCAGTTCACGCTGTCCACCAGAAATTTCGGGACGCAGAATTCCCGCATGACTTTCTTCACTCTTCTGATTTCGTCTCCCATTTTAGATTCCTCCTCAGTGATAGATTTTGTCGGTGAGTTTACAGGCGGTTCCAGCCCATACCAGAGCCAGGGCGATGGTGATTACAGTTTCCATGTTCGGATACCTCCAGTTTTCAATTTGCCTTTTGGGCATAGTAAAACCGCCCATTCCATTTCAGAATGAGCGGCTCGGCTACGGCCAAATTGGGGTTTGGTTTACTTTTGGGTTAGGGATTCGATTTTATCCTCTACGGCTTCTACAATGAAAGCGTTTAGGGATTTGCCAGTTTTATCTATCGCCTCTTTCCATTTTGCTTTTGTTCCCTTTGGCACACGGAACGTAATAGCATCGTAATTCTGTCTATTAAATTCGTTGATATATTTGATCTGGTCAAAATCGCCCATAGCAAACTCCTCCTGTGATTTCACTATGGGCATTGTATCACGTTTCGGTTTTCTCGTCAAATCACCTCCTGATTCTGATGTTGATTTCTGTTTCACCTCCTGTTTTAGATTGCGTATGTAATAGAATTCAGATTTCGCTTTCCTGCACACCCGGCCAGGATTCTGCATTCCCATTTGGGTACACCTATCCCGCTGTTCGGTCATGTACATTTGGGATAGGGTCAGTTATAGTCCGGCCCTTCAAGAGACTTTTTTCATGTCATGCTGCGGCCTTGACCTCCTTTTTCTGGTCGTTTTTCTCGGCCAGAGCCTTGGACTTGGAGCCGTCCACGTCGTAGCTTTCCTTGCGGTAGGACTTGCCAGCGGCCAGCGTGACCTTGTTCTTTACGGCGGTATCATTGCGCTGCGTGAAGTCCATAAACTTTTCATTGTAGCAGGCGGCGGCGATTGCCCGAACATCCGCACGGCGGGCCATGATCTTCATTTCAGCCGGGAACATGGCGTTAAAGACAACCTGCAAGCGCTCCTGGAGCGTTCCAAGGCTGGTTGTTACGGCGCCCTGTGCCTTGTCCTTGTTATACCGGGCGGCGGTATAGGCATACATAGCCTTTACAAAGTCGGTCATAGCTGCGGCGTAGTCCTTGGACGTGTACAGAGTCCCCTTGCGGTCGCTCTTGCGGTATGCGCTGTCAAGCTCCGCATAGGACAGTTGGCGCTTTGTGTTGTTCACGGTGTACTTGTTTTCTTTGTTCGGGCCGCTGACGGCGGTCCCGGTATAGAATGGATTGTTCAGGTACTCGGTGAAAAGGGCGCACTTGTCCCGCTGATCGGCAGGAACCAGCGCAAGCAGCTCTTCAATGCGGGCTTTTTTGGCGGCGGCTGTCTCTTCCTTTGCGGCGGCTTTGGCCTGTTCTACGATTGCGGTAACTTCGGTCATGGTCATGTTGTCGTTGATTGTGGCGATAATTTCAGTAGCTTTCATAACATCTTTCCCGGCGTTTTGCCGTATGCTTTGAGGCGTTTTTGCCTGTGAATTATTGGAGCGTAAAGGCTCGAACGCATACACCTTGCGGGCCAAAGTGTACACATTCCAACCTTTACAGATTGGTTACGATGTTCGCCGCCGTGTGTTCAACCGTAGCTGTCCTGCGGTGTTTCGCAAACATCGGCATATTTTTCCGGCAAGGTTCTATGTTGTCCGGCTCGTGTTTCGGCCTTACTCACCCCGAGGATATATGCATCCTGGCTTGCTTATACCAATCCCGTAACAGGTCGCTAAGCTATTGCGGGATCTGTCCGTACCTGTGACCAAGGTTGCCGCCCTTAGATGTTACAGGCTTTATGTCACGCTGTCCCCGTTTTGGTATGTTCCCGGTGTAACTTATACAAGTTACTTTATGTATAGGCTGGACTTGTACAAGTCCCATACCGTAACAGGCTCTTTGTGAATTTTTCAAGGTGCATTGTGTGAGATATTGCTTTATCCCGGCTGCGTGGTTGCTTTTCTGTCGGTTTTGTGGTATGATGCTTTTGGTGTAATTTTGTGAACCGTGGCCGGGTTTGATGTTATCGCCCCCGGCGGGAAATACTACTTGAGATAATCCCATGCTGCCGAATAGCTCTCAAACTGAATCAGCCGCTTGTTATCCCTTATGTACCAGTATTCCCCCATTCGGAACGGTTCCAGAGTTACACCCCCTTTTTTACATATGCTTGCATATGCATAATCTTTAATGTAAATTCAAGATTGATTGCTTTTCCGGAACTTTACCGGCGCTTTCGGTATCTCTTGTTTACGCCTTGATTATATCACATATGCTTGCATATGTCAAGAACTTTTTTTCAAGTTCTTTTATTTTTTTTTGTTCCACCGGGTTTGTGTTCCCCTTGGAACTGTCTGCATTGTATCACATATGCAATCATATGTCAACAACAAATTTTCAAACCAGGAAAACCAATTTTCCGAAATCCGCCGTATTCAAAACTTTTAATCAATAAAACAGTAGCTTTTACCACAAATTAAGGTAGTATTTGCTACAAAAAAATTTTTTCAGTAAGTAAAATATTGCCTTAATTATTTATAATAAAGTATAGTTGCGCTTGCCTTGCCTGTACTATGAGCATAGACAGCCCGCCCACGCTGTCAGCCCTTGCCCGCCCTGCTGACGGTATACATCATATAAACAGATAGACAGCATACGGGCATAGACGGCCCGGACATAGTACCAATACAGGCAGCACACACCCGCCCGGTCTTATATGGGAATACCTGGATAGTTTGCAGCTTGATATGTCATATTATATTTATAGGAATTATAGATTGTTGCCCGGCCTTGATTCATAGTTGATTATAGGGAATTGAAATAACAGAATAGTGGATTATTGGACATATGGCGGGAATGGTAGAACATGGGAATATGTGAGTATAAACGGCGCTCTACTTTAAGTGGAGTATTTGAGGGAATTGTCTACTTTTGGTAGATGTCAAATATATTTAACATTCTTCTATCCGATATTCTTTGTGGTTATAGCATAGGAATCTATAACTTGTGGTTATATCCTAGCCTGTACTGGTAAAAAAGCAATACTTAGAATATCTGAATGTTAGATAGCAAATAAATGGTACAGATATTATCAAAAGCTGTACAGGACAACGGTTTTCACGGGGGCATATTTCCACCCACTGGAAGAAATCGAAAGCCAGGAAAGACGGTTAGTTGTTCTCCTCCTCTCATCCTCAGCAATCCTCAAAATCCGTCCTCCTCCTCCCCTAAAAATCCACCCATCTCAACCCAAGAAAACCGCTGCAAGAGACTGGATTTATTTGTAAATTATTTATGAACGAACACACAAATAAAGACGGCACCCTCCAAAACAACTGCAAGACAGGGAAAACTTGAAGGGTGGTGAATTTCTTGGTCATCTGAGCAAGATCTTCGCGGTTTTGTATTAGTCTCATTCGGCCTATTGACAGAACGCAGAGTGTGTGCTATAATGTGGGCGTACAAGGAAGCAGCTCAGTGACGGATCATGGTTAGTGCCGGGGCTTCGGAAGGACACCTCCTTCCGTGCGAAGCCTTGACGAAGCTTTTTCTCGGGAATTAAATCTCATGCGGCCTATATATAGAGCAAGCATCCTCGTTGGCGTAGCCTAGTCACCCGCCGCAAAGGTGACTGGGGCCCCACACGTCAGTCCGTCAGGGCTGCGTGATGGGGATGGCACCGGTTCTCTTATCAACCCGCGAGGGTTGGCAAGCGACCACAGGGAGCGAAGTCGAGGAGCGAGCGTTCACCGCAGGGGGTAAAACAGAGCGCAGCTATGTCCCCCGAGGAGAGGGCTCAGTGAGCGACGAGATTAGAGAATTGAGGCCAGAGGGTGCTTGCGGGAAGGAGGCAGATGAGACAAAAATTATATGCCAAGCTGTTCGATTTTGGAACATAAGCTATTATATATATTCCAAAAATTGACACTTTAGATGCTGGAGAGTAGTTTCAGCGCGCCAGAATTTTACTGACAGAAAGGAGCGATATGTATAGGCGAAAGAAAATATCTATCAGATGTTGTTGATCTTCACAGGTTGCGTCCTGACCGGTTCAACCTGATCACCGGCAACTGTGGCTGCGGAAAAAGTACGTTTGTCGCAAGGGGGTTGATTGAAAAATATCGAGAGGCATTCGGTGTGCAATTAGAAGAGCGCGAGGTCATGGTGGTGACATCTCGTGCTGTTACCAGAGCTCAGTTCGCCAATGACAATGACAACGTAGAAGAGTTGGATATCCGAGATGAAGATCTGCTGTCATACTTCAACGATGGAGATGATGCTGGGTTAGAGGAACTCCACGCTTCCAAGATCCCCATCATGACCTACGACCGGTTTATCCATCTAGTGTTCGGGCGGAAGAAGAAATATGGAAAGAAGGTCCTGAGTCATATCAAGGTGTTCGTATTTGACGAGTGCCAAGCCTTAATGGTTGACCGGTATATTCACGGAATGGAGTATTTGTGTACTTGGGTGCAAGAACGGGTGGTCAGCGGTGAGGATACATATTTTATAGGAATCACAGCAACACCGGCGCCGTTCCTATACGTCAATGAGGCAACCGTGAATATGCCTGTTAACGTGGTGAACGAGGAAGTGCTTGTCCCCTACAAAGCGGCGCATGTGATCTGTACGGACTTTCCGGGTGCGCTTGAGATGTTGCGTACCCATGAACTCCCCGGTAAGAACATCTTCATGACCACAAAGAAGGATGAGTGCGGAATTGTCTATCAGCTTGTACCAGACTCGGCTATCGTGATCGGCGTGAACAATAAGGACGCACAGATTCAATGTGAACGAAATCTGAAGACGAGACAAGACCGAGACTCCCCATTCGATGTCGTATATCAGAAGTATATGGACTACATTCGGGGCGTCATTATTGACAGCGGGCGGATACCAGACTCGGTGTCAACCATGAACACTCTGCTGAAGAAGCAGTCCGTGAGGAACGTCAACACGCTGGTGACTACTTCTACCCTCCGGGAGGGTTTTACACTTAGAGAAGGTTCCGGCGTGAGGAACGTCTTCGTACTTGGTACGGATGATCTAAACATCCCGCAGTTTCTGGGTAGGGCCAGATACAACGTGGACAATTTGGTTGTTGTCAGGCCGTCTGTTGTATACGGTGATCAGCTCATGCGTGAATACTACATGAGGTCATTGTGGGAGTTTGATGACTTCGTTGCCGGTAAGGATGATAGTTGGTTTGTCAACATGGAGTCACTGTTCTCCTGTGGGCCAGATGATGTAGAGGTGCGACCAGAACTGTTTGAAAAAGATGAATCCAATGCGCGGTTACAAAAGATGGTTGATAGGGTGTTGGTTTGGAGTTTGATTCCTCAAGTGATGAAGTATCTCAGTACGGACGAACACGAGGTGTGCTTATATGGCGAGAATAGCAAAGCTCTTGTGGATGCAGCATACAAGGCAAACATCATATATGGCAAAAGCAGACATTCATATTCGATTAAGTCGGTGGCAAAAGCTTTTGAATCTGCCGGGTGCCGCGTAAAGAAGAAGGTCCCGTACCGAATGGACGGCAAGCGCCGGGTCGGTACCGTGATATATGCTCCAAAAGACTATAAGGAGGAATGATAATGAAGAAAGGAACAACATTGCGACATGATTTACAAGCAAAATAAAAACGAGCCCCGAGACCGGGACTCTTACTATGAGACATATTTGGAATACATAGAGGAATACTCAGACGGCGGCTGGGACTTTGACCGCTACGATCCCGAGTTCCAGGCCAGACTGCTGCTTGAGGAGCTCTGGTGCGATGATGTAATTGAGTTTAAGGAGGGCTAATATGTTTTTGTCTAAAGAAGAATGCGCAACTTTGAGTGAGTTTGTCTCTGGATATTATGAGTCGAGCGGCGACGAAAAATACGAGGCTGCGGCACAGATAATCGGAATCTTGGATTTTCTACTTACGGTAGGATATAGACGGGAAATAAAACAGAGCCAGGAGGAAAGAAATGACTGATTTAATTACATATGTTCATGGGGTACCAGTTCGTAAGAGCGGGGTCGCGTTTCAACAGATTATCCGGGAGTACGCTAAATATGTGGAAACCGGTCTAACACCTGAAGCCGTGTCCTATCTGCTAGATCAGCAGGATAATACAACTAGGGTCCTTGAATCAGAAATTGGCATGCTCAAAGACGAGTGTCTCAGGTATGCCATGAAACTCGAAGAGTACGAGAGTGTTGGGAGTTTGGCGCTGTTCCGCCTCCTGAAAAACAAATACAAGAACGGAGAGCTTAAATGATCGAAACAGTATATGAGCATGTGGCGGGAGATAAAACCTTTACGGTAACGGCGGCTGAACGCTGGAGTATCAACATGATCAAGAAACTAAAGGAGCGGCACCCGGATGAGGTGAAGATCGCTCATGTGAATTCTGATGGTTCCTTGGTGGCTCACGTCCCGTATGAGTGGATGCGGATCAAGCCGAAAGCGAAGCGGAGTATGACAGAGGAACAGCGAGAGGCGCTTCGGGAGAGAATGCGCGAAATGCGCTCTAGTAAATAACTGTGCATTTTGTAATGATTCTTGGAGAATAGTATCTGGTTATACAAGTTATTTGCAGAAATGTATGGATGGGAATTGATGAGTAATTTCAAATTAATAATCGGAGTGATGCCTAATTAGAAATTCTAAGCTGAGGAATGTGTTCAAGATACCGACATCATTGTTGCGAAAGAATAATTGGAACCTAGAGCTTGATCAGGCGGAGGCCACCCGCAACGGGTGGGTTGTTTCTCTGGCCGAGAGCTCTATGATACGATGGATTGACGATATCAACGGTGTGGATTCAGTTACTCTATATGATGATGTCAGGGAAATACGGCGTAAAATACGCAGAATAAAACGAGAGGATGCATCGCAGGAGAATGCTGTAAAGCTCAAAAAGCTGTATAATCGGCTGAATGATCTGTTATTCATAAAGGAATATCTATTAATTATCGTAGAATCGGACAAAGACTATCTTCGTGCCTGTAAGGGGTTCGTCCTGAATGGGCGTGAGTATAAGCGTCTGGTGTCCACCAGCAATGGTGTCAAAATGAATGTGGTAGTGTTCGCGTCCACGACCGGGGATGGCGGCGTGGTCATGCTGGATGAGCTGAAGCGCAGGATGGAGAATGGCAGAGATATGTCCAAGGCATTCGTCCCCGCCAAACTTGAGGCGTACCGTAGTCTTGCCTGTAGTGCCTCCCTCCCCGTTTCTGACCCGCGTGGTGTTCTTGTGGTACCAGATGTAATGACACACTTTGTGGCAGACTACATATCACTAAGTGATAACCCGGACGGGTCTGGTGAGCCAATTTATAAAGAAGTGTACAGCGGAGAATGTACCAACGACGCATCTGACGGTTACGGTATTATCAGTCCAGAGCTGATGGAAATATGGTCGGCGGAACTTGACCTTCCGCAAACGGCAAGTGCGCTATGCGTCAGGGCGCCGTTCACAAAGGGTATGTTGTTTACGATGGACTTTGTGGAGTTTGCTCAGAAAGTAGCAGGGAGCTATATCGTTAAAGATTTCTGGGGGCAGGAGCGTAATATCCTTGATGTAGATATTATTCTGACAGAATCTATGTTGAAGCTTGCCGGTAGCTATAATTCATGGGAGGAATATTGGGAACACACGAAACAAAACCATTCTGGGTTCTCTGTGACCAAAACAGCGGAACCACGGCAGCGGGAGAGTCGTGAATTAAATTATCAATTCATTAATCCTCTCGATTTGAGCGATGAGGATATTGACGAACTGATTGCGCCAACGATGGAAGACCTTAGCGGTGTGTGTGGCGAAGATGTAGATAAGATGATTATCTACCTTTGCGGAGAAGGCATGACAGAATCATCTGTCCGCGCTATGAATAACGATTGGATTAAAGCCCTCTTAATTAATGAGTCTGTAAAGAATGACCCATATGTGCGGCAGAAGATACAACAGCTTTTGCGTAAACGCTTTATTCGCGCCAAGCTCGGTCGGTTGAGAACTCGGGGTGACTTTCAGATCATTGGATGTGACCCGTACATATTATTGGAGGCAGTCTTTGGGTTGGAACCAGTCGGACTTCTGCGCTCTGGAGAGATATATTCTAAGTACTGGATAGATCGCAACGTGGAGGAAGTGGTGCTCATGCGGGCACCAATGACAATCCTAAATAATCTTTGTAAGCGGCGGGTGTCATATTCAGAGGAGGCACAATATTGGTATCGCTATTTGCCTAATGTTCTGTTGCTGAATGCGTGGGATTTGACGGCAGCCTGCGCGAATGGGGCCGATTATGACGGGGATATCATGTTAACCACGGACAATCCCGTCTTCATTAACCATGTACCAGATCAGCTTGCCATACGTTGCGAACAGAAGACTGCTGTGAAGAAGATTGTAACAGAGGATGACGTTATCCAATCCAATATCCTGTCCTTCGGTGATGATATTGGGACAATTACAAATAGAGCGACAGCCCTTTTTGATGTTCGATCTTATTTTGAGAAAGATTCTGCTGAGTACAGAGAAGCGTCAAAGCGCTTGTCGTATTTCCAACATTTTCAGCAAAACTCCATCGACAGGCCGAAAGGCGTCATGTCAACCCCTATGCCGACCTATTTTTATAGGGAGCACGATGCTGCACAACGCGGCGAGTTTGACAGAAAGCTTTGCATTTCAAAGAAGCCGTGGTTTATGACGTTCCGGTACAAAGATATTGCTGGCAAATTCAATACGTACAAGGTCAATGTGAATAAGTGCTGTCGGGTACAATTCGGGTGCTTCGTGGATGATCTTCTCGCAAAAGATAATTTATCTGACGCAGAGACCGAGTTTTTGCAGTGGTATCATAAAAATTCTCCGGTGTCGCTCGGCAACTGTACGTGCAATCGAATAGCTAGGAAAATCGAGGCGCAGATTGCGTGTATTAAAAACGAATGGAAGCAGGCCGGAAGTGGGTTCTCATACTCGATTTATCGTTCGTCTGATAAGAAGTATAAGGTGGAGGACTTTGTCGAAATCCTTCAGATATTAGACCGGTATGATGAGGCGCTCAAAAAACTTCCGGGTTTTGCAAAAGCAAATAAAATGAATGATGCGCAGATTGCGGAATATGAATCCCAGTTAATAGAGGAGGCGAAGGCTGACTGCTATTGCAATTGTTCGAGCGCGAAAGAGCTGGCTTCTATTGTGTTGGATCTGACATACGGGCGAGGCCACAGATACCAAATTGCCTGGGATTTATGTGGTGACATGATTATCCAAAACCTGTTAAGGCTGTCGAATGGACAGGTTGCGTACTATGAGCGGGCAAAAGATGGCACCATAGAATACAAAGGTGAGAGATTTAACAAGGTCGTTATGGATCTAAAAGAGGAGGAATGTGATGATTGTTATTAATGAGCGCAGTTGGGCGGAGTCAATTCTGGAAACCGGGCAGCTTGGAGATAACGTAGGGCTGGCAGCGGCGGTGTTGGCAAGATATTTTTACCATGTTGAGGGACTGAAGCACAAAAAGATATTCGACAAACTGAACGACCTGTTCTCACAATTGATTACAGACTATAATCCGGTTGCATGGGAGAATCTGCTTGATAAGGTGTCGCTTCGAGCGAAGAAACGACCATTAATTGAGATAGAAAGAATCCCGGTAAACAAAGGAGAGCTTTCCAAGATAGAAGAATTGAAACTCCCACGCCTTAGACGGCTTGCGTTTACGATGGTGGTTGTGGCAAGATATTTCGATATGATTAACCAGAGTAACAACCATTGGATCAATCTTGCATGGAAGGATTTATTTAAAATGGCCTGCATCAGTATGCCAGTGATTGAACAGGCAGACTCTTACCGGGCATTGATTGATGCTGGTATTATAGAGTTTTCTAAAAAGGTCGGTAACACCAATGCTAGGGTCTTAATCCTAGACGATACAGATCCAGAGCTATATGTGGATGATCTCAGGGCTGTTGGACACAGATACCAACAGTACATTGGTGAACCATACTTTAAATGTGAGAGGTGTGGTGTTCTCACAAGACAGAACAAGTGCGGGAATAAAAAGTATTGTGCTGACTGTGCAAAGAAGCAAGTTGGAATGAGACATTATAAGTGTATCGACTGTGGAAGAGACATGTTTGTGGTATCTAGAAACTCATCAATGATCAGATGCCCTGAGTGTCAAAAACGGGCGAGAGCGTTGGCAAATAAAGAAAACCAGCGGCGGCATCGAGAGGCTTTGTCATCATCGGTTTAAAAGAGAAATAAAACAGACCGTTCTGGAAGAATCTGGTAGGCAACGCTTTTGAAGACTACAAAAAATAGTTTGATTCTGCCTTTTATGATATAAGAGAGTTTTATATCAAATTTATTACGAAAGGTAGATTACTATAGTTCTCATTACTAAAGAGGAAGCCAATGCTATCCGGTCAAAGTTTCCAAACGTACATATCCGCCGTACTTCTCAGCAACAGTCTAAGCGCCATCGCTACTACATGTCGGAGGTCCCGTCAGCAATGAAGTATCTGAGGCGGTTCCGGGAAGGCGGTGCCGCCTGATGAATCTGCATCGCAACCCCGGTGAGTCCGCAGAAGCATACGAACTTCGTATGTGTAGTATGAAGGATGTTCTGGACAAGAAGTGGGACGAAATCGCTCAGATCATTAATGACGAGCTCGGACAGGATTATTCCGAAAGCAGATATAGAAAACAATACGCCCGTACCGTTGGCAATGTGGGAGGTTCCCAAGCCCTCGGTGCGGGTTTCGTTGTTGACACAGAATCTCTGGATCAGATGATGCGGGCCAAGACAGAGTTGGCGATGGAACGTCAGAAACTTCAAGCAGAGAAGCTTGAACTGACAAGGCAACTTCGTGTTCAGTCTAGGTTCTCCGCGTTTTATGAAAAGATTGCTGAGGCCGTAGAGGCGCTCCCCATTCCGAATTTTCGCCCCCTCCCCGCGCCTGATAATGAGAGGGAGTATGTGCTGACTATATCTGATATACATTATGGATCTACGTTTGAGTCCGAGAATAATTGTTATTCCAGACAAATTGCGAAAGAGCGGCTTGAAGATCTCTGTGGGCAAGTGATTGACTATGTACAAAGGAACGAACTCACACATTTGTATGTTCTGTCATTGGGCGACTCAATCCAGGGGTTACTGAGATATACAGATATTAATCTTAATGATATCCCGGTCGTTGATTGTGTGGTGGAAATATCACGCATATTAGCACAGTTCTTAAACGAACTCTCGGCTTATTGCACTATAGACTTCTATGCTGTGTCTGCTGCAAACCATACCCAGACGAGGCCGCTAGGAAGCAAGGCAAACGAACTTGCTACGGAAGATATGGAGCGGATTATTATCAGCTACATCAGCGATATGCTTATAATGAATGACCGTGTCTCCGTGCATACAGATCTAAGCCGGGACTATGTGGCATTTGATATTTTTGATGAAAAGTGTTTGGCACTACATGGGCATCAAGTCTCCAATCTTAACACGGCCATAAAGGACTATTCCGGGTTACATCAATGCTGGTATTCAGTAATTTTCTGCGGACACTTTCATGCCGGAGAAGAACTGATTGTTGGTGAGCGCGATGGACACAACGTAGAGGTTTTGGTTGCTCCGGGGATTGTTGGATCTGATCCTTATTCAGACAAGCTTAGAAAGGGCGCAAAATCTGCGGCTCGTATTTATGGTTTTGATTCTGAGTTCGGTCACACCACAACAGAAACATTTATCTTGAACTAATGGAGGATTTATTATTGGATCTTTTTGAACTTCAGCTCCCTGCAAATCTTGAAAATCTACAGCTGCCGTCTCCAGAGATGGTGAATTATTGGAGGCTTGCAGAGGAGCGATCTTTCTTTATAGATACTGATATTGACGAAACACTTACCGAATTTATCAAAAGCATTATTTATATCAACATGCAGGACGCCGGAAAGCCAGCCGAGGATCGCAAGCCAATTACGCTGTATATTTACAGCTATGGTGGCGAACTGTCTGCGGCATTTGCGCTAATCGCCGCGTGTGAAGCAAGCGTTACGCCAGTTATCACCGTAAATGTCGGCGTTGCTATGAGTGCCGGACTTCTGATCTTTCTTGCCGGTGAGCGCCGGTACGCTTTCAAACATAGTCAAGCACTGATTCACTCTGGCTCTGTTGCTGGTATGGCTGGAACATATGAGCAAATGGCCCAGGCACAAGCGGCCTACGACCGTGAGGTTAAGCATATGCGTGAGTATATCATGAGCCGGACAAGTATCCCGGAAAAAACTTTCGCAAAGCGCAAAGCGCAGGACTGGTATCTGAGTACAGACGAACAGCTTGAGTATGGGATTGCTCACAAGGTAATTGATACGCTGGAAGAGATCAAATAATCGAGGTGGTTCTTTGGAATATAAAGGCTTCGAGGTGGTTCAGTTCGTTGATGATGCTGAAATGGTTGCCTTTTATGAGAACCCGGCGGAAAATATTTTTCAACTCAGGTGTAATGAGTATGCTATTCTGAAGGATTCCTCTGGGAAAATCGTGGACAAAGTAAGGTGGGATGGTGGGAAATACACTCCCCTCTCATTTAAAAGATTTAAAAATGAGCATAGCGGTAAAATTGCTCCGAAAAACACTGAGCAGGAGCTTGCATTTGACATGCTTCAAAATCCACACCTTGGGGTCCGTCTGCTTACTGGCAGATGGGGGTCTGGTAAAACAATGCTTATGGTCACCCACGCCCTAAACATGGTGTTGCGTGGGGATGCTGATAGGCTTGTGTGGATACGTAACAACTACGTAACCAAAGACAGCAATGATATTGGATATTTGCCTGGGTCATTCATTGACAAGATGATTGTATGGGCAGCTCCACTCATTGATCATTTGGGCGGAGAAGAAGGACTACGCAATGCAATGGATGACGGTCGGGTTGAGATTCAGCACCTTGGATTCATCAGAGGTCGAGACATTAAAAACTCAATCGTGTTGTGTTCGGAGGCGGAAAATCTCACTGCCGCCCATGCGGCATTGCTTTTGAGCCGTATAGGAGAAGGAAGTCAGTTATGGTTAGATGGAGATACGGCACAGACTGATCATAAAAAGTTTGAACGCGATAGTGGGATTGAAGCAATTGTTAGATCACTGGCTGGCAATCCGCTCTTTGGATATGTAGAGCTTCAAAAGACGGAGCGGTCCGCTGTGGCGGAACTTGCAAGTATCATACAATAGTTTTATACCACGGCAAAACCTCTTCCTTACACTACCTCCTTTCATATTTTCTATATATGCCGTGGTGACTATATGTGGCTGGGCGCCTGCCCAGCCACCATTCTTATTTATATTTGATTTTAAGGAGGCGGCAGATGGCTACCACGAGTTTAAACAGTTCTGGCAAAAAAATTGGGGTCAAGGCAGCAAAACGCAAGCCTTCAGCCCCTAAGCCAAAATATAAATGTCTTATCTGTCATCAGGAACTGGACGAGACTGGTTTCTATAAAACCAAGGGGTCTATGATTTGGACAGAGTATGACGGTAGGTGCTTGTTTTGTAAGGATTGCCTTGCTGGAAAGTTTAGGATTCTCCGCGAACGACATGGTGAGCGGCTCGCAACAATGATGCTCTGTCATTTTATTGATGCTCCATTTATCGGCGATGTCTATGAGTCGAGGATCAACACTGGTGCTGAGTTTGACTTTGGACTTTATATGCGGCAACTTAACGCAAAGCAGAACACAAAAAAGTCTTTCATTACCTCAATTATAGAGGGAGAGATGGGAAACGAGGAACTTGGAGCTAGGTACGATGATGACCGTGAAGCCCGATGGAGCAGAGAGGACAAGCGAAATAAAAAAGAATGTGTTGACCTTTTGGGGTACGACCCCTTTGATGGTTTTGCAGATGCGGACCGCAAGATATTGTATGGCGATTTGTTGAATTATCTTGACGAAGATTTGCTAGAAGATCCCTTTAAACTCAACATGGTTATACAGATTGTTATTAGCAACAATCAGATCAGGGCGTTGGATTTGCAGATGGCAAAGTTGAATCCGGCAAAGGATGGGGCAGAAATCAAGTCATTAACCGCAGTAAAAAAGGATCTTGTGTCAAACATAAACTCCATCTCAAAAGAAAATGAAATCTCTGTGAGAAACCGCTCTACGAAGCAAGTGGGCAAAGGCACTCTTACTGCGTTAATGAAAGATCTCAGGGATAAAGATTTTGGAGAGGCCGAAGTAAATTTCTATGACATGCTTCGATCTCCGGGGACTCTTTGGGCGATTGAGCAGTCAAACAAGGCGCTGATGGAACATTGCTTGTTTGACGAGAATGACCGCCAAGAGATCTTTATGATGCAACGCGAGATGATTCAGAAGTTACAGACAGAGCTTGATGATACAAAAGAAGAATTGCGCCTTGTTAAAATTGAGAACAAGGAGTTGCGAGATGGCTAAGAAAACATATATAAGTTCTGCTCGCCGCAAAGTATATGAGGCTGACGCGAAGACTATTGCCTATTGGAGAAGGAATCCGATAATTGCCGCCAGAGATTTGCTAGGCGTAGAATTGCTGGATTACCAGAAATATGCTCTTATGGGTGCTTGGTTTGCGTCTCACATAGTGTTGTGCTGGGGGCGAGATTTGGGCAAAAGTTTTTGGGGGGATATATTCCTCCAACTTTGGGGTCTGCTTTTCTTTGATCAGGAGATGTTTATCCTTAGTTCCGTTGGCGATCAGGCGAAAGAAACTTTTAGCAAATTGGAATCACTAGTCCTGCGATCTGGCAAAACTGCTTCATCTTTTAGAGACTTGACAGATATTCCCGCACAGGAGACAGTTAAGTCTCCTACTAATAAAACCGGCTTTAGTCATAATACATCTGGGTATAGCGTTGGGTGGTATAACGGCTCTAAGCTGCATACGCTCAACTCGAACCCTGACAGTGCGAGATCTCGCCGTGCGTCTATCGTCTTCTTTGACGAGGCCGCATTTACAGATGATGAGTTAATTGTTGTTGGCGAAGCTTTTGCCGTTCAGGATACTGGATTTACAACGTCTACAGACGTCAACTATGACCCTTCTCTTGAAAAACTCCAGCCGCCGACTAAGCTAATCTATGCTTCTTCGCAGGATTCAATTAATACTACCTTCTATAGGCACTATATTGAGTATACCAAACGTATGTTGGCTGGTGACAGAGATTATTTCGTGCTTGATTATACTGCCGACGTTGCTATGAATACTTTTATGTATGGGAAGCAATATGCCCCTTTGCTTACGCAGAGCAAGGTAGACCAGGCTATGAAGGCGAACCCATCAAAGGCTAACAGGGAATATTATAACTGTGCCACCAGTGATGCTGGTGCGTCTGCTATTGTTCGCTGGGGTACCATCAGGAAGAACGAGACATTCACCTTGCCATCACTTGCGTGGGAACCTGGCTATGAATATGCAATTGCATTCGACCCGGCGAGAGTCGGCGATAATAGCATAGCTGGAGTTATGCGGATGTACCAAGACCACGACTACGGCTGGATCGGGGAGATCTGTCATTGCGTGAACTTTATTGATACAGAATCAGATATCAATGTCAAACTTGACAGCAACAGGCAGTTGGCTGGCTTGAGGAACATTCTTGTTGATTTTAGCGGAAATACCGCAGTTGATTATGAATATATCAATCAGGTTTTGATTGATGCAGGTTCTGGTGGTGGTGGCGTTTCAACATATGCAGACGGATTGCTGAATGATTGGAATGATGACACTGGCCACACACACCATGGTCTTATAGACACCACATATGATATCTATTCGGCTTCAAATTATTTGGAGATGTATCCAGATGCAATAGACAAGCTTCGTGTAATATCCCCGAAGAAATATCGTAGTCAAATGTTCGAGGAATTTATTGATTTGTCAAACTCTGGACTTATTAGATACCCAAAAGAATTGGATGGCGATTCTGTGTCTTATATTTCTGGGCAAGATAAAAATGGCGAAGACATCTGGGTTACTAAGGATTTGTCAAAAGAGGAGATACTCAGTCTGAAAAATATAGATTTAATGAAGACTGAGCTCACATCTATTTCCAAGACAGAGAATGCTGCTCGTACAGTTACGAACTATGCAATGACGAGAGAATCAACCAACACCGGACATGATGACCGGGCATATGTCGCTATTATGCTCGCTCATTGCTTATACCAAAAGCGACGTGGCGCGGCCCTTGAGTCGCGCAAAATTGAAGAAGAAGATATTACGCGGGCACCTCTCTGTGTGTCCGTATTGCCTATGTAAGGAGGTGAATTATGGCAGATAATTTCGAGGTGGTTCTGGGGCCGACCGAGATCGATCAAGACACCTATTTGATTAGCTCCGCTTCTTCGTGGGAAGAGATTAATCAATATGAAAAAGAGTTGGAACTGGCGATGATCCGCAATTACAATGGGCGGAAAATAGATACTTCTTCCACCATTCTCAAGGATAGTACGAGTAAGTATGATCTGACTTTGTCGTTAGTTGACGAGCTGGCGCTGGGGATTAACAGCTCTCTGGATAAGGTTCAGCGTGCAAATGCGATAATCAGGCAGCAGATTCATGCAAATGGGATTTTTGGTCGGTGCTACGAAATCATGAAAGAGAACGTGCCATCTACCTATAATCTTAGCTGGGGGGAGCTTGAGCAGGACGAGTCTCGGGCAGAACAACTCAGAGATGTCAAATATCTAATTGAGTCATTTAACAAAGATGTTGGCCTTGAAGATGTGATTCAGGAAGCAATTGCCGGAACCATTGCGGAGGGAAACTACAGCCTGTACTTGAGGATGACTAGCGGCAATTCTGCCATTATTGATCACTACCCGCTGGATATATGTCAGCCATCTGGGTACAAAACAAGGGGAAACGATATTCTGCAATTTGATATCAAGCAATTACAGGCTAAGTTGCAGAAGGTTTATCCGAAGACAAGAAAGAACAAGAAAATCTATTTTGAGTCTATGAAGCCAGAGGTTAAGGCTAACTATCCAACAGAGGTATATACTGCATACAACGCCAAAGAAAACATTTGCAGACTGTCAACAAAGTATAGCGGTATGCTGAAGATTGATGACCTTGGGCGGTTGTATGGCGTTTCTTATTTGTTCAAGGGGTTAAAGCCGCTGATTATTCTGAACAATCTGCAAGCCGCAGATCTGAGCGATTCCAGGGCGCGGGCCAGAAAGATCATTTTTCAGAAGCTCCGCAAGGAACTATTGGAGAATGGCAAGAAGGGGCTTGTCGATCAGCAACACGCACACGCGGAAGCCGCTGCGGCGCTGAAGACCAGTTCATGTTTATATACAGCGGCGCCCGCTGTAGAGGATTTGGTATATGTTACGCCGAAGTCTACCGAGACAGACTATAAGTCTCTTTATGAGATGTATACCGGTGACCTACTCAGGGCTCTAGGACTCCCATTCTTGGATTCTGGGTCTACTACAAGCGTTGCAAAAACCAACGTGTCTTTGCTTCTGCGAATGATTAATTCTGTGGCCACAGATTTAAATCGTGTGATCGAGCATTTTTATGAAGCTCTTCTTGAGGATAATGGATTTCCTCTGGATCTGTGCCCGAAGTTCCGCATTGATGATGCAGAGTCTAACGATCTGAATATCCGGCTTGACCTTGCCGCGTTCCTTTACAATACGCTTGGCTGTTCGTATGAGACAGCATATGGCTTGGTTGGTTTGGATGTTAAATCAGAGGCCGCATTACGTAAGGCGGAAGAAGGGCTGGATTACCACGCCACCTTTACACCTCACGCGACCGCCTATACATATAGTCCTTCGAATGGTGATAACGATGCTGGTCGCCCGCCAGAGGAAGACAGCAACGACGAGGACAAGCAGTCCTACGATGAGGAGCACTATGATGAACAATTGTGACCCAGATATCATCAAGGTGAATTGTCCCCATTGCGGGATGATATTGGATGTTATTATCAGTAAGACCGGTGGGGTGGCCCTCCGGTCTTTTGATATACAAGAGAATTCTGAAACCGTGAAAATACTTAGAGATCACGGCTATGAATTCGGAACTGTCAAAACGGAAGGAGGTGTAAGCGATGGGAAATGAAAATGTCTCTTATATTTCTAACCGTGTGGAACTTGCCGAAAACGCTTCGAATGGCAATCTTGTAGCAAAGTTTTGTCTGTGTGATTTTGGCGTTAACCACAACGGTGTGAAATTGAATAGAGAGACAATTGAACCGTGGGTCAGCACGTTGATTAACCAGCCACTGGTCGGAAGGATTGGTTTTAACGGAGACTTCACGGGCCACAACATGCGTGTGGCAACCATTACCAACTCCCAAGGTGAGCAACAGACGGAGGTTGTTTTTGATACAGAGGCCATTGGAACTTTTGTATCTGCTGGGATTGAGAGCATTGAAGGACAAGAATATGTTGTCGGTACTGCTGAAATCTGGCGGCGCTACCCGAATGTGTGTAACCTGATTGCGGAACGAGTTGCAGAAGGGACGCTTCATACAAGCTGGGAAATCATTGTTTCTGAATCCCATATGGATGGAGATATCAAAGTAATTGACAACGGTACATTTACTGCCCTTTGCGCACTTGGTCGGAACCATCCTCCCGCTTATGACAGTTCGCAATTGCTTGAGGTTGCTGAATCCGAGGAAGACATTGAATTGGAGCAGGCAATTTCAAGTGATGTAGCAAACTACAAAAAGGAGGAAAGTTCTATGGACATGGAAACCGTGATCTCGGAAGAGATTGAGGTTCAGACTCCCGAAATTTCCGAGGAGCCTGTCGTAGATACTGCCGAACCTGTTGTTGAGGAACCTACGTCCGAAGAGACCGAGGTTTCTGAAGATACCGAGAGTGTAGAAGCCAGCGAACCGGAGGCAGAGGCCGAAACTGAGGCTTCTGAGGAAGCCCCCACAGAGCCGGAGACTGAGGTCAGTGCGCTGACTGATCGTGACTTACACGAGAAAATCAGCATGACGCTTGCTAGAGATAAGCACATTGACGGACATGTTGCATTCCTGCTTCCAGAGGAGCATATTGCTCTTGTTCATGTATGGGATTGCAGTTATGGCGAGCTGGAGTTTATGCAGTTCTCCTACGCCGTGAACGGTGAAGAAGTCACTGTAGACGATGGTATCAAGGTACGGTTGGAGGCAACTCCTGTAGCGATGAGCCAGATGATCGCTGAAAAGAATGAGGCGCTTGTTGAGGCGAGTCAACGAATCAAAGGTCTGGAAGCAGAACTTACTGAGTTGCGTCCCTATAAAGAGGCTGCCGAAAAGGCTGAGGCTGAGAAGCTTGAGGCCGAGCGGCAGGTTAAGGTTTCCGCTCTGGCGCAATATGCGCTCAAGAGCGGTTTTGTCACATCCGAGGAGATTTCTGAGGATGGCGATATTAAGACCATGATTTCCGAGCTTAATGAGGTTGGTATTAAACAGCTGATTGCAGACCGGTTCATGGCATCTCTCCAGAACGAGAAGCCCGCTGAGGTCGAGGTATCCGAGACAAAGACGGAGCCAGAAACTGCGGAGCTGAATCTGGAAATCAGCGATGACGAGGATGTGTCCATCCTCTCCGCTTATATCAATAAAAGCTATTAAGAAAGGATGATTACGAATGCTTCGTGAATTTCGTGTAAATGGCGCGGACGCTCCCGCCGCTTACTTCAAGGCTGATGTCGAACTGAAGACCGGCATGGGCGTTGTGAAGGATTATGCTACTGGTCTGGCCAAGCTGCCTACCGCCGCTACTGCCGAGGGTATTTTCCTCGTCGCCAAGCAGCCTATCGCTACTGGCATTTATGCCGGAGCAGACCTGAGTGATTACTTTGAGGAGTACAACACCGTCCCCAAGGGTGATTGTGTTGTTCTGTATAGCTATCGTGATGACTCTGCTTTCGGCACTGATCAGTACGACGATACTGAGTTCACCACTTCCACTCTGACTTCCCCTGTGTATGTCGAGGTTGGCACCGATGGTAAGTGGACTACCGCCTCTGGCAATTCCAAATATCTTGCCACAAAGATTTATGACGATGCTGGCCACGCTCTGCTTCATATCGAAGTGGTTGAACCCGGTGCTGCCAGCACTGAGTCCTAATTGAATATTTAAGGAAAGGAGATCAAGACGTTATGAATACTGTCGAAATTGCCGAGATCCTGAACGGCGTGGATATGTATGAGCTGGCTTGCAAGACCAACGCTGGCTATGTGATGACTGATAACGAGAGCACGGCTGTTGCCGAGCTGGATCGTCAGTTTAAGAAGATCGGCGAAGAGGGTCATGATCCCAATCACGAGATCGCCGCTTTTATCCGTCGGACCATCAACGAGGAGATCGTGAATGCTCCCGATGAGCTGCTGGATCAGATCTTTGATCGCGGCTCCGTTGATGAGAACGATGACTACTTTGCTACCAAGAACCCAAAGAACACTCTGGTTGCTTATGAGGCGGCTAAGGGTGGCAACGTGGATCGCAGCTTCATTGACTTCACCGAGCTGAAGCCAACCTGGAAAAATCGTCAGGTTAACATTTATTTTTATAGCCTGCGTGTCGCGTGAGCGGCATGAGAAATTGACGCATTGAATTGCTGGAAATCCTTAAAGCCAACAGGACCACAACGTATGGATGAAAAATGCCAAAGCGTGATGGTGACGAAAGTAGAAAGAATCTGTTGGATGGTGCAAGGTTAAACCCTAAACACTGGAAAATAGGTAATCAGCAGCCAAGCTCCGAACAGGAGAAGGTTCAAC